TCTCATAATCGTGTAGAGACTGAACGGGTGATACCTAAGTTGAAATTATAAAGAATCAAGGTACGGAAAACCTTATTAAAACCAATGTTATTCATGATTCTTTATTACCTGCAGGAATTTCAATATGGTAAAGAGACTGAACGGGTGATACCTAAGTTGAAATTATACAAAGATAACACAGATAGGATTCGTAGTCCTATTGTTGGTACGAGAGTATGCAAATCACGTAAATTGTTTGTTATCTGAGTATTACTTGCAAGAATTTCAATATGGTAAAGAGACAGTCCAGACCACAACAAACAATTATACATAATAAGGTCGCAAGACGTGGTTGTACCCATTAAAAGGTAAGAAATGCTAAGTTGTTGCAACCTGGGGAAGCCCACATACGTATATGTGAACTTGAAGTAAATTCAACTTATTATTGAAATTGTTTGGCTATGGTAACATAGAGTGGTAAAAATTTGGTAAATTGTGAGTTCAGCCCTCTCTAAACCCATATATTATTTTATTTTTATTAACATGTATTTACCAAAACGAGAAAATTATTTTTAGGTATCTGATAAATATTTATTAAATATATTTGATGTAATTTCTAAATATCCTATAAAAAATATATTAGATTTAGGAAGTGGAAGAACATCAGTATTTTTTAATAAATATTGTTCATATGCAAATATTTACAGTATAGAAAATGATGATGCGTATATAAGCAAAGATTATAATATTTATAAAGTTGATGCAATAATAAATGAAGATGAGTCATATTATAATAATGATCAATTATTTAATATTATTGGTGATACAAAATTTGATCTTATAAGTATTGACGGTCCGATTGGATATGAAGTAAATCATCCAAGACAGAATATACTACAAATAATTGACAATAAATTGTTAAATGATGATTATTTTATATTTTTACATGATACTAAAAGGCCAGGTGAACAATGGCTTATTGATCAAATTTTTAAGTGTCTTGAAAATAATAACTATAATTTTAGATATAAGAATTTGAAAGTTGATCATGGTGCAATTTTAATATATAATGTAAATCATCAAAAAACAATATTATGTCCATGTTGTAACCATTCAATTTTAAAAGATAATTTATTATATACAGGTAATAATTCATCAATTTTAGATAAATATTATTTGATCGGTGCGGGTCCAAGAAAAACTAGTTGTCCGCATTGTGAATCAAATGATAGGTCAAGACTAATATATTTATATTTGAGATCTCTTGACTTTACTAATAAGAATGTTTTGTATGTTTCTCCAGAAAAGGAAATAGATATATCATTTGATAAAGCAAACTTATATGAACGTATATGTAATTTTTCTGAGTTATATGATAGTTATCGTAATAATGTAAAAAATGTAGATATATGTGATATGAGTTGTTATGATGACAATACTTTTGATTTTATTATATGTAATCATGTATTAGAACATATTATAGATGAAAATAAAGCATTGTCTGAATTACATAGGGTTTTAAAGAAAAATGGTATATTAATTATGCAAGTACCTTTGGCAATCGGATTAGAAGATACACTTCATAGAACTGATGAGATAAAGTTAGATAATCCTTCTCATAAAAGATTGTATGGAGATAATTACCAAATACATATAGAAAAATATGGATTCACATCTGAAAAAGTTTATTTAGCTGATAAGTTTAAAAACTATGGATTGAATCCATTAGAATATATAAATATATTTAAACCAATCTAAAGAGCAGGTGTCAAACTCCTGCGCCGGTAAAACGGATAGCATAGTAGAATGCGTTAGATTGGTTTTTGGGGCTTATTTGGTTTTGATTGTATATTAAAGTAATAAAATCATGCAGGAGAGTTGAATCCTTAAATTTGACAAACATATAATTGGCGAAACTACTTATCGCATGGCAGCGTAATCTTGTGTAAGACCGATTTTTATATCCTTGGCGCAGCCCGAGTAGAAAGCATATCTCGGGAACAGAAAGCTTTCAAAACTTTTTCTTACATGAATTCTTAAGTTAAAAAGAAACAATGATCCCAAAGTTGTTGCCAGACCTGAAAACTGGATAAGCATGTTAAATAGTTTTATTATGGATGTATATAAGACACGGGTTCGAATCCCGTAAGCTCCACTAAATGGCTCGATGATGGAATTGGTATACATGAAGCACTTAAACTGCTTTGGACATTATGTCCATGTGGGTTCAAGTCCCACTCGAGCTACTAACTTATATAACACGTTGTTCTAACTACATTCGGCACAAAATTAGTTAGTGACTTTTTCAATTTGTTTTTCAACACGAAGAAATAAATAACAAAGGCATGTATAATGCACAAGTATTAGGAAGAGTGACTACCGCTCTTCCATTTTTTGTATAAATACATCATTATAGTTGTTAAATTTGTAAGGAATTAAAATTTTGAATATATTTATATTCAACGCTTAAATATTTTATATTTTGACGAAATTCCACCTCTTAGATAAATTTATAAACCCAAAAAATTTGTAAAGTTATGACAAAGAGAGAAACAAATTTTAGAAGGTATTTTAAAATCACAGAAATACCTAATCTATAATGAATAGATTGAAAAAAGTTCTAATATCAATGATTGTTTATGCTGTCTGTCTCTCACCATCTGTCCAGCAGGATGATCGTTCGATATTTTCAAATTTTGTTATATCCAATACGGATAAGATTGTTTAATTTTTTAAATTTTAAATGAAAATGAGAAAATTGTTTTTTGCAATGGCTGCTATCGCAGCTTTAACAGTAATTAGCTGTAACAAATCAAAAACTCAACCGGCTGACGTTGAGAACGACACTACAGTAGTTGATTCTACAACCGTTGATTCTACAGTAGTTGATTCAGCAGTTGTTGCAGAAGTTGAATAATAATAACAACTTTTGAAAAAGTCTATTAGTACTATAACTAATGGTTAGTCCATCGTTTAATCGGATAAGACTTGGCTCAAAAGAGGAGTTCGACTCTCCTCTGGACTACTAATTTTTTATTTAAATGTTATTATGAGTAGAAGTATCAAAAAGTTTGCTATTATCAAGGATAAAGGCAATGAGTTCTATAACAGAACTATTAGAAGAAAGAATAAAGAGAAAATTAAAAAAGATACTAAACACATAAAAGATGTAGAAGAAATAGATTTATTAAATCCCAGAAAAATCATAAATGATTATGATATTATGGATTATAAATATATTGCTAATAATTCTCCTTTAAATAGAAAATGGAAAAACAAGAATGTACAAAAAGAATATAGGAAATGACTTTGAAAAAGTACGTTAAACCAATGTGTACTGAAGAAAACAGTACATTAGATTGTGTAATGAAGCAAGGTAGTTCAAGACCTGGAAATGGATATGGAGATGATAATCATGAACATCATGGGCCACATCCTGTAAAAGAAAGGAATCCCTTTGAACCCATTGATTCATTAAATATTTGGTAAGATTTATTTAACTTTAATTTTTTTTTATTATGGAGTATTTAATGGCAGGTTACGCAGCCTTAATGGTCATAGTAAGCGTAACATCGTTCTTAAAGGACTAATTTTAAAAAAAAGAAAAGGCAAGACTCAATACGGAGTCTTGTTATTTGGTAGGCAGGAGATTTTATTGTGGTTCGATTCCACAACTATCAACTATAAGCAGCAGGCATTTTTGTCTGCTGTTTTTTTTATTTTATAACTCTCTAAAAATTATATAATTATGTTAGATCAAAAAGAAATATTTAATAGAGCATACAATGAATGTATGACAGAAATGTATGCCAAAGCTCAACCTTCCGCTGATTGGAATCAAATATTAAAAGATTTCAAGGAAGGAAAGTATGACAAGAATACCAGAATATATGAAAGGTATTATCTCTCTCAAGAAGAATTTGCTTACATTCTAAATAAATATATAGTGGCTTATAATTTTAAAGAAAGATGGACAGATTATGTAGATACTGTAACATCTTGGTTTGAAAAAGGTGGATATAAGCCTAACTATAATAAAAATGTAGCAAGGTATAAAGAAATGAGTCCTGCAAAAGATATTATAGATAGACTTTGTAAAGACAAAGATTTATCTTATAAAATCTGGAATGTAATAATGTTCTATTTAGAATCCTGTAAGAATTTCTATAGATTTGATAGAACAGAAAGTGATTTTAGAATAGCTATATTCTTAGGTGCTTCTCCTTCTTCTAATAAAGAAGCTGTTAAAAAATGGTGGAAAGATAATAAAGGTATAGATATTGAAATAGAAGACAGGAATCCTTCATTACTTTGGGATAAAGATTATTATGGAGATGAATTTGAAGAAGTAATGAAAGAAGAATATGGAGAAAACTGGAGAGAAGAATGGAATAAAACTAAATGATTATGAAAAGAAAAATACAGCCTATACAATACGGTGCTTCTTGGGATTTAGGACAAGTTATAGGAATTGATAAAATAAGTATTACTTATACTCAATCTCCTGATACTAATTCCGATAGAGATGAAGATCAATATCTTACTATAGAAACTCAAATAGGAGGAAGTTTAGCTACATTAGAAGATGCCTCTAAAAAAGACTGTTTTTATTATAATATTTCTACTAAAAAATGGAGTATTGAAAAACCAGAAGAACTTAAAAATATTATAGAAGATTTTGAAAAGAGAATCTATATAAATCAAGAGGATCTTCCAGACCTTATAGAAAAAGAAAAAGAAAACGAAAAACATTGTCCTGTATGAAATTTTTAATGTTATATATTACTTTAGTTTTATATTTTATAAATTTATTTAGTAAAAATAAATACATATCTTATTTAATAATAGTCTTACTTATTTTAAATTTATTATTATGGATGTAAAAGAATTTAAAGATTTAATTTTTCATTCTAGAAAAAGAGATTATATTAACTGTTTATTTGGTTTACACCCAGATATATCTCAATGTGTTGTATTATTTCCTAATAATTATGGTATTAGTATAATAACTGGAGGATATGGAAATGAAGAAAATCCCTATGAATGTGCAGAAGTTAAACATAATCTTGATTTAAAGGAACCAGAAGATGGTTATGGTAAGGGATTTAAATTAACTTATGAAAATTATTCTGATGTAATAGGGTATTGTGATGAGAAAAAAGTAATGGAAATCTTAGAAGAAATAAGAAATAGAAATGGAAAATAGAATAGGGAATTTAGAATTTAGAAAGGCTACTTATTTATGTGAGGAGCCTGAACACCCCTCTTATCATATAGACTATTGGTATCCTAATGCAGATTATGGAACTGAAAAAGAATATAATATAGATGAAACAGGAGAATGGTATTATAAAGAGGACTTCTCTTGTAGAAAACATAAATCTTGTTTTAAATATCCAGAATCCTGTTTCGCTATAGCATCATTCGATTATGATAAGCATGAAGATTTCTATGAATTGCATTTTATAGGAGATAGACCTAAATGTCTCAGTGAAAAAGAAAAAGAAATATTTTGGGAATTGTTTTTATATGGTAATGAAGCATTAAATAATTCATATGAATAAAGAACCAGATTTTGAAGAACAGTTTGAATCAATGGATTCTTACAATAACTGGATAATATGTCCAAAGGGCAATTATCCTTGGAACAAATATATGGGAGGAACGCCTGATTTGCATTGGGGTGTTCCTAATAATGGTGATAAGAATACTTCATTCATAAGACTAGACTGTGTACATCATCCAGAGGATGGTTATGTTACTTCAGGTATAAAATCCAAACAGACATTTGGTGATGGTAAAATAGAAATAAGAGCTAGATTTAAAGGCGGTAATTCTTCTTGGCCTGCTATATGGCTAAAGAACTATAAATCTGATAAGTACTATGAGATAGATTTATGCGAATACTTTGAAAGAAGACCTTGGTGTAAGACAGGTATATTTATGCCTAAACACCTTAAAAAGGGATTAAAAAGATTATTTAGACCAAAAGCACACCCTTTTATAAAACGAAATGATTGGAATACTTTTACTTGTGAGTGGGATGAAAATGTCATATTTATCTATGTAAATGACAAATTAGTATTGGACTATTGGAATACAGAAGTAAATTCTGATAGATACCCACAAACTCCTGAAGACAGACAGTTTAGTCTTATACTATCTATGCAATATGATCATTCTTGGTGTTTGCCAAAATGCAAAAAACAACTTCCTCTTTATATGGATATTGATTATGTTAAATATTGGAAAAAAGACATTAACAGTGTATTGTAACCAATAGGAACTCTACACTATTTAGAAAAGTCAATATAAGGGAAAAAGGGTTTATAGTACCAATCTTCAAACCAGAAACCCTGAGGCATTTAAGCCAACAGACCATTGGGTAATTCCATAGGAGTGCTGTTAGGGAGATTATTGACTTTAATCATTTTGATAAATAATTATTTAATAATATTAATTATGGAAAGGCAAGAACAAATTGAACAAGAAGAGCCCTACACTAAAATCCCGATGCCTGAACCATACTTGGAAAATATGTATAAGTCATTGACTGAATATCCTAAAAAACGTCTTGTTGATATTGATAAAGTTTGTGAATGGCTTGAAGAGCATCTATATGACTATTGGAGCCAGAAGATTACTGACCCTACAGAGTTTATTAACGAATTAAAAAATGAATTATGGAACAGTACATTAACAAGGCCAAAGTAATAGCAGAGATAGAGAGAATTAAAAGGGAAGAGAAATGAAAGTAGGAAGAGATTATTCGTGGTGGGTAAGTTATTCATGGATTTATGAATGGCTTGAAGAAGAGAGTGGCGAATGGATTTCAGATAGAGATTTTGAAGCAGAGCGGTTTTACTGCAACAAAAAGGACATAAAGAGAGAAGTAGAGAAAAAAGCGGTTGAATCAATGAATGGCTTAAAATATCGTAACCTTATAGTGACTATCAACGATTGTTATAAAACTACAATAGCAGAAATTTAACATGAAAACAAACGAAGCACCAGAAAAGATTTATTTATATCCAAGTGATAGAACAGGTGGAGGATATGAGGATGAATGGGGTGATATACCTTGGGGTGATAGTGTTGAATATGTTCGCACTGATGCCTTTATTGAAAAGGTTTGTGAATTTTTGAAATCTTATCGTCAAGATACCATTGATGGAACTGGTTATATTGCAGGTATTGTTAACGATAAAACTATTGAAGATTTAAAAAACTATATGAAAGGAGAATAAGCTATGACACAAGAAGAAAGACAAAAAGAAAAGGAACTATTATTAAATGTACTTAATGATGGATTACCTTACGGACTACAATTAAAAATTACAGATATCGATGATTTCACCTTTAACGGAGAGTTACGTGTATTATCTAAGAATTGGTGTAGGGTAAATATCGCTGACCCAGTTAAAAGAGCAAAAGTGAAAAATTTAACGATACCATTAAACTATATTTATATTAAACCATACCTCCGCCCACTGTCAAGTATGACAGAGGAAGAAATTGCAGAGCTTAAATGGTTAAATGAAAAATGTGATGCTATGCCAACCTTTGAGTATGTGCCTGTTGAAAATTACAGAATATATGATTGGATGAATAGACATCATTTAGACTATCGTGGTTTGATTGAAAAAGGACTTGCGATTAAGGTAACAGTAGAAAACAGTCCATATAAAAATTAAAATCATGAATAAGACTTGTACAAATATTAAACAGAGTAAGAAGTTGACAGAGATACTGCCACTTTCAAGTGCTGATATGTTTTGGTACAGAGATGCGGTAACAACAGAGGCGAATCCCCGAATAATGAATTATATGCAAATACCAGAACTACAAAGTATGTACTATTCTCCTTGTTGGAGTCTTGCAGCATTGCTCAGAGAATTGCCTGATACAATGCTTGGCAAAGATAAAGATGGGTATGTTGTGATGGTGGAAACAATGGGGAGCGGGCTAACAACATTTGCATCGAACCCTATAGATGCTTGTTATGAGATGATTGTTAAATTACATGAACAAAAAAATGAATAATTATGGAAAGAAATTTATTTTTAGATGTACGTTATGATGAAAATTGCCCGCATTGCAATAAAGATGTCTTTAAGCATATATGGAAAGCCGATAATATTCTATCTATTTCCGATATATTTGAAGAATTTGATGTAGATGGTTTCGCCACTTGTAGATATGCATTTTATAAATGTCCTTATTGCAATCGAGATTTTTTTATAAAAGTGCGAAATACAGATACTATTGTAAAAGAGTATAAACGATTGAAAACTGATTAAATTATTGTCAAACTTAAAATAATAAATAATAATTATGACACAGGAAGAAAAAGAACTATTGTTCAAAGACCTATGTGGAAGAACTAAAAAAGTTAGAAAAGTAAATTGAATAATATTGAATTTCTTACATTTTTCTATAATGAAATTTTAAAATATTTTGTTTCAAGTTTTTCAATAAAAAATTGAAATATTTCATAATATTTCTATATTATATTTGTAATTAAAAAATAAACAAATATGAATTGTGTAGTAATTATTGATGAACGAACAAGTCTGCCTACTTGTATTATAAAAGGTAGAAAATCACTCTCTGATGAGACATTAAAAAATTGTGCAAAGCAATGGATGAATGAACATGATAATTGTTATTGGTCTAATTATCGTTATTTAATAATGAATGTGGATGATGCACCAAAATTAAAAAATGTGTATATAATTAAATAATATGGTGATTTCAAATATTATTTGTAACTTTGCATTGTCAAATTAAAAAAACAGATTTATATTATGAATAAAATTTGTACATCAAAAGAACAATCTAAGAAACTCATAGAGTTAGGTATAGAACAGCCTAAGAAACTCATAGAGTTAGGGATTGATGACAATACTATGGATTTAAAATATGACATAGCAGATTGTGCAGCCTATATATGGCAATTGGAGAATGATATTATATGTACAGACAACAAGTCACTTAAGCCATTCTGTGCTGATATGGCAATGAAGAGAATCTTTCTGTATGACCTTTGTCCGTTTGGGTTCGGTAAAGATTATAGAGAACGCACATTACAAGAACTTGAAGAACATATCAACAACGGAAGATGTACAGAGTTTTCCAAAGTAAATTATGAAAAACTGAAAAAGAAGAAATTATGACTTATTCAAGGAACTTGATGATAAAAGATATGGTGGCTTCACAACTGCACTTGACAAAGGAGGTTATCTTACACTGATAAAAGAAGGATACAAGGACTTTTCAATCTTCATACATGAGTTATTTCATGTAGCCAATCTCATCTTGTTTGATAGGGAGGTAGAGTATAGCAGAACTTTTGAACCACTTGCTTATTTATTGGGGTGGATAGCACAGCAGTATGCTGATTATGTTCTTTGGAAGCCAAATAAAGACCAATTGATAGCATTACAAGCAGCAAATAGTGGATGCAGTTATGATACTTCTATACTTACATCGTTATTGGATGACCTTAAAGCTATAACCATATGATATTTTATCACGGAACAACAAAAACTAATTGGTATAAAATACAAAAGGAGGGCATGCTGTTTGGAAGAGATAGGTATATGCCAGAAAGAAGACTAACATACTTAGCTATTGATTATAAAGAGGCTTTTTGTTATGGTGATATAGTATTGCAAGTAGAATATGACCCAACTACTCATCCTAATATGAACAACTATGTAGATGGTTGTTGGCAATTTAGGGTGTATGAACCAATACCAATCGAAAACATAAAAATAATGGAGGAATGAATTATGAAAGATTACGAAAAACTTTACAAAGAAGCTCTTGATAGAGCAAGAGCCTTAAATGAAGGCAGAACCACTGGTGCATTTGGTGAAACAGTATGTGAATTTATTTTCCCTGAACTCAAAAAATCAGAAGATGAAAAGATAAAAAATGAAATTAAAGCGGTTCTTGCAAATACTGATTTATCACAATTTGTATTAAATTATACTTTTCATGATATGGTTGAATGGCTTAATAAGCAAGGAGAATACGCTAATTTTAGAAATAAAATACAAATAGACGATGAAGTTACAAGAAATAAAGACGGTGCTCTTGTTAATTTGTCTCAACTGAAAAGAACTGCCAAGAAAGATGAGCAGAAGCCCACTTGGAACGAGGAAGATGAAAGAAATCTTGATGGGATAATAGCTGAGATTAAGGCAAATAAAAATAATGCCCCAGATTATGATCTTGCGACTTATGATAGCTTTCTTTCTTGGCTCAAATCTCTCAAAAACAAAGTAATGGAGAAATAATTATGGAATTATACATTTGGTTTTTACATATATTATTAGCAGCCATTTCAGTTATAGCAGCATTGCATGGGAAGTATGATGATGCAACCTATTTGCTGGTGTTGTCCGTATGGATACATCAATATCTTAAAGATAATTAAAGGGATAAGTTATGATTGAAGAAAGATACTGCTCTCGTGAGTTAAGCAAACTATTAAAAGAAAAAGGTTTTGATGAACCTTGTCTATGTGCTTGGCTGCTGGGTGATGATATGACTTATAGATTTCAAAGTTCTATTTATCATAATTGTTTAGAAGATAATGAATATCTTTGTCCTACTCATCAAATGGCTTGTGACTGGTTAAGGGATAAAGGCTATCATATTGAGATATTTACCAATGCAAGTGGCTATAGGTTTATCATAAGTAAGATACCGCCCAATGGCACAGACTTGGTATGTGATGATATTGAAGGCAATAATGATGGCGGTGCTTGGGATAATTATGGTGAATGTATAGAAGATGCTATTAAGTATTGTTTAATGAAAATAATTTGATTATGAATACTGAATACGAAAACATTATCAAACAAGTAGTTAGTGCTACTTTTTGTAATAGACTTACTGAAGAAGAAGCTTGTGAAATACTTTGTAGTCTGTATAGAATTGCATCTTCGCAGAATGTATGTATATATCCAAATACTCCTCAACTTCTCCAACAATATTATACTAATACATTTAAACATAAAAATGATTGAATTATGACACCAGAAGAGAAAGAATTATTGAAAGATCTCAGTGCAAGGCAAATTTATAGGGTAAAAATACTATGTGAAGGATGGGATAGTGACCATGGCTGTGAATTTAATACTGTTGAAGAACTTGTTGGAATAGATGATAGATTTATCTACACTTTATGGAGAGGTGAAAGAGATAAGCATAGTATTCAAGAACCTTGTAGTATTATAGATTATAAACCTTATCTCCGTTCAATGTCTTCAATGACAGAAGAAGAAATTGATGAATTTACACAATTTGATGTATATGCTGATGGTGAATATGTAATACCTAATTATAAGGCAATTGATTGGCTTAACAAGAATATGTTTGATTATCGAGGACTTATTCCTAAAGGTCTTGCAATTGAAGTTAATGAGAGTAATAATCCTTATAAAATTAAAGTTATGAAAGGTTACACAGATATAGAACAATCTAAAAAGTTGGCAAGGCCTGTTTATACTTGTGATATTTGTCCACATAAAGGCAATCTTATGTGTTGTCATAATTGCCCTAATTACTAAAAACATTAAAATTATGAGGCAAAAAGATAAAAAATCAAAACATTTATTCAAAATATCATGGTGTTTTCATAACTATATTCCTGAGAAAAAGATATATAAGAATTATACAATAAGCAATGATGACTTTGGATAAATTATGACAAGTCAATTTACTATATTTAAATGTACTAAATGTGGAAAAATTAAGAAAAAATTAACAAAGGTATTTAAAAGTTCAGAAAAGAATTTGTTATGAATAAGATTTGTACAAATGTAGAACAATCCAAGAAACTAATGGAACTTGGATTAAATACATATACCGCGGATATGTGTTGGCTTCGTTATAAGGTTAATGATAAATGGAAAGAAGAATGCACAGTGATTGACGGAACTCTTGATGAAGATGATGTATATGCATGGAGTCTTTCCGCTTTGCTTGAGTTAATGCCCCCGTATTTATTTAAATTTGAAAGAGGAATTGATTTAAATATTTATCCTGACCTTAATGGTAAAGGATGGCATTGTAGTTATATGGCAAATTGTATTGAGAATATGAAAACAGATAAGTTTAAATTGGTAACAAGTGGAGATAGTCTTGTTGATGCTTGCTATGAAATGATTATTAAACTAAAAAAAGTAAACTTATTATAATTATGGACTACGAACAACTTTACAAAGATGCTCTTAAAAGAGCAAGAAAATATAAAGAGAAGGGATATATGATGATTAATGCTGTTCTTGATAATATATTTCCAGAACTCAAAGAACCAGAGGATGAATTAACGTGGTTAACAAAGTATATTGAAGAAGAAGCGTATAACCTTTCTATTGATATTCGTGATGATGAAGACCGTATAAAACTCAAGAAATTGCAAAAGGCATTTGTTTGGCTTGAAAAACAAGCATCAAAAACAAAGTGGAGTGAGGAAGATGATTATAATGTTCAATGTTATATTGCCAAGGCTGAAAGAGATATTGCAAATGGTTGTCATGGAAGAAACAAAGAACTAATTGAATGGCTCAAATCCCTCAAAGACAGAGTACAACTACAGTCACATCCTACTGAATGGAATGAAGATGATGAGAGGATAAGGAAAGGACTTATTGAAAATTTTAAATGGTTTTGTGGCGATTTTTATGAAACAACTAAATGGGGTAAAGATGATGATATGCTTGTTAGAGATATAATCACTTGGCTTGAAAAGCAAGGTAAACGTATTGCTGATTGTCCTCAAAATCATCAAGACAGTAGTAGACCAAATGGAGCCATTGTGTTAGAAGATTTTAATGGTGGAGAAGGTCATTATAAAGTTCACCTTGATTATCTTAATAAGGAGCAAGTAGAAGAAATTGAGAATATTGTTGATGGATGGAATAAGATTGAACCAAGGTTCAAGGTTGGTGATTGAATTATGAAAAGTTATACAGATATAGAACAATCCCAAAAGTTGGCAGAGATACTGCCAATTGAAAGTGCTGATATGTATTATTATAATAGAACTGATATTAAGTATCAAGGTGCTTTACCTATTGAATATAAGCATGGAAATCCTTTGCTGTCACAAGAAATTCCTTGTTGGAGTCTTGCGGTATTGCTTGATATATTACCAAATAATGACCACATTAGTACAACTATATCAAGAGGTGGATGGACAATAGGGCCTACAAAATATGTTAATACATGGTGGTGCGAATATGAGGATGAAGAAAATGATAAAGTAATTACAACATCAGCAGACAATCCAATTGATGCTTGCTATGAAATGATTGTTAAACTTAAAGAACTAAAACTATTGTAATTATGGACTACGAAGAACAATATAGAGAAGCTCTTGATAGAGCAAAGAGATTGTATGAGAAAGGTACAATCACTGAAAGTATTGGTTATATCTTTCCAGAACTTAAAGAATCGGAAGATGAGAAATTCAGGAACAACTGTATTCATTTTCTTGAATTACAGAAATCACATCATGCAAGTACGATTGAAATTGACAAGTGTATTAATTGGCTTGAAACTCTTAATGAAAATCGATTTGTATATGTTGTTACCCGTTGTGAGGAACATTCCGATTATGTGGAAGCGGTTTTTCTTAATAAAGAAAAGGCCGAGGCTTATTGTGAGCAATTTAATAAAAATGAAGAATGTTATCGTCGCCATATAACTAAAGCAAAAATTGATTAACAAAAATTATTGTAATTATGGAAATAATTGGAATTATATTACTTATTGCAATAAATATTATATTGACTTATATTTTCAAATTTATTACTGGCAGTTGGGCTTCTGCACTTTTTAGTTCAGCAATGATACTAATAGTTGTAATGTTATCAATGGCATCACTTGCAAAAAATAAATATTATAAAGAAGGAGTTAAAGAATATCTTCAACATCCTGAAAGATATAGTATTAAAGTTATATATGAAGATAGTATTCCTGTAGATACTATTGTTGAACTTAAATAACTAAATAATTATGGAACAAAAACAAGTAAAAATTGTGCCACCTGAAGGCTATGAGGTGGATAAAGAAAATAGCACTTTTGAGTGCATTAAATTTAAGCCTATTACCTCTAAAAGGTGGAGAGATGGCAATCCTGTTGTAAAAGGATGGTATGCTGCAGGTAATATAGTAAAGTCTTTTAATCTGAGTGGGACAAACCCATTAAAATGGAAAGATGATAATTTTGATGTGTTTGCCACTGAAAAACAAGCCAAATCATCACTTGCTATGGCTCAAATTAGTCAGATAATGACTAATGACGAGAGATTTGGCGGTGCTATTACTGATGAAGAGTGGGATAATACAGACATTATGAAGTATGGAATACAACGAGTAAATAATAGAATAGATTACTCTTATTTTAATCAGACTTACTATTTTCTTTCTTTTCATACACAAGAACAAAGAGAGTTGTTTCTTAAAGAAAATGAAGATTTGGTAAAAGCTTATTTAATGCTTGATTAATTATGACAAAAGAAGATTATATGTATCTGCCTAAAGAAAGATTGGCAGAATTATTAGCAGCAAGGGATGAAATAGAAGAAGGGAACATACGTTTAATCCCTACAAGTCAAGTTACACTCCCTTGTTATGCTCCTGATGGTATTTGTACTAATCCTCAAAGGGATTGTATAAATTGTCCAAAGACTTTTTTTGGTAATGGGAATACAACTACTACAACAACTATTAATTCATGTACGAAAAATTAAGAACTAATAAAGATGGCGTTCCAAAGGATTTTCGTAAATCTTTTGAAAAGGCTCTTGCAGAGGCTTGGAAAGATTATAATAACAGTGGAGCATGGTTGGTTGACGCCTTCGAGGATAATGAAATGGAACTTGCTTTTGCTAAGGGATTTTTAGAGGGTTGTATTAATACTGAAAAGAAAGTCATTGACAAAGTATGTAAATTTACTAAAGCCAATGTAAGAGAATATCATAAAAGTGGTGTTTTTCATGTTGGTGAGTTTATAACAGATTTAAAAAGTAAGATATTATGAGCTATGAACAAAAATATGAACTTATAGAAAGTGATTTACCGAATCTGTATCGCATAAAAGCATTAAAAAATTTCAATGATGTAAGAAAAGGTAATATAGGCGGTTATGTGGAAAACGAAAACAACCTTGCACAAGAGGGTAATTGTTGGATTTATGATAATGCACAAGTTCGTGATGATGCAAGAGTTTATGGCAATGCACAAGTTTATGATAATGCACGAGTTTGTAATAATGCAGAAATTTATGATAATGCAGAAGTTTATGGCGATGCGTGGGTTTATGAAAAGGCACAAATTTATGGAAACGCATGGGTTTTTGAAAAGGCACAAGTTTGTACTAATGCACGAATCTATGATAATGCATTAGTTCATGGTAATACAATAGTTTTAGGCAGTGCACGAGTTTATGGCGAGGTAGAAATTTTTGGTAACGCATGGATTTGTAATGATGCAGAAGTTAAAACTGACGAAGATTATATTGTTTTCAAAAATTGGTGGAGTAGTGGCAGGTATTTTACATGGACAAGAAGTAATGATAAATGGATAGTTGGATGTTTCTTTGGAAGTGGTCAAGAATTAATCAAAAAAGCTTATGCCGATTCTGAAAAAAGTGGCCGAGAATATGAGAGAATAGTTAGATATGTTGAAGAGATTAAAAATAGTGAATTATGAATTACGAAGAAAAATACAAAACGGCTCTTGAAAGAGCAAAGAAAGAATTGCTATCATGTGGTTCTACTGATTGTGATGCAGCAAAACAAATCTATAGATTTTTCCCAGAATTAAAAGAATCAGATGATGGGAGGATAAGGAATCAAATTATTGACTTTATTGAAAAATATGGAAATCCTACTTATTATGAATGGCAAAAAGATTGGATTGCATGGCTTGAAAAGCAAGTTATATCACAAGAGAGAACTGGTATTGAATGGCTAAATGCAATAGATGATGCTTGCGATAAACGGTATTCAGAAGAATATGCCGAAGGTGAATACTGTCATGAACAATCCTTCAAATGGGGATTTCAAGAGGGTGTAGAATGGCTTGAAAGACAAGGTGAACAAAAGCCTAAATTTAGAATTGGTGATGTAATCAAGGAAAAAAGTACAGGTGATATTGTTACTATTAGCGAGGTAGACTTAAAGAATAGGGAATATAGGTTAAGTAATACAGGTTTTATTCCGTTCAAATATGAGTATTTATGGGAATTAGCAGAGCAAAATACTGTTGATAAGCCTGAGCAAAATTTCCATAAAGGTGAGGGTGAGAGGATAAGGAAAGGTATTATTCGCAACCTTGAATATTTAATGGATAAATCAGAAGGGTTTGTTAAAGATGAACTCAGTGAAAGAATTGCTTGGCTTGAAAGACAAGGTGAGCAAAAGTCTGCTAAGAACATTGTTGAAACATGGAAAGATATGCGTTTAGAGGTATATCAGCAGGCAAGTGGTAACAGACATGAGCCTAATTATTCTGATGATACTACAAAAATGTTTTCTCTTAATGATATTGATGAAATAATTGAAAAACTAATAATGAATAAATGAAAAAGTTTATTATATTAATATTACCATTTATTATTCTATTACTCATCCTCTTATTAATAACTTCTGGAATAGAGGGATTGATAGTATTTTTATCACTCATTGCATTTTTTGCCTTAGTTGGTTTCCTATTTTCTTGGTGGATTAAATTTGTAGATAAACATATAAAAGATTGAATTATGAAACTGATAGACAAATCTGAAGTAGTTACGAGAATAAAAAGATTAAGAGAAAGAGCATTTGACCTATATGGTTATTCTCAATTTGATACGGCATATTATAATGTTCTTAAAATAATTGATTCTCTTGAAATGAAAGAGATAGACTTGGAGGAAGAATTTGGTAGGAAATATTCACACAAGAAAGGAGGTGAGGGATGAAAAGTTATACTGATATAGAGCAATCCAAAGAGTTAGCAAAGATACTGCCTATTGAAACTGCGGATATGGGATGGAATGTCTTTGTTGACAACTCGACAAGATGCTTACCTATTTACGATTGGGACTTGACTAAAAATGGTGAAGGAAGTGTTGAGTTTATTCCTTGTTGGAGTCTTGCAGCATTGCTTGAATTATTGCCTAAATATATTGAAAAAGATGGACAACTAACTTTTCTTGACATATATGCAACACATAATTATGGTTGGGTTATTGAATATTCAAATAATATAGAAGATTTTGTTGAATATAGTTTTAATGGTCACATTCTGATAGATGTATGTTACGAAATGATTGTTAACCTTAAAGAACAAAAACTATTGTAATTATGTGGGTTAAAGTAGATTATTCAATAGAAGCCAAGAAAAATTCTCGTCCTAACATGGCAGGAATGTGGGCTATTTATACAAAGGCACATTGGTGGGATAAGTGGGTTGAAAGACAAACTTATGCTGATGTAAATTGGGCAACAAAGGATGCTCAGAAATTGGTGGAATATCCAAAGTATTATTATAAATGGAAATAATTATGGCAAAGTATAGAATAGTTCACAAATATCCATGTTATGCAAATAGTGGCTGTATTCCTCATGACGGCTACTTTGTTCAGAAACTTGAAAAAGGGTTCTTTACTGACAAATGGGTTGACATTAAAGGATTTGGAGACAAGGAAAGAGCAGAAGAATTATTGAAAATATTAAAAGGGAAGTAATAACAACATAAGATGGTAACAAGTATTGAAGAAAATCTCCCGCATAAAGTTTCTGAGGTTATATGTATTGACTGTAAGTATCGTTGGGTTGCAGTAAGACCTACTGCCACTCTACTCAAAGAACTTGAATGTCCTCAATGTAGACAACAAGGATATGTAATTGAAACTGGTGAAATTATAAATGATTAAGTTAAAATATTATGGAATCATACGAGAAGAAATACAAAAATGCTCTTGAATGGGCAAGACAAGTAATGAGCGGAAAAATAGGATTTATACGGAAAGATGTAGAAGAGGTATTCCCCGAACTTAAAGAGTCAGATGATGAAAAGATAAGGAAAGAAATCATTTCCGCACTTAAGTTTGCTAATCATAAAGGTGTATATGATAAACATATTGCTTGGCTTGAAAAGCAAGGTGAAACTTTTACCAAAAGTGATGTTGCTGCTGCTTATTTTAAAGGTATAAGTAACGCTAAAAAAGAAATGGAAAAGCAATATGAAGCAAACTATCAAATAAGAAAAGATATTGCAACTTTCATTTTTAACTATAGGGGTGATATTAAAGATAGGGCTAAATGGATGGACTATCTTGGTATTACGCTTTCCCTTGTTGAAAAGCAAGGTGAGAAGCCACAGTGTAAATCTGCACTTGAGACAATACAAGAGAAAGAAGTTGACAATAGTAATAAGGTTGAACCAAAGTTTAAGGTTAAATATGCTGGTAATGAGTATAATGTGATTGAGGAAAAAGACATTGATGGTGTAACATTCTATGGAATAGAAGATGAGCCAAATCACATTGACTATGTCAAAGCAGATAGTTGTGAAATAATTAATGCTGAACCAAAATTTAAGGTTGGTGATTGGATTACTCTTTATGGTGGTAAGCCATTTAAAATAGTAAAAATTGAGCCAGAAAGATATGGAGTTTTAGATTATCTTTTATTAGATCAAAATGGACATGATTCTTACTATAATAAGAAATATATTGATAAAAATGCAAGATTGTGTACTCAAGAGGATTTTGCATCAAAGGTTGAACCAAAGTTTCATGAAGGAGATTGGATTGTTGGAGCAAATAATATATGTAAAATAATTTCATTAAATGATGATTTAAATTGTTACATAGCGCTTACTATTAACAATGAAGAAATAAAAATACCTTATTATTTTGACGATGAACAAGGTCATATGTGTTCTTATCACCTTTGGTCAATAAATGACGCAAAGGATGGCGATGTGCTTGTAACCGCTCATGACAAACCATTTATTTATAATGGAATTCATAACCGTTTTTATATAGGTTCTTATTGTGGCATATCAGCAGGATATAGGTTTAATGTTGCAAGTGGTTGGGTAGTAAACGTAAATATTCATCCTGCCACTAAAGAACAGCGTGATACTTTGATGAAAGCAATGGCTGATGCTGGATATACCTTTGGCTTTGAAAAGAAAGAACTAAAGAAGATTAAGCATAATCCTGCATGGAGTGAAGAGAATGAATGTTATATGACAGAGTGTATAAATGCTATTGCTACAAAGAATAGTTGGTCATTTGAAGAGAAAAGAAAAACAAAGCATTGGCTAAAGTCTCTAAAAGAAAGAATTATTTAAAATTATCTAATTGAAATTTTCCTATTATGACTAAAGCAGAATTAAATGCACATTGGACATTACCTGATGAAACTCTTGAAGATGGTTATGCTATATCTCATAAAAGAGAACGAGAAGCCTTCATAAAAGGTTGGCATAAAGCATTTGAAACATATTGTGAATGGTTGAAAGATAATATGTACAATGATGAAGTATGGGGCGTTGTTGTGAGTAACAAATATCATAGTGTTGAAGAATTTATTGATGACTTTAGAAAAAGCGATGAAGAATGATTAAATATAAAGACCGCCGCAAGTTCGAATCTTGCAAGAACCAGTCTACGTGTTAGAAAACAGGCTCTTTCCCACGACGGAGGTAGGCGGTCCTTTTAATTTTGTATAGTATGAAAAAGTATATAGTTAGATTTACCACAAAGAGTGGTGATTATGATAAAGAATGGTGCTATGCCAATTCAGAGAAAGAGGCAGAAGAAAACATTAAAAGAGAGCACTGGAATATTAAGTCTATAGACATGGTAATAGAAAGTAAATAAAATGAAAATAATAAGTAAATATAAGGATTTTTATGATTATATTGTACAAGATCATGATGCGGATATAACTTATATTCGTAATATGAATATTGTAGATATATCAATAAATAATTATTTAAAAGACGTTCCGGGATTTAATAAATATAATAGTTCAATATATTTTAGAAGTAATTATTATAGAACTGGTAGAGTTGATGTTGCTAATTATATATTCGGTATATATCCTTATATTTATTCTCAACCGGTTATACGAATTTTAAAAGATGATTATGATTTTGAATATATAATACTTGATAAAGAAATAGTTGATAATTTATTGAGTGATGATAAAAATATATCAAAACATACATTACAAGATATTAAAACTAAATGTCAATATATTGTAGATCGAAATAATATTAATAAAAATCCAATTTTTTATGTAAATAAATATGAATCATTTGAAAAGGATTTAAAAAATGATATAAAAAAGAATATATTTAAAATAGAAAATAAAGATATATTCACTAAATTAAATTCGCCTGTATTTGTATATTATCATTCTGAGTTATTTGATGATTCAGTTTATGCAGAACAAATAAATCATAAAAGTTATAAAAATGGAGTATCTAATCCTGTTTATTGTATAACTGATATATCATTTCAAAAATTAAAAATGAATATATTAAAATACTGGTGGACTGAATTAAATGATTTAAATACCTATATTAATATTGAGAATTTTTTGTGGTCAATAAAACAAGAGCCAGAAAGTGTTCCAGATAATAAAACAAAGATAATATCACATGGTTTTGACTTAAAAGAATCATTTAGAAATATTAAATAATTAATTGCGTATGACTGAAAAAGAGTATTTAGAAGTAAATCCTAACGTTAAGTTTTTGGGAGTTATAAAAATTGGAAAAGGCCCAAACGAGTTCTATACTGATAAAGAAAAATATGAAGAAAGAAGACATAAAGCATGGGACTCTGGACATGATTTATATTGTAACATACTTAAAGATAATCAATAATTATGGGATGGGAAACTAATGTACCTACAATGTTAAGTTTTTATAAGGAAACTTATGATAAACAATACAAAGTAGAGGATGCTATAGATTATAATAAAGATTATACTAATAAGTTAAAAAGAGAATTATTTGCTATGTGCATAGGTAATCTAAAAGATTTTATAAGTGAAGATTATCCTGATATTAATTCTCTCTTAGAAAGAATAGATGAAATATTATCCGAATTAGAAGCTAATTTTATAGAAATGTATAAGCTTCATAAATTAAAAGATAATTTTAACTGTGTTAGTGGAGATTATGTTAAAAATCCAAATTATAAAAGTAATATAAAAGAATGGGCAAAAGAAAACATTCTTCCTATTATAGAATACAATGAAGAAAATGAAAATACTTAAATTTTTACTATCGATTCCTCAAGATAAATTGCTTCATTTTTTAGGAGGTTTATTAATATTTGACATAGCAAGCATTTTTGTTCATTGGGGAATTGCAATGATTATTGTATTTCTTTTATCTGTTATAAAGGAATTTTATGATAAGATAAAAGGAGGTAAAACAGACATATTTGATATTATAGCAGGAATGCTTGGAGCTGTAACTATGTTTATAATAAACTTATTAGAAACTTTATGCTAGAAATAAAATTATTTAATAGGGATGGAGCCAAATTAAAACTATCAGAAGTAGAAGAAAATACATGGAAATTTACAGTAGATAAAGAACATAAATATGTATTAGAAAATATAAGAGTTATTTCTGATAAAGAAGGAGAAATAATTGCAGTAGATCCTTCTGGAGGTCCTTATTTATCTAGAGGGCAAAGAATAAGTTCTGAATATGTTATTAATAATATTATAAACGATAATGAAATATTAATTAAAACAAGAAAAGAAAGATTATGAAAGCTCATTTATCTGATTTAGAAAGGGAGTTATGGTTAAGGCTCCGTGACTCTAATCAAATAGTATGGACAACTAAACAAGGGAAAGAAATCTCCATAAAAGAAATGGAAACTTCTCATTTAATTAACTGTATTAATATGATTAATAACTATGAGGATGCAATGGACCATATAGGGGATTTTGATCCTTTAGAACTTTATGATTAAATATGAAAGAAGCAGATTCATATAGAAGAGATTTAAATAAAATTATAGGATATATGGATTTATCCAGAAAAGCAATAATAAGGATATTATCAGAAGAAGAAATTTATAATGAGGATAAATACAAATTAGATAGTGTTCTTATCAATATAGTTACCGCAATTTCAGATTTAAAAAGTATATAATAATATGAAATGGGTAGCTTATACGGATGGAAGTTGTAGAACATCAACTAAAGAAGGAGGATTAGGAGTAGTAATTTTGAAAGATGAAGAAATAGTTAAAATGTATGCAAAACAGTATAAAGATGTTACTAATCAAAAGATGGAATTAGGAGCTATTATTATTGCATTATCTATTATATCAAATTTGGCAAAAGAAGATGATGAAATAGAAATAGTTAGCGATAGTGCTTATGCTTTAGGTTGTGCTCAACATCCAGAATGGAAAGTAAATAAAAATCATTTATTAAGATATAGATTAAATGATACTATATCCTCCATTAAAATCCCTATTAAGTTTACTTGGGTAAAAGGCCATAATGGAAATAAATATAATGAAATGGCTGATGGATTGGCTTGTGGAAACATTATAGTTTAATTAATTTATATTAAATTTTGGTTTTTTAGTAATTAATAATATAATTATTGTATAAAAGTTATGAAAATATTTGACACTAATAAAACAGAAATAAAAACCATTTATAATGGAAATGTAATTATAAAAATAATAAAAGAACCTATACATTATCTACATTTCAAATTTGATGATGTGTATTATAAATTCGATCATTTCTTATATGCTAAAGGAATTGCTAAATGTGATCCTAATGATGAGTATGACCTGGAAAAGGGAGAAAGAATCGCTTTAAAAAGAGCTTATATTAAAATAGAAGAAAAGAGATTGAAAATCCTAAATAAAATAAAAGAAGCTATAGAAAATAAATATAGCAAATGTTACGATTATATAAATAAAAGTAAAAATTCTATTTATAATAATGGCAAACAATTAGAAGAACTTACTAAATGAATAAAAAAGAATGTATTGGATTATTAAACTCGGGAAATGTAGAAAATATAGTAAATGCTTATGGGCAAGAAATAAATAAATCTATACCCCCACAGTTTCTAAGTAATTTATTTGGAGAAGCTGTGGGGTATTTTGTCCATAAATACCATATTGACAGGATTATAAACAAACACGGTCAATTAGTTAGATTTTTTGATAACTCTGAAAATTAAAATATTATGTTGATAAAGGAAGAAGAATTTCAAATAAAACCATGTGAAGGTGATCCAACAAGATATGATTTGGCATTTGTTAAAATTGTGAAACCTCGAGATGGCAGTGAGCCTCGAAAGGAATTAGGTACTCCGTTGTATGGCTTATCTTTTGTTTCTTGTTTAAAGAACATTATAAGTCATAGAATGTCTCTTAGGAAAAATACTTATACTCTTGCTCAATTTATTAAAGAGTATAAGAAATGTAATCAGGATTTAATTAATTTTATTAAAGAACAAATTTCAGCAAAATGAAAAGTATTATTGAAATTAAGTGCCCTAGATGTGGCAAAGTGACTAAACATTTTCTTTCTAAAAACAAAAAAACTGGAGAAGGTGTTTATAGATGTGGCATTTGTTGTGCAGGTAATAAGACAATCAAATTAAAGTGATGGATATAAAGAAATTAGTTATTGCAACTGTTCTAATAATAATTGTATTATTAGGAACTGTCTTTTGCATAAAGAAATGTAAACCTTCTATATCTATTATAACAGAAGATGATCCTGTTCAGCATACTATAGATTCTCTTATGGAAAAGAAGGACAGTTTATTAGATGAAATACAGGATATTAATCAAAATTTAATAGAAGTAAATGAAGAATTTATTAGCAATCGTGATAGTATTCTTAGTCAGTCTATTGAAGCCGACTACAAGTACTTCACAGAATATCTTAACAGACACTTTAATAACAATAACCCCGACACAATTAAAGGAAATTAATCTTATCTTTAATGAACATGAAGCTCTTACAAAAGAAAACTTTCTTTTAAAAAGAGAAAATCTTATTCAAAAAGAATTAATTGGTAATTTTGAAATGACTGACTCTTTACGTTTAAAACAATTAAATGATTGTAGAATTAAATCTGAAGAGTATAAAGTTCAAACAGATCAATTAAATAAATCTTTAAAGAGTGTAAAGAAAAAGCTTAATATCTATAAATTTGTTGCTGGAGGTAGTATATTAACTTCTATATTACTTATATGTCTGCAATAAAAGCTGTACGAGACGATGATGGAATTATTTTAAAATTCCCAAAGAGAACGTGTTTAGAATGCAAAAATTATCCTTGTTTCATTGGGATAGAAACAATGGAATGTGATTTTGCTAAATATGGTTGTGTAAAATTTAATAAAGTAAAAAGAAATGCAATTTAATATTTATTATGGATTCACAGGAATTTTTAATCCTGTAAAATATAGATACAGTGATCATTATAAAACTGAAAAGGAAGCTGTTGATGATGCTAAGACTCAAGTTACTAAATTATTTATGGAAAACTGTGGAACTAATGGCATTCCATCATTCCTTGATATTCAAAAAGAATCAAAAGAATTGAAAGTTCCTTTAAAAGCTTTATTAGATGATTATATATGGGATAGGACTAGGTTTTATGTTATTCCCACTTCTCTTGATACTATTTCAAGTAAGGGAATACGAAAGAGAATATGATAACTTATGCAAAATTATTAGAATCTAAACAAGATATATGTGGATATACGACTTATGTATTTAAATCCTTAGAAGAAAATCCTCCATTTGGAAAGAAGTATATAATGTGTACAAGATTTCCTAATTGGCAAGATAAGGAAGTAAATATAGGTGATGTAGGATATTTAAATACTAAAGAAGTAATAGCAGGTGTAGATAAATGGTTTGATGGTGAAACTTTTCATCCTTATAATTATTCTAATATTATATATGAAAAATTCGTCAAAGAATCTAATGTAAAAGATAATGAACTTATATTATAAAATGTTTAAACAATGGGTATCATAGGAGATAAACTTGCCGAAGCTCGTCAAGCTAAGAAAAATGACACTAAATCCTTTATATGGAAAGGTCCAAAAAGAATTGTTAATAAGAAATATGAACAAGATTCTATAAGACTTGTTGATGCTTCTGAAGAACAACTTAACAAATTTTATAATCATTGTAAGAAGATGTTGTATAACAACAATAGGGAAAATCCTGGTCGTTATGTACTTCTTGATATGATACAAGAACAAAGAACAAATTGTAATATTGAATTATGTCTGCGATATATAGAAAATACTAGTTATAAAGCAGACCCTGTTAGAAGAGGGATTGAAAGACATGAATTTTATGGCTTGATGTTGGGTAAGATGATGGAACAAGGTATTGATCAAAAAGAATGGGGAACTATTAAAATGTCTCAAATAATGAGTGCTCCTCCAGAATTTGATTCACTTACTTTGGATAAGATTATGAATGGTTGTCTTGATTTACTTGGTTCCTTTAATAGAAACCACCTTACTTTAACTTTCTTAACTAGTCTTGGACTATGGTTCACAGAACAAGAAAAGAAAGAATTAAACGATGTTAAGAATAAGAATATAGACAAACTTGATATAGTCCGTCAAAGACTAAATATTCCGTCTAATATTCAACTACGTTTAAATGATACAGGTTTGAGTTTCCATGAGTTAAGAGCAATGCTCACTTTAAAGAATAAAAAGTATAGTGATTTAACAACAGAACAATTAGTTACTTTAAGAAATAAAGTATTATATAGATATGATTCTGTAGTTAGACAACATATTTATCAATGGAACGAGAAAATAAGACAAATCGAATTAGTAGCAGAAGAAAAAGGATTTGTTTTAAAGGATGATTAATATTGATTATTCTTCTTCTAGAACGATAAGACAGCTTGACTGTGTCAAATCTTGGATTAAAAACAAAGGAAAAGGAACAATAATTGCACCTACAGGCACTGGTAAAACAGTAATAGCTTTATTGGGTTTACAGAAGGTGCTATCCAAATATCCTTCTTTACAAACATTAATAGTTGTTCCAACTACTACATTAAAAGACCAGTGGATTAAAGAATTAGATGCTTGGGGATTTAGTTTAAATACCAAAGTAGAAGTCATTAATACAGTTATTAAAGGTCAATATAAGTACGACATATTAATAATCGATGAAGCACATAGAGTAGCAGCTAGCACTTTTAAAACGGTGTTTGATTGTGTTAACTATAAGTTAATATTATGCTTAACAGCTACCTTAGAAAGATTAGATGGAAAGCATGAAATAATAAAAGAAAAGTGCCCTGTTGTAGACGAAATTTCTCAATTAGAAACGGTAGTAAATGGATGGGTTTCTCCATATAGAGAATATGAAGTACTTATTGATGTTGATGATATTGATGACTATAAAGACATGAATAAAGAATTTCAACGTCACTTTGAATTTTTTAACTTTGATTTTAATTTAGCTATTTCTTGCTGTGGAAAAGACGGCTGGAAAAATAAATTAAGATATAGAGATGAATTATACAAAGGAAGCGATGAAAATAAAAAGAAAGAAGTCTTACAAGCTATTTCTTATCATGCAGCTGGATTAATGCGAACAATGCAACAAAGAAAATCATTTATTAATAATCATCCAAAGAAAATAGAACTTGCTAGAAAAATAATAGAAGCACGAGAAGGTAAAAAGATTATTACTTTTTCCAATAGTGTTAAAATGGCAGAGTCTATAGGAATAGGGGCGGTATATACTGGAAGAGATTCAAAAAAGAAAGGAAGAATGACTTTGGAAGAATTTAGTAATTCCGATAATATAAATGTTCTTAATTCTTGTAATAAATTGGATGAAGGGTTAAATGTTCCTGGAATAAGTGTTGGTATTATAATAGGAACAAACTCTAGTGAAATTAAAGCAAGGCAAAGGAGAGGCAGAACTATTAGGGCACAAGATGGTAAACTTGCTGAAATTTTCTATATAATAATAAATGATACTGTTGAATGTCAATGGTTTAAGAAAAGCCATTCAAGAGATAGTAATTATATAATTGTTGACGAAGAAGGATTGGATAAGGTACTGGAAGGTAAAACCCCAAATAAAGCTAAAAATAAACCTGCAGAATTTATGTTTCAATTTTAATAAAATGGATAGCTTTGAAATTATTATAAAATACTCCAGTGCTGGTTGGTATTGGCTCTTAGAAAAAGGCAAACATAAATCAGTATGGAGTGGTAAATATTTTAAACATTTTGATGAACTGTTAAATTCATTAAAAGAAGATACTGCTAAAATACAACAATTAATTCCGCTCTGAAAAGAGAATAAAATAATTAGTGTAGCTAAATAATTTTAATATTATGAAACTACATACTTGGAACGTTTTGAATTGAGCATTGATAATGAGCTTGCTGTTATGGAGAAATATAACATTTCTCCTAATGAATTGTTTCTATTAAAAACTATTTTATTAGCTTTAGAAGAAGGTGAAAAGAAATATTTAGGAGAATTTCTTAAAATTACTAAAAATTTAAAGGAATCTTTTAGAAATATTTTAGTATCTTTACAAGAGAAAGGAATTATATTGAAATCTTATAAAATACCAAAAGAAGGCGAACAATTAAAAATAGAAGACATCGAATTAAATAAGAACGTTGTTAAAACAATGTTTAAAGCATCCTTTGATATGGGTAAAGAATTATTCGATTCTTATCCAACAACTACAGTTGTTAATGGCTGTGTATATAAATTAAGGAGAGTCTCTAAAAAATATGATAGCCTTGAAGATGCTTTTAAAGCATATGGTAAATATATTAGATGGAATCAAGAAACTCATAAACAAGTTATAGAACTTATAAAATGGGGAATTGAAAATGGTTATAGTTTTACTACTCTTGATTCTTTTATTGTAGATATGGATTGGTTAAATATAGCAGCAATCAAGAACGGTGAGTTAAGTAATGTCAATGTAGAAACAACAAGGATGATATGATAACTGAGTCCTTATTGTCTCAAATTAAATCTGGTAGAGAAGGTAAAAATCAAGGTTTTGGTATGGGATTGAAGAAACTTGAATCTGTAATAGACGGAGTGTGTAAACAAACCTATACTTTAATATTTAGTAATAGTGGTACTGGAAAGACTAATTTTGCTTTATATGCCTATGTATATAGACCTTTAATGGAACATTTAGATGATAATAATTATAGAATTTGGTTTGCTTCATTAGAGATGAATAGTGATATGATTTTCGGAAAACTTTTAAGTATGTATATTTTTGATAAATTTAAAAAAGTAATATCTTTAAAAGAATTGCTTTCTAGAAAGAAAGGATATACATTAAGCGACGAAGACTATGAATTAGTAATGAGTTGTTCTGAATGGCTAAAAAAAGTAGAAAGCAAAATCACTATTTATGATAAAGCTCTAAATGCTGAAAACCTATATGCTATGTTAAATAAAGAACTTGAAAAATTAGGAACCTTTACTGAAACAGAGCATAGAAAAATCTATACTCCAAATAATCCAGATTTAATATTTTCTGTTGTTATAGACCATATTGGTTTATGTAGACCTAACAAGGGTAGAACATTGAAACAAGAAATCGATACAGTGTCTCAATATCTACTTACTCTTAGAAATATATGTGGCATTAGTCCAGTAGTAATTCAACAAGCAAACAGAGATCAAGGTAGTACTGAACGTTTTAAACAATCAAGACAAGGATTTACGTTAAATGATACCAAGGATTCTGGTGGGCCGGTTCAGGACAGCGAAATAGTTATATCTATATATAATCCTTTTCGAGATAAACTTAATACTTATCGAGGATATGATGTTAAGACTCTTGGACAAGCTTTTAGAATTATTTCTGTATTAAAATCCAGATATGGAGATAGTGATATAGAAATAGGATGTAATTTCTTTGGCGCTTGTAATTGGTGGGCAGAATTGCCTTTACCTGAAGCTATCTATGATTACGAAAAATATACCACTATAGATTATTTAATGACAGATGGTGAAGAAGAACAGATTCCTGTTCAACAAATGAATAATGATTTTAATTTTACGTTATAAATGAGTTCAATAATAGGATTAGGTGGCTTTTCTAATTCTGGAAAATCTACCTCACTAAAATATTTAAACCCAAAAGAAACATTCATTATTTCTTGTACCAATAAACAATTACAAATTCCGGGCTTTAGAAAGAAATATCCTAAAGTAGAAATAAAAGAAGGAAAGTTACTTGGTAATTGGTATGTAAGTAATTCTTATACTTCGATAGAGAAAATAATGGATGCCGTTTCTAGAACAAGACCTGAAATAAAAGTTATAGTAGTAGATGATGCTAATTATTTATTAAGTAATGAAACTTTCCAAACTGCTCTTCAAAAAGGCTATGAAAAGTTTTCAGTAATGGCTAAGAACTATTATGATTTAATTGAGTCTTGTCTTAATTATAGAGATGATTTATCTATTGTATTTATTTCTCATTTGGAAAATTGGGGAACAGACATTGACCCTAAATATAGGCTTTGGACTACAGGTAAAATGTTAACTACTCAAGTCAATCTTGATGGATTGTTCTCTTATTTGCTTTATGCAGAAAAATATGAAGACGAAGAATCTGGAGACATCAAATTTAGATTTAGAACGAAGCCTGGATTGGAAGATACTTGTAGAACCGTATCTGGGTGTTTCGAAGATAAATATATTGAACCAAATATGAAATTGGTTATAGATACTATTAATAAATTTGAAAATGGTGATGAATGATGCAAATCCAATCAGCTAAAGTACTTGTAACTGTTGTAGATGAAGAAACTGGAGAAATCATTAATAAAGAATTTGATGTAGCAGAATTAATAGCAGCTGCTGCAGTAAAGAAACCTCGCAGTTCTTCAAGTAAAGTAAAAATTGATGATTCTAATCCTATTCCAACTTTAACTTTGTATGATAATAAGTATCAATTAAACAAAGCGGCAGTTGATTTGATGGGAATAGAACCTGATATGAAACTCGATATTAAATATGAAAAGAGAGGAAGAGTTCTTATTCCAGTAATTGGAAGAGAAGAAGCCCTAGCCTCCAAGAAAGGGAATAGAGTTACTAAATCTTTCACTGTTAGTTATAGGGGAAAGAATAACGATACTCTTGCTACTTATGGAAGTGTGTTTGAAATAACTCCTCATGATAAATATGGAAACCAATTTATTCTAAAGAGCGAGTCTATGGAAGAACCAGAACCTGAAGTAGATTTGACCGTAGAAGTTCCTTCAATAGATGAAGATTTAACAGATATAGATGATTCCGAAGACGTATTAGCAGGATTTGATTTAAACCTTTAAAAAATTTCTAACTTATGTTTAATTTTGATGATGTAAAAACCACAAGTGCAGTTAATTCTAGTGTTGCTTCTCTTAAACCTTATGGTATTTATAAGGTTAAGTTTGATGGTTTGGAGCAAACAACTCTTCAAGGAAAGAAAGACCCTACAGCTTCTTATTCAGTAATGAATATGAAATTTGTAAGTGACGAAGGTAATTTTACAAAGAATTTATTTATCCCATCTTCTGAAGATGATGGAGTACGTCCAGAATATACAAGAGATGATGGCACATCTTATTTCAGACCTTCAAGATTTGAGAATTATAAATGGACTCTTCTTCAATTAGTTCAGGTTATTAATCCAGAAGGATATAAAAAGATCCAAGCTAACTCTGGAAAAATTAAGTCTATGGATGAGTTTAATAAATTTATCGTAGCTATTGCAGAACAAAAGAAGGGAGCTGAAGTATATCTCAAACTTATAGGTCGTAACGTAAACAATGCCGATGGTACTACCAGTACATATGCTGAAATTCCAAATGTTTGTGGATTAAGTCATAAGAACGAATTATTCATTGTAAATTTCGTTAGCAATAATCCTAATACTTTGAAATTTTCTGCTTATGAAGCAGGACAGAAGGAACGTTATGAAAAGGCTGTTCCTACTGCAATGCCTACAACAACTTCTCCTGATACAGAAGAAGAAGGTTTGGATTTGAGCAGCTTATTATAATAAATCATAGGGATAAGTTTTTAGTATGGAATTTAATTTTGAAATTACTCCTAAAATAACTAAAGAATTTATCCTATCTAATGTAAATCAAGAAACGATCATAAATTATTATACGGGTCTTGATCCAACAAGTAAAAAGTTATTCAAGAGTGTTCTCAGAAGTGATAACCATGTTACTTGTTCATTTTATAAATCTAAGTCTGGTATTGTATATATGCATGATTTTGCTACTGGTCAACATTTAACTTGCTTTAATATTGTAATGGAATTATTTAACTGTGGTTATTATGATGCCTTGAATATTATTGCAAAGGATTTTCATTTAGTAAAATCTGATAATGTACCAACTAAGAAAATCAAAGTTATACAATCTATGCCAAAGAAGACTTCTTCACTTATTCAAGTTCAAATACAGGACTTCAGTCCTGCTGAACTTGAATGGTGGGAAAGTTTTGGAGTAACAAAAAAGCTATTAAAGAAATATCATGTATTTTCTTGTAAACACGTTTTTATAAATGGAAATTTAGTATATTCTAATTCATCTAATGGAATGATATTTGGTTATTATTTCGGTAAAGATAAAGATGGAATAGAGTTATGGAAGATTTATTTTCCTTTAAGAACTGATGCTAGATTTTTAAATAATGTGGGTACTTCAAAAATACAAGGGTATAAACAACTTCCGAAAGAAGGCAAATTATTAGTCATAACTAAATCTTTAAAAGATGTAATGTGTTTAAATAGCATGGGCATTCCAGCCATTGCTCCTAATTCAGAAACAGTTTTTGTAAGTGATAAAAAATTAGAAGCATTAAAAAATAGATTTGAACATATTGTAGTATTTTATGATAATGATAGGCCTGGAAAGTATAATATGGCTAAAATAAGGCATAGTCATCCAGAATTAGATTTTTTTATGATTCCAAATAAATTTGGTGCAAAAGATGTTAGTGATTTATGTAAAATGATTGGTAGAGATAAAACTTTAGAGTTAGCAAAAAATCAATTAATACATTATAATAAATGGCTAAAAAGTACTAGCTGAATACTGCCGTAGAAGCTACTTTTAAGAACGGAAATAAAGAAACTTACGATAGTATAGAAGAAGCTTCTGAGAAAACTGGATTAAGTATTCAAGCAATTAAAATGCGTGCTAATAAGCATGGGAATGGAGGAAAAGATAAGACACAATTTAGATGGCTAGATGATGCTACAGTAAGACATTATCGTGCCAAAAATAGCAAACATAAGGGATCTAAATTAGAATTAGATGTCATTCATAAATTAAATGAATTGGGATTTAATTGTGTAAGTAGTAGGTCTCAAAGTAAATCACTTGATAATGCTAAAGTTGATATATATGATATGGAAGGGAATCTTCCTACTTATATTCAATGTAAAGCTACTCAACAAACCCCTTCATATTTTAAAATAAAAGATGAATGTCCTTTAAAAGACAAACCTTTTACAATAATATGGAAAAAACAGACAAGTGATAATACTAATAGTCCAGGAACTGTTGCTATTATTGATGTTGATTTCTTTTATTCTTTATTAAAAAATAATTTAAAATAAATGAATAAATTAAAAATTGGATTAGATATTGACGAAGTTCTAGCTGACTGGTGGAATCCTTATATAAAGAGATTTGGATTGCCAAAAACAGATAGCGAAATAACAAAAAATTGTCAACAAGTTCTTAGATATGATAGAAAATTTTGGTTATCATTGCCTGTAATAAGAAGGCCAGAAAAATTCGAACCAATATTATATTGTACTAAAAGAAGCTGTGTTAAAGATTATTCTAAAACATGGCTTGATAACAACGACTTTCCACATAAACCTGTTTATCAACAAATATGTCAATGTGCTTCTAAAGCACCTATGATAAAGGGAAGAATTGATGTTTTTATAGATGACAGTATAAAAAACTGGATTGATCTAAATATGTCTGGCATTCCTTGTTTATTAATGGATGCACCAAATAATAGAAATACAGGTCCTATATTGCGTATACACTCTTTAGATTACGATGAAATCGAAGAAGTGTTTGAAATGGCAAGAGAATTTGGTATTTTTAATAATTTTAAACATTATTTTCTATAAATTATAATCAAGCATTAGAAGAATATGAAAAAATTAGAAGTTAAAATAATTAGAGAATACATTGACGTAGATATTAAAGAAGTGGCGGAAGAAATTCTAGACTATTTTAGTGAAGTTCAAGTAGATCCTCCTACCAGGATAGATATTGAAAAATACTTGAATGAAAATGATTTTCAGGTTACTAAGGATGATATAACAAGGATATACGACGAAATTCAATTTAAAAGGAATGAATTAAAAAATAAATTCTTTGAATTCGTTAAAGACAGTATAAAAGACCATGTAAATGATACTTTAGATAATTTGATGGATATAATAGAACTAGAATATGCTATAGATATAAATGATATTCCTTTTGACGAAAAAGAAGTAAAAGAACTTATTAAAACTTATATAAAAGAATATTTAAATGAAAATAGAGTATGATTTTAGCAAAATTAAAATAACTCCACTTTTAGAAACTTTAAAGTTAGAAAGTATAGATGACTCTGTCTATTTCAGTGAAAAATATTCTAATTATATTTCTAATTCTAGACTTGGTTTGTTATTGAAATATGGTGCCAAAGAGTTCTTTGAAGGGCTTGGAGCAAATAAGGAATTTAGTTCTAGTCTTTCTTTAGGAAGCGCTCTCCATCAATTAGTTCTTCAGCCAGATTCCTATCATTTGGTAGAATCTGTAAACAGACCAACAGCTAAGGCTGGATTAATGGCAGATTATCTTTATAATCCTTCTGGAATTACTCCTTCTGATGAACAAATAATCGAAGCAAGTGATGCAGTAGGATATTATAAAGGAAAGATGTCAGAAAAGAAAATAAAAGATCTTAGGGAGAAATGTAATGAATATTGGAGAAGTAGGGCAATATACGAAAAAGGTAAAGAACCTTCTGAAAAAGAAGATATTTTCATAGATGAGAAATCTAAAAATACTATAAGGTTATGTCTAGAAGAAATAAATAATAATAAAAATTTCCAAACTTTATTACATCCAGAAGGGTTATTAGAAAAACCTATTTCTGAGAATGAAAAAGCAATTCTTTTGGATATAATGGTAACAATGCCTGAAAGTAAAGAACCTATAATCTATAAATTAAAAAGCAAATTAGATAACTTTACAATAGATAAAGAGTCTAATGTTATTACTGTTAATGATTTAAAAACTACTTCAAAAATCCTTCCAGAATTTCCTGGAGTTATTGATTTCTTTCATTATGACAGAGAAATAGCTATGTATTCATATCTATTAAAATTATGTGCTGAAAAATTCTATGGATTAAAAGACTGCACTACAAAAGGCAATTTCTTAGTTGTAGAAACAATACCAAAATATTATACACAGGTATTTCCTATGACAAAAGAGTTATATAAAAGAGGTTTACACGAATTTCTATATCTTTTAAAATGTGTAGCATATTTTAATGTTATAGAAGGTTTTAAATTTGCAGACACAAATGTATAATGATGATGGTTCTCTAAGTTATGTAGCTTTAAAAAATATGTATGAACAATTCTTTTCTCTTGGCTATATAACTAGAAAAATTGATGAAAAATTTGCCATGATTAGTTTGATATGTTATATAACTAAAAAGGCAAAAGAGAAAAATCCCGACACCACATACTACCAAATTATTGATAAGGTAGACGAAAACCACAGTCTACCTGATAATATGAAAAAAGTACTTGCTGTAGTATGTGAAGACTTTGGATATGGGTGTAAAGAATTTCCTTTATTCGGCTTAAAAGGCAAGGATATTATAAAGACCTTGCAAAATATTTTTGGATGTTATACACCCTTTTAATTAACTGTTAACATTTTTTAACACTTTTATACTTGCAGCTTATATAGGTTGCAAGTATATTTATATTACTTTCGACAGAGAAGTAATAAGATATAAGCCCAACAATGAGTTGGCGATTTTTAGATATACTATTTTTTAAATGAATTAATGTAATTTTATTTTAACATGGAAGCAACAAATGTAATTTTTAAGAAACTTGAAGTAGTTGGTACAACTAAAGATGAAGCACTCGCTAAAGCTCCTTTCTATATTCAGGGGGATGCTACTACAGCTTTTAAGAAGTGGAAGGAAACTCAAAATGAGGTAACTGAAAGTGCCGTTAAGGAATTTTGCAAGAACTATCTCGCAAAGAAGAAGGCCGCTCCAGGTGTCGGATTTTCAATCACCGTACAAACCCCTGTAGTAGATAGTCGTGAACGCCCTTATAAAGTAACCGACATTAAGAACGAAGAGGGCAAACGTAAAATGAAACGTTATCACGTTCTTAAGAATAAAGAAACTGGAGAGATTCTCGCTAAGTTCGACGGAACAAAGGCAGAAGCTAAGAATATGGCTAAAGAGCTTATCCTTAACGGTTTCCACGGAACACTTGTTAGTGAACTTCAAGCATTCGTTGAGGGCAATAATGCTATTGAATTTGAAGCAGCTTATACCCCATCTAAAGGAACTAAGGCAGGTACTTATATTGTATTTGGCAATATAGACGCTGAACGTATTTAATTAGTTTAAGTTTCTTAATCACTATATTTTTTTCGAGGCTAGATAACCCATAAAGAGTTATCTGGCCTCTTTTCATTTATAATTAAAACATTGAAAAATGTGTAAGGTATCTAAGAAAAAAATAAAAGAATTAATAAAGGATTTAAATAATCTTTATAGTAAAAATAAAACATTAAAAGATTCTCCAAAAGGTGCTAAGTATTTCTATCAATATAAATATATGATTTTGCACGATGAAGATTTAGATGAAGAATATAAACAGAGTTTTATGGAAGCCTATTCTAAGTTAGTAACTACTCCAGAAAAAGAAGAAATTGTTGATAATGGTGAAAGGGCTGAAACTCTTATATTAAGAGATGAAGAAGGAAAGATAAGCGGATATAAGTTTACTATTTATAGAAAATATAAAGAACCTATAACTGGCACATTTAGTAGAGATGAAATGGCTAGAATTTATAGAATGTATTCATCTTATGGTTCAGCTTTAACTCAGAAACAAGTATCTCGTCAATTTCCTGAATATTCTTTAACTGAATTTAAAGCTATATTAAGAGCTTGGCAAATAACAAAATCTGGTTCTGCTCCATTTCCTTTGCATTATTTTGAAGAATATACTGAACAAGAATTGTTAGACATTCAAAATAGAGAGAAGGAAAATGATTTTCTAAGAAAGGTAGAAAAGAATGAGATTGAAGATCTTCGCAAACTCAATTCTAAGTTAGCACAAAGAATAAAAGAATTAGAAGATTATTCATCTATAATTAAAGAAATAAATGAACATAAGCTAATTTCTTCTTATATTCCTGTTTCTAGTTCTTCAAAGTCTGAGAAGAAAGACTTAATTATCTGGTTAAGTGATTTACATATAGGTGCTTATAATGAAAAATTCGGAACTCATCATCTTCCAGAATATAATGGAGAAGAAATAAATAGACGATTAAATAAGATTATTTCTCAATTTGAAGGGCAAGAATGGGGAACTATATATGTAATAAATTTGGGAGATAATATAGATTCCTTTAAGAAGGAAACTACTAGAGGTGGACATCCGCTCCCAAGTGTAATGAATGATAAAGAAATCTCTAAGTTGTTCATGGATTGTATGTACAGTTTCTTCTTAAATCTAAGTGATAATGTAAAGCATGATAATATTGTTTATAAATGTATAGGAGAATCAAATCACGGTGGAGATTGGGAATGGATAAATCAAATTGCTTTATGTAAAAGTATTGAAAGTTTTGTAGATTGTTATATAAGTGATTATAGTATTGATTTCTTTACTATTAATGACAGTACTTTTATCTATACTCACGGAAAAGATAACTATCAACAATTCAAGCAATTTCCTCTTACTCTTAACGATAAGACAGAATTATATTTCACTAATTATATAAATGAAAATAATATAAATTCTCCATATTGTTATGTTGTAAAAGGGGATTTACATAGATATGCTTATACAACTGGAAATAGATTTGATTATATTTCAGTTGGTAGTATGTATGGAAGTAGTAGTTATATCACTGCAAACTTTGGTCATACTAAATGGTCTATAAATTATACAGTATTAGACCAAGATGGAAAAATGGAAATGGGCACTGTTAAGGGCCAATGTTAAAATTTATTTTAAATGGAATATAGTAATTTTAAAATTGAAAGTGTATTATCTCTTTTAGACAGATGTTTATCAGGTCAACACATAGACAAATTTTGTATTAAAACTAATGGAGAAATGGACAATTTTTATATTACATTTAGTGATATAGAAACCAAAACTCCAATTTATACTTTATGTGTTAGATACACTTCTAGCAAGGAATATGTTTTAGATGTGGAGGTTCCACATTCTAGTGGCACGATAAAAATAAATTCATTAGAACATTCAATTCTTTTTAATAGATTTTGTGTTATAAATCAAATTAAAAGTAATCTAATTGAAAAGGATTTAAATGAAATATATCCTGTAGAAGTAGAGAAGATAAAAGCAACTGATATAAACGAATTAGACGATTAATGGAAATTACATTAGATGAACTACTAAAAGGAAAAGCTACCAGAATTAAAGGTAAAGATTACTTTCCTACTGCTGGTTATGTAGAACCTTTCTTGGATAGAATATCTTCATTAACAAATGATTTAAGAATACAAGTTCAAACTCCTAATCAAATAACTTTAAATCCAAATGGAGACATTGATTTTGAAGACATTACTTATAATAGGGTATGGATTCAGGCAGTTTTGCCAGATTCTTATTCTATTATAAATCACAAAAATGTCATAGGAATGATATATGGACTTGATGTTAGAAAGCCTGTTGTAAAGTTTTATAAAGGTGCTTTAAATATGGCTTGCACTAACTTATGTGTATTTGATCCAGAAGAATTAGATTGTGCTGCTATTGAGCCAGAGTCTGCTATTAACTTTAAGAATCTCAGCAGGTTAATAGAACAAACTGATAAAGCAGCTGCTTGGTTAAATTCGCTTTCTAGTACTGAGTTTAAGACCGATGAATATAATATAAATGAAGCATTAGGAAGATGGATTAGAAATTGTATAACTTCTTTCTATGATACAGGTTTTGGAAAAGCAAAAATAGCTTGTAGTACTCCTGTTGATGCGTATAAAGATATGTTTGAAAAAGAAGACAGCCCTTATTACATTGGAATGAATAATCCTACTACTATGTTTACTGTTTACAATGCTTTTACTCAGCAACTTACAGATAATCTGAAAAAGGATTTAATGAATCAGGCTGAAAAAACTCTTCTTTTAAAACAAGTTTTAGATTTAGAATAATTTGAATTTTTTAAAATTAGTGATATATTTATATGGTATATCACTAATTTTTTATTTTTATATGAAGATATTAAAAAGAAACGGCACTTATGAAGAAGCTGACTTAAACAAGATTAGAAATGCTATTTGTTCAGCATTTAATTCTCTTGGTTATGGTTTAGATAAAGAAATATATGATGAGATAGTTAATAATGTAAAATTATGGGAAGGAATATCTGTAGAAGAAATTCAAGACGAGGTCATAGAAACTCTTAGGGATTTTGATTTTAATGAAGTAGCAGATGCTTATCTTATATATAGATATAAGCATAAACGTATTAGAGATATGGTTTTAGATAAAAAGAATTTTATAAATAAATATAAACAATCTTCTAATACAGCCAATGCTACTATCGATGATAATTCCAATGTATCGGGAAAGAATATAGGAATACTTAATGCAGAAATACATAAAGAAGACAACAAAATGATAAGTAGGGGAATGATTACAGATAAACTAAAAGAATTATTTCCTGATTTTGATTCAAAACAATATATAAAAGATTTAGAAAATCATATTATTTATAAACACGATGAATCTTCTTTCGCCGGAGCAATAGCCCCTTACTGTTGTAGTATCTCAATGTATCCTTTCCTATTAAATGGAATAAAAGGATTAGGAGGATTAAGTGCAAAACCAAAGAATCTGGATTCTTATTGTGGAATGTATATAAATCTTATATTTGCTGTGGCAGGTCAATTTGCAGGAGCTGTTGCTACATCTGAATTCCTTTTATACTTTGATTACTTTGCAAAAAAAGAATGGGGAGAAGATTATTATAAATGCTCTGACAAAATTATTACTAATGAAAACGATCTTCGTACTATGTCTATTAAAAAGAAAATACATCAATATTTTCAACAAGTAGTTTATAGTATTAATCAACCTGCAGCAGCAAGAGGAATGCAAAGTGCTTTTGTAAATATCTCATATTTTGACAAACCTTTCTTTGAAGCAATGTTTGATAATTTTGTATTTCCTGATTTTTCTAAACCTACTTGGGATAGTTTAAATTGGCTACAAAAAGAATTTATGCAATGGTTTAATGAAGAAAGACTCAAATGTATTCTTACTTTTCCAGTAGAATCCTTTGCTTTGATTTATAAAGACGGCGAATTTTTGGATAAAGAAAATGCAGATTTTGTAGCAGAAATGTATTCAAAAGGACATAGTTTCTTTACTTATATCTCTGACACAGCTGATTCTTTATCTAGCTGTTGTAGATTAAAGAATAAAGTGACCACTAATGAATTTAGTTTTACTAATGGAAATATGGGAGTAGAAACAGGGTCTAAAAGCGTTATTACTCTTAATCTAAATAGAATAATTCAATCTAATCCTAATAAAGAAGATTTAAAAGAATACTTAGAAAGTATATTAGATAGGGTATATAAATATCATATAGCTTATAATGAACTCTTATGGGATATGTATAATGCTAATTTATTACCTGTCTATAAACAAGGATTTATATCTTTGGATAAACAATATCTTACTATTGGATTAAATGGATTGAACCAAAGTGCTGAATATCAAAATTTAGAATGTACTCCTAATGACTATTATAGAAATTATTGTACTTATATATTTAAAATAATAAAAGATTACAATAAGAAAAATAGTGGAAAATATTTTGGACATAAAGTAACATTTAATTGTGAATTAGTTCCTGCTGAATCATTGGCTGCTAAGAACTATAATTGGGATAAAGCTGATGGATATAAAGTGCCAGAAGATACTAATCTATATGCTTCTTATATATTTAAACCAAATGATCCTAACACATCTATCTTAGAAAAGATAGCAATGCACGGGGCTGGATATATAGGAGAATATTTAGATGGAGGAAGTTCTGCTCACCTTAATCTTTCAGAACATTTATCAAAAGAACAGTATAAGAAATTATTAAAATTTGCAGCTGATGTAGGTTGTCAATATTTTACATTTAATGTTCCTAATTGTGAATGCGATGATTGTGGTTTTATAGCTAAACAGCCATTTGATAAATGTCCTAAATGTGGGTCTACTAATATTAGTCTATATGATAGAATAATAGGGTATTTAAGTAAAATAGATAATTGGGCACTTCCCCGTCAAATAGAACAAAAAACTAGAGTATATGCTAAAGATATATGATTTTTATGCCACTTGGTGTGGCCCTTGTAAAGTACTGAAGAAGAGCCTTTCCGAAATAAAAGGAGTTGATATAGAAGAATTTGATATAGAAGAGAATGATGAATTATTGTTTAAATATGATGTAAGAAATGTGCCAACTTTGATATTTCTTGACGGCGATAAAGTTTTAGGAAAAGAAGTTGGGGCAAAAAGTGCTTCACAATTAAATGAATTAATAAATAAATACAATGAAATTATACATAGTAACGAATCTTGAGGATGCTGAAAATCCTTATGTTATTAATATATGTTCTAATTTAGAAACAGCAGAAAAGTTAGTAGAACAGTATAAAAATAATTACGAGTTAGGAGGCTATAGAGTTCCAGAATTTTCTATAGACGAAGCAGATACAGATAATGATATAATATATGATGTATATGAATACCACGACTCTAATAATTCCTGATATTCATGGAAGAGATTTTTGGGAAAAACCTTGTAAAGAATGGGATGGTCCTATAATATTCTTAGGTGATTATTTTGATCCTTACCCTTCTGAGGGTATTAATGTAGAAGACGCAATAGAAAATGGAAAGAATTTAATATCTTTTATAAAAAGTAGGGATAATATAATTACTCTAGCTGGAAATCACGATTGTCATTATATTATAAATGATTTTACAGTTAGCACTAGAAAATCCTATGAATATTTAGATGAGATAAAAGATCTATTAAATCAAATTCCACTACAATTAGCCCATCAAATAGATAATTTCTTGTTTACCCATGCTGGTGTATCTAAATTTTGGGGAGACGAAATATCATCTTTTGAAGGCAATACAGTAGAGGTGTTAAATTCTCTTTTTGAAAAAGCTCTTAATGGAAATGCTGAAGCTACCTATATATTAGGAATGGTAGGTAGAGAAAGGGGAGGATATTATAAATCAGGTTCTTGTGTATGGGCTGATATATATGAAACTATTGCTAGTGATCCTTATAAAGGATTTACCCAAGTTGTAGGACATACTCAAGTAAAAAATGTATGTTATGCAAAAGATCTTGATCCTAATTATAATTCTATTTATTATGTGGATTGTAGAAAACCAAGTATATTAACTGATAATAAAATAATAGAATATGAAAACTAAATGTTATATACTTACAGAAGACTTAATGGAACCTCATTTTGAAAATAATTATGAGGGAGAAAGAATCGGAATTTATTACGATAAAGAAGATGCTATAAAACAGTTGTATAAGGAACTTGAGGATTTTAAATCTGATATAAAAGAAAAAATATGGGATGTAGAAAATCCTGAAGAAGAAAAGAATTTAGAAAGCGAATTTTCTTACCTGCGTTATGGCAATGATGAATTATATAAATTTTGGGAAATATACCCTGTTTATATATATGGAAATGCTAACAAAGAATTATGCAAGGATCTACTTAAATTAGATGTCAATTCGGCATTAGCATTAATAGAGAAAATAGCTTATGACTCTTAAATACTTAACTTCTGATGTAACTTTTTTAGAATTTCCTGATGAAATTTCTTTATGTATAAACATTAGCGGATGTCCAAACAAATGTGAAGGATGTCATAGTCCAGAATTATGGGAAGACAAAGGAGCTTTATTAAATATTAATAATTTAGAATCTCTTATAGAACATAATGAAGGAATAACTTGTATAGGTCTAATGGGCGGAGACCAAGATCCCGGTGAAATAAATTCTCTTGCTGCTTATATAAAAGAAAGCCATCCTACTTTAAAGGTAGGATGGTATTCAGGAAAGGATAAATTACCAGAAGAAATAGAACTTAAAAATTTTAATTATATTAAATTAGGTCCTTATATAAAATCTTTAGGTGGATTAACAAATCCTAAATCTAATCAGAACTTTTATGAAATAAGGGATATAGGAGTAGGTTATGTTTTACATAACGTAACTAATAAATTTATAAGAAAAAATGTATGATGTAACTATAATTTATGATAATCCCCAAACTATTGAACTATTCAATATGGTCCCAAATAAAAAAGACATTTTTGTTGAATATATAGATATTAATAATCAAAAGGATCGTTCTAATGCAGTCAATTTAAAGAGAGCCTGGGGAGCAAGAAAGAATCCGTTTGTTATTGTAAAGAACAAAGATAATATAGAAAAGATTTTCTGGTCAGAAGGAAAAGATGATGCTGTTAATCAATTAATTAAATGGATAAATGAGCTTGATTAAGAAATAAGAAAAAATGAACGTTAAAATTAAAAAACTTAATGAAAATGCTGTAATCCCTTCTTATGCAAAACCTGGGGATGCAGGAATGGATTTAACTTCTATTAGTTACGAGTATGATGAAAATGCTGATAATCATATCTATGGTACAGGAATAGCTTTGGAAATACCAAAAGGATATGTTGGATTAATATTTCCAAGGAGTTCTAATAGAAAAACAAATAGTTATTTAACTAATCATGTTGGTGTTATAGATTCTGGTTATAGAGGTGAAATAATGTTTACTTTTAAAAACAGGGATTCTAAGATGTTAGCTATTCCAGAAAAGCCTTATAAAGTTGGGGATAGAATAGGTCAAATTATTATTTTGCCTTATCCAGAAATCAATTTTATAGAAACAGATGAACTTAATGATTCTGAAAGAGGAGAGAATGGACATGGAAGCACTGGAAACTAAAAAAGATAGTTTTATTAAGCTAATTAATTCCATTAAAAATATAGAAACTTTCGTAGACAATGCCGCTTCGTGCGGCATTGATCTTATAGAGTCTTCTTTATACAATGATAGTGGGATTATATTTGATATAGCTTTAGATGGATTGGGTTTAAAACAAGATACTAAAGACCTCATTTATTGGTGGCTATATGAAACGGTAGACAAAGTAATTTTTATAGAAACAGACGATTTATTTGGAAAACATAAGAAGGAAATAGATATAAAAGATGTTGAAGATTTATGGAAATATGTTAAGTATATAGAAAATGCAGACTGATTTATTTAATACAGAACCTTTATTACAATTTCCTGCTGTTAATTATTTAGCTACCAGAGATTCTAAAGGAGCTATTAGAGTTGTAGAACTTTTTTGTGATTGGAGTGATGAAGAACATGCTTTTATTATAAGTAGAAAAACAGGTATATTTAAAATGAAGCAGACAAAGCAACCTGAAATTATAATAAGGCGAGGAAAATCTAATAGAACTGTAACAGAACAAGCAAGATTAGAATATAAAGCTAAACTTAAAGAATATAAAGATAAAGGATATAAAGAATTAGAAAGGCCTTGGTCTCAATATTCTGATAAAGAAATAAGTGATTTAGTAGGAGAATATAAAACAACTCAAGAAGGTCTTTTAAAACCTATGCTTGCTAAACAATATCAAGACATTGCTCGTAAAAATGTCTTTGATAAACAGTACTATGGTTCTAGAAAGATTAATGGAGTAAGATGTTTATTATATTGGGATGGAAAAAGAATAAGAGCACATTCTAGAGGTTCTATATATTATGATTTTGTTCTTAGTCATATAGTAACTCATCCTCTTTTGGTTAAACTTTTTGAAAAGAATCCTTCTTTAATAATGGATGGAGAAATATATAAACATGGATGGACATTAAATAAAATAAGCGGAATTTGCAGATCACAACAAACTGCTTATGATGGAGATCCATTAGAGTTTTATTGGTATGATATTGTTGATGTTACTAAATCTTTTAAAGATAGGTTTAAAATAATGAATGCTATTTCTAAAGTTATTGGTGCATCTTTTGATCCAGAAAAAGAATGGAAAGAAGAAGATTTAAAAATACAATTTGTTCCACAAGTATTAATATCTGGAATCGATAATATGAAGAAATTACATGATGAATACGTTAAAGAAGGATGGGAAGGACTTGTTGTAAGAAACGTAGAAAGTGTATATAAACCAGGAAGTCGTTCTGCTGATATGATTAAAATAAAGAAATACTTTGATGGGGAATATAAAATTATAGGTATAAAAGAAGGATTGAGAGAAGAAGATATGTGTTTTGTAATGGAAACTTCTAATGGCCAAGAATTTAATGCCAAGCCTATAGGAGACAGAGAACAAAAGAAATGGTATAGAGAACATCTTGATGAATTAATAGGGAAAATGGGAACTCTTAAATTCTTTGAGATGTCTGGAAAAGAAGGAAGCGAAATACCACAACAACCTATATTTTTAGGAGTAAGAGATTCAGAAATGTAATGGATTTAATTATTAACAGCAGTTTTTTAAGAGAACTTGATTTAAGTAAATTTCTTAGATATTTTGCATGTTATGAATTTATAAGTGATGAAATGCTAAAGGATGATTTAGCATTAGAAGATGCTATAAAAGATATATGTGATTGGGATAGAACAGGACACGATGGCCTTGCTTTATATTGTGGCCATTTTGAAAGTATAAAAAGAAACGATTTAGAATTTCTTATTAAATATATAAAGGATAACTCTGATAAACTAAAAGAAATAGTTGAAGAAAGAGGCTCCGAAAAAAGAGAACAGATATTAAGGGAAAAGTTAGATAAGGAAGCCTTAAAGATAAGAAAATTAAAAGACTATTATAATTCTGATAACTATAAAGTGAATAAATCTTCTAAGAAAACTATTTATAAAGGAAGAGAATATGATAGTAGAAGAGAATGTATTATAAAAGAAGGAATAACTAAGGCAGAATTATATAAGTATTTAGTTGAGCAAAATCCAGAAGAGTTTGTTGAATTAAGAAAAAAATATAAATTATGAAAGATATAAAAATAACTAGTCGTTCTTATATAAACCAAAAAGAGGATAATCTTAACTATTTCTTTAGAGACATATATAAATATCCTTTATTAACAGCAGAAGAAGAAAAGAAAGTATGTAAACTATTAAAATCTGAAGATACTAAAGAAGAAGCTATTGATAAACTTGTTAAATCAAATATTAGATTTGTTATAACAGTTGCTAAACAATATCAAGGGCAGGGAGTATTATTGTCGGATTTAATTATGAGTGGGATAGAAGGGTTAATAGAAAGTGCTCATAAATTTGATCCTGATAGAGGATATAAGTTTATTACTTTTGCTGTTTGGTATATAAGAAGAGAAGTAATAAAAGCCATTTATAATACAGGTAGGACTATACGTTATCCTACTTCTTATATATGTAAATTATCTAAAGTTACAAAAGCCTATGACTCTTTTGTTAATAAGAACAATAGAGAACCTAATGAAAAAGAATTATTAGAACTTACTAATTTAAGTCAAAAACAATATCAAGATGTAGTAAATAATCAATCATATTGTACATCTATTGATTTACCTGCTTATGATGATTCTGATTCTACTGTGGCGGATTTAGTTCCGACTTCTGATATTGATCCTGTATCTTCTACTGATAATTCAATAATTAAAGAAAAAATATATTCTTTATTATCTAGTTTCGGAAAAAGAGAAAAAGATATATTTAGACTATTCTTTGGATTAGATTGTGCAAAAATGAATCCTAGAGAAATAGGAGAATTGTTTGGATTAGTAGGAGAAAGAATAAGGCAATTAAAAAATAAAGTTGTGGAAAAGATAAAAAAGGATAAAGAACTTAATAGAATTTATAATTCTTTATAATATGGCTAAAAAAGTAGCAGTTACAAAAAAAGTTAAAGCCAAAAGACATCTGGGGTATTATATATTAAAAATAAAATCTCCAGATGGAAAGGCTTTTGGTAAAACGGATTTAAATACAGAAAGTTGGTGTGATTTATATTTTATAAATTTAGAAAATCTATTAATGAAAAATAAAGACACATTAACTTTAGATAGTGCTGAAACTATACTTGATAAGTATAATCAAATTTATACTAAATATAAAGCCTTTTCTACCTATGTTGATAGTTGGGATAATAAATGGCATGGAAAATTAGGTATGGTTTCAGAAAAGAAAAGATTAGAATATTTAAAAGATAAAATTTCTAAAATATTGAATAATGACTGAACAAGAATTTTTAAACAAACGTTATCCTTTTTGGTTAGATCCTGAAACTTTAGCAATTAGGTTTCCAACAGGTATGGATAGAGATGATAGACTGGATAAGATATTATCAAAATATGGTGTATCTTGGTTAATTGCTTTAAGGGGTTATTATATTCCAGATGAATATATAATGTTATATACTATGGATTATGAAATTCCTAATTGCAATGTTTCTCTTATACAATATTTGTTAAATTATTTTCCAACTATTAAATGGGTTGGATTAGGCTGTACTAAAGGAAAGCCTGGAGAATTTTGGAAACCTCGTATGGTGTTTATGAGAGATAGTAATAATTATGAACAATTAAAAATGGAATAATATGGCTAATTTTTGTGATAATAGATTTTATTTTAGTTGTAAAAAGAATTTTGCAAAGAACATAGAATATTTGGAAAAAGAATTAGAAGATTATAATGTAGAATTATTCAATGACGATTATAGTGAAGGAGCAACAGATGGAGTCTTTGTATCTAAATGGTCTTTTCCAACGAGAGAATTTGAAGAAATATTTTCTAAATTTAAAAAAGAAGATGGAGTATATTTCAGGTGTTTGTCTGAAGACTTTGAAGGAGGCTATGTAGCTATGAATATATTTGAAGATAATGAATGGAGATCTGAACAGACTTTTGATTTATGAAAACCTATTATTTTGATGAACAAGTGGCTATATGGAAAAGAACAAGAGTTTCTGTTCCAGATGAGGTTACAGAGGAAGAATTTATAGAACAGTGTAAAGGAAATAAAGCCTATAAATTAGAAGAAGAGCATGAAGATTGGGAAATAAGTGAAGCTGAATACTTAGAAGATACAGAATGGCCAATAGAAGACCTAAATCCTGATGAACCTCATACAGAAATTATTAATCCTAGTAGCGAGCTTAATTATGTAATATATAATGAATAATGAAATTTTTAGATAAATATCCAGAATGTAAAGGGTGCCCTGTACATAAATACTGTGGCACTATGGTAAGTTCTATAAGATTATGTAATTCCTATGAAAAAAATAAAAAGAATAATTAATAATATAAAATTATGTATTAAATATCCTTTTTTATATCCAAGAAATAGATTTACTAATACTCATTATGTTAATTGGAAATTTAAAGAATGGTATAGTAAATTAAGGAAAGAATCTACACATTTTGATAAGGAAACATTTAAGTCTACCATAACAAATAGACCTAAATATATTCTATATAAAATATGTAAATGGATACATGATTACCCAATGCAATTATTTCACTGTATTCCTACTTATACTGAATTAGATGCAATGGATAAAGGTTGGAGAAAGGCTTTTGGAGTAAAAATGTGTGAAGAAATTAAGCAGGCTTTATTAAAATCAGGTGGAAGAAAAGATTTATATAAATATAGAATAATGCAAATAAAAGAAAAGTGGGGAGGCTTAAGATGGTATGATGCTTGGTCTACACACGAAATAATGAAAATTATTTCTAAATATGAAGGCATTTCTTATAGAACCTGTATAGAATGTGGAAAACCTGCTAAATGGGTATCAAAAGGATGGATATGTCCTTATTGCGATGATTGCAAAGAAAAAGATAGGGAATATGATAGAATTTAAATTAAATTATAATGAAGAAAAAGAAGCAAATGATTTTCTAAAAGAACACAGGAATTGCGGTAATCCTACTGCTATTGGTGGTCATATTAAATTTATATTTACACCAACTTCTGTAGGGGATTCTTGCATATTAAAATGTGTTTGCGGAAAAGAAAAAGATATAACTGATTATAATTGTTGGTGAGAAATGATTTACTTAATTAGTGGACAACAAAGTCTATTTAAATCAGATAAATATAAAGTAATTAGTGCGGAGAAGGCTCTAGAAATGTTAGAGCCTCTCCAAATTGTACAGTGTGATACTGAAACTATGGGTTTAGACCCATATACAAAACCCTTACTTACTATTCAATTAGGTAAAAAGGAAAATCAATTTGTGTTTGATTGTACCCAAGGAATACCTAGTGGGGTAAAAGAATTTTTAGAATCCGATAGATTATTTATTTTTCATAACGCTCAATTTGATTTGATGTATCTATATTATTATAATATTTGGCCTGAGAATATCTATGATACTATGTTAGTTGAACAATTATTGTATCTAGGATGGGAAGACGAATCTATATCATATGCTCTAAAAGAACTTGCCAAAAGATATTTAAATATAGATATTGATAAAACAGTTAGAGGAAAAATTATTACAGAAGGACTAACAGAAAGAGTCATTGTTTATGCAGCTGGAGATGTTATGTATCTAGAAGATATAAAAGATCTTCAAGAAATTAAAGTTAAAGAAGAGAATTTAGATAAAGCAGTAGCTGTTGAAAATTCTTTTGTTAAATGTTTAGCCTATGTTAAGTATTGTGGATTTCATTTAGATGCACAACAATGGCAAGAAAAAATGAATAGAGATAATGCTAAACTTAATGAGGCTAAAGAAGAATTAAGATTATGGCTTTTAAATTATTTTGACAAGAAAGGTGGAGATAGACAAACTATGATGTTAGATGTAGAACATATAGTTGATTCTCAATGGATTCATTCAGAAGAAGAATTAAATGAATTTGGATTTAAGATGGAAATTGCTCCTAAAGGAATAAAAGAATCTGATTTTTATATTAAAGATTCTGGTATAGAAGAAGTTGGTAAACTTTATTGTTATAAAACTAGAGAAAAATTTCCTTATTTAGAAATAGATCTACAAGGAGATTTATGGTCTGGTTTTAATAAAGAACCACAATGTACAGTAAATTGGGATAGTCCAAAACAATTAATTCCTTTATTTGAATCTTTAGGTTTTAATCTATATACCTTTGATAAAAAGACAAAAGAGAAAAAGAAATCTGTTGGTGCTGAAATTATAGAAAAACAAATTAATGTTTCTACTATTGCTCCTTTATATTTAAAATATAAGGAAGCAGCAAAAGTATGTTCATCTTTTGGGCAAAACTGGTTAAAAGCTATAAATAAAGTAAGTGGTAGAATACATGTTGATTTTAAACAATTAGGAACTAATACAGCACGATTAAGTAGTGGTGGAGGAGTCTATAAACTTAATGTGCAACAATTACCAAGAGGAAAAGAAACAAGAAAATGTTTTACTTCTGAAAAAGGTAATAAATGGATTAGTTGTGATTATGATAGCCAGGAAAGTCAACTAATTGCTTCTGTATGTAATGATCCAGCAATGTTGGATTTGTATAGAAATGGTTGCGGAGATATGCATGCTCTAGTTGCTTATAAAAGTTTTAAACAAATTCCTAGGGATACTAAAATAGAAGATATAAGTAAACTATATAAAGACTTAAGACAAAAAGCTAAAGGAGTAGAATTTGCTATTAATTATGGTGGTGATGATAATACTTTAGCACAACGTGGTATGTCTCCAATAGAAGCAAAAAGAGTATATAATGATTATATGAAGGGCTTTCCAGGAGTAAAAGCTTATCAAGATTATTGTAGAAAAGCTGTTATGAATGATGGCTATATTCTTATGAATCCTGTAACAGGACATAGGGCACATATTGAAGATTGGGATTTTCTAGAAGAAATAAGGGATGAAATGAAAGATCCAGATTTCTGGAGATATTATAATGATGTAAAGAGGGAAAGAGGTCCAGAATATAATAGATATAGAAAATATTTTAGAAGAAAATCTGAATTAGAAAAAGACTCTATTAACTACAGGATACAAAATAGAGGTGCCATGTGTTTTAAATTATCTGGAATATTATTATTTAAATATATTAAAGAACATAATCTTCTTAATAAAGTTAAATTATGCATTCCTGTTCATGATGAATGGAATGTAGAAGTTCCAGAAGATATAGCCGAAGATATGGCAAAAGTTATTGTAGATTGTATGGAAAAAGGTGCGGCACCTTTCTGTAAAAGATTGCATCTAAGTGCTACACCAGAAATATCAAATTGTTGGGTACATTAATATGAAAAAGGATCATTGTAAGTATTGTACATATTTTAAGATATTAAAAAGAGAGGACGGATCAGAAAGGAACTACTGTAACGATATGGATTGTACAGTAGATCCTTCGGATCCTGCTTGTAATTATTATGATTAATTTATGAAGACTTTAAAACCTAGTGTTGAATTTATTGAAAATGATAATGTTTTCAAAAAGATTGAATTAGTTGGAAGAATATCTTATAAAAGTGAAGATAAGATAACAGAAGATTCAGCTAAGAAATTTGTTAAGATGTTAGAAGAAAAAGGACATGGAGCACCATTAGAACATGGAATAATATATTTGGTATTAAATTTAAGTAATCCTTTTAAAAGAAAATTTGTAGAGTTTTTTGAAACAAATCCTTATAGTACTGTAGTAATAAGTGATAATCATGCTTATATTACGACTAACTATAGAGTAGTATTTGAAAACAAATTATTTGAAGTAATGGATTGGTTAAGTACTAGAACAGAGCTTCATGTTCAAATGTTTACTTTTAAATTCATATGTAGTAGAGCTATAGCAAATGAATTTGTAAGGCATAGAAAGTTTAGTTTTATGCAAGAAAGTACAAGGTATTGTAATTATTCTAAAGACAAATTTAATAATGAAATAACTTGTATAGAACCAACTCTTTTGACTGAAGATAATTACAGAATATGGAAAGAAGCAATGAAAAATGCAGAAAAGAGTTATATGGATCTTGTTAAAAACGAAGCTCCTCAAATTGCCAGAGGTGTATTACCTTTAGATTTAAAAACAGAATTAGTAATGACAGGCTCTCTTAAAGATTGGGCAGATTTCTTAAAACTAAGAAGCACTAAAATGAATGCAAAAGGAGTTCATCCAGATGCAGCATATTTAGCAGATAAAGTATTTGATAAAATATTTGTATAATGGAAAATAGAGGATGTACCGTTAGTTGCCAACCTTCCTTAATATTTTTTATATTTTTAATATTAAAATTAACTAACACTATTGATTGGTCTTGGTGGTGGATAACTTGTCCATTATGGATATCGGTCATATTCTATCTTTTATTTATATTATTAGTGTTTATTTATGGAAAAGGAAAAAAGTGAATTAAAACTAACGAAAGAAGAAGAAAAAGCCTTTATGGAAGAATTAAGATTTAATTATTTAAAGATGCACACTCCATGGAAAAGGCTAGATAAAAAAGTTGGAAGAAATGAGATATGTCCTTATTGTGATTCTGGATTAAAGTATAAAAGATGTGCTTGTTATAATAGAGAAAATAATATAAAATATACAATTAATGATAGTAGGAGCAATAAGTGATTTACATGGACAAATTAGTAATATCCATGTAAAGAAGTGTGATATATTTTGCATATGCGGGGATATAGTTCCCCTGCGTATGCAAAATCATACTAAAGAATCTTTTAATTGGTTTGAAGAAAAATTTATTCCTTGGTGTCAAAGTATAGAATGTGATCAAGTATATTTAATTGGAGGAAATCATGATTTCTTCATGGAAAATAATAAATCAAGAGTAAATAAATGTTTATTAGGAAGTAAAATAACGTATTTAGAAAATGAAGGAACAGAATATTTAGATTCAGAAACTGGCAAAGTATATAAAATATGGGGTTCTCCACTCTGTCATACTTTTGGCTACTGGGCTTTTATGCATAGTCCAGAATATGAAAAAGAACAGTTTGAAAAAATGCCAAATGATTTAGATATACTATTGACACATGATGCTGCTTTTGGTCATAGTGATATATGTTTAGAAAACCCTCTTCCAGGAAATATAGGAAACAGGGAATTAAAGTCTGTAATATCTAAACGTAAACCTCGTTATCATTTATTTGGACATTTACATACTGCAGATCACAATTTAATAAATTATGATGGAACTCTTACTGCTTGTGTAAGTGCTTTAAACGAACATTATCAATGTGTATTTAAACCTTTATATATTGAAACTGAATTTTAGCTGGAGACTTAAAAAATTTTCAGATGGACATTTGTTCATATTTAAATATAAAACCTCTCCATCACTTTACTAAGGCTCTAAAAATTTAAATTTTTTTCAATTATGACTTGCAAAGATTCTCAAACAGGTGAAATATTTAAATATTCTTTTTTGAATGAAGATGTAGTAGAATTAAAAAATAAAGATAAAACCTTTAAAATTTTATATAAAGATTGGCTAAAAAGGTATTTTATTTTAAATAAATTATAATAAAATGTATAGACTTGTTGAATGGGAAGGAAACAAATATAAAGTTAGGGATATAACTTTATTTGAAGGAACTGATGAAGAAGTAAAAATATCAGTTTCTTTAGAAGCTTTATATGATAAACTTAAACCTTATCTAGAAGATGTTGAAAATGAAAAATGGTATGAAGCTTCTTGTTTAGACGATGATATAGGATATTATGTTCCAGATAACGTAATTGATTCTTACGATTTAGTAAAATATGTTGAAAGAGAATATTTCGGTTAATCATCCTCCTCACTATACATCTGATCCTTCTGGTATTGAATGTATTGATATAGTCAAATATAGGGATTTTTGTATAGGTAATGCCATTAAATATTTATGGAGAGCAGGATTAAAAAAAGATTCTTCTATAAGTGATAAAGAAAAAGAAATAGAAGATTTAGAAAAAGCTATTTGGTATATTAATAAAAAAATAGAAATGCTGAAAAAAGAAAATGCAAGAAATGTTCTATCTGCTTTGTTAGCATATACTGATGAAAAGAATCCTATGAATGTAGATATTGTTTTAGAAACATCTGAAGATATGGGATTGTCTACATTACAAAAACCTCATGTAATTAAAGTATTCCAAGATCCTAAAGAAGGAATAATGTGGATGCTTTTTGAAGGTGCTGATGATTATATAAAAATAGAAGAAGATGATGAAATGGAACAGATAATAAATTATATAAATAATAGTTATCCTATTTCTACAGAAACAAATAAAATAATAAATAATTATTATACAACTTTTAACTAAAACAATAAAGGGGAAGGTCTCGTCAAACGAGATCTTCCCCTTATTTTTTTTTATACTCTTTCCGCATATTTAATCGTTTCTCTAAATGATCTTGCAAATGCAAAGTTACTAGATAAGAATTGATTGAAAGATTGTTCTCCTACTAGTGTTTTATAACTAGTCTATAAAAATCTTTTTGGAACTTTTAATAAAGGAGTAGAAGAATCTTCTAATCTCCAAAATAAATTAAATACTCCATATAAAGAATCGGTTGCCGCTTCAAATGGTCTATAAGCTAATTCCATTAAGCCTTGACCTATTATAGAAGAACCTTCTTTCTATTTTTTAAAATCTTTATAAGCAGGAGAAAGTGCATATTTAAATAATAAAGCTAATAAAGCACCAAGTGCTAAAGTTATTCCAAGTTGATTTAAACTGGATTTAGCTATTTCATCAGCATTAACGTAGTCATATGCTTCTTTCCATCCCTTTTTACCTAATATTTTTACTGCATTCTTTAATGTATATATAGCCCCTTGAGCAATTGCTGGGACATGTTCCATGACTTTATCTAAGCCTTTAGGATCTACTTCTGTGTTTTCGTCTTTCATATATTTTTTATTTCCTTTTTCATCGATAATTTCTGTTATTATTTGTCCGTCTTTATCCATATAAAGAAAATTACCGTTTTCATCCTAGGCCTATTGTTCAGCCATTTTAAATATATTGTACTAACCAGGCTTCATAAACCAGTTGTTATATATACCGTTCATCCATGTAGTAAACATACCAAATGTCCATCCAGCAGCCAGAAATTCGTATCTAGCTTTAAGAGATTTATCATAAGAACCATATATATTATCAGCTAAAGCTTTTATATTAACTATATCCTAATTAGAGTATGGAGTAGGAAGGTCAATATTATCGCTGTTTATATCTATTTGTTCATTAATATTAGGGTGGTCTCTATTCCATTTTCTTACTTGTTCTAAAAAAGCCTATTTCTATTTCTAATACTAAGGATGTTTTTTGTCTCCAGATGCATAAATAGAGAATCTTTTATCTTTTTTCCAGTCATATTTAAGAGTCTCAACCTCTATTCCATTTTCGTCTTTAATTTTTTCTATAAACCAAGCAGAATTTTTTGGATCATCCAAATCTATTATTCCATCCTATGCTGCTCTTGCTATAAATAAGGTCATTCTATTTAAGAAATCAGGAGCACGAAGAGTACCGTAGGCTATATTATCCCAGTTAGATAAACCCTATCTATTTGTTTTTAATCTTTCAGATATACGAGCTGTATCTGTATTAGAAAGACGATACTTTAGACATAACTTACTTAAAAGAGTGGTTTTAAGGGCATCAAAGGAGCCATTTCTTACTACATAAGTATATGCTTTAGAAAGAGTAAGTGCATTTATATCAGTCATATAATGAGAAGCGGTTCTTACAAAATTTTCCATAAGACCATTTTCTATATCTCTAAATGCTGCAATGGCATTACCTCCAAGCAACATTAATACAGTAGACTTTTTTACTCCGGCAAATGCTCCCATTAATTTCTAAGAAGTTTCACCAGCTATAGAACCTTGAAAAACATTTAACTTTATATAGTCTTTTATATAATCTATTTCTCTCTATATCCATTCACTAGACTTCCCACCAGAATCATCTCCCATTATCTATAACTATGTTAATATAGCACGAGTTCCAACAAGCATTTTATTCATCTTTTCAACATGAATTTTTCTAAACATTCTGTCTACTAAAAGACTCGCTACATTCGTTTCAAAATAATCGGAGCCTAGTTCTTTTTCTGAAGCTAAATATTCTTCTCTTTCTTCTTTGGTTAAATCAAAAGGGTCTCTTAATTTTAAACTTTCCATAGATGAATCTAAATTATAGAAATTTTCCCTCTCATATTTAGATAAAGCATTTATTCCTTCGTCCATCCATCTATTTTTGTCTTTAATAATTTTATATAATCTTCTAGCTCCTCTTTTCCATTTATCAAATATATTCTACTGTCTTCTAGTAGAACTAGAAGCTCTTTCTAATGGGACCCATAAATAATCTTTATGTCCTTTTATGTAATCAGCAATTTTTTGATCATCTACAGACACGCCTTTAAACTGCCAATTATCTTTATATTTATACTTATTAAAATAGTATAAAGCTTTCTTTAAGAACTTTCTTTCTGCTGCATCTAACGATGTATCGGTGTAAGGATTTTTAAAAAACATTGTTTTCTTTCCTTTAGCATCTCTTTCGTACAGGTTATCAAACAAATGGGTTTGATTACCGAGAGTCATGTTCTAAAAAGAAGTATAACCTTTTGCTTTTAAAAATTCCATAATGAACCCCTATAAATGATTTGTATGTTCTTTTTCTACATCTTCTGCAATAGAGTCTATTGTGATTCTTAAATTATCCACTACTAATCCTATATTTGCATTTGGTATAGTAAAAGAAGTAAACATATTTTTATCAAGGTCCGTTAATTTTCTTTCATACCCTAAAGTCTCATTTGAATAATATAAATAAGCTTTAGAAATCATATCATATAAATGTGCTACTGTTTTATGTGCTTTATTTAAGCTGTTTAAATTTTCTGGTATATGCTGAATTATATCAGATATTTTATCATCATTTTCTAATTTCTACATTAGCCCAAATAAAGCGGCTCTTTTTTCTTCTCTTGTTTTGAGGTCTATTTGTCTAATATTTTCTATTTCTTGCCCATATGTATTCTCTACTGTTACTTTTGAATACATATCATAATCTTCCATTATAAAATCATATTCATCAAGAACAGAAGTTAATAAATCTTCATACTAAGCCTTTCCAAAATTATTTTTAATTTGAGCTGTTGGATTATATTGTTTAACTAATTTAATAATCTAATTAAATTTAGTTTCTACAAGATCTTGAATATGATAATTTCTACTATTTCTTTGTCTACTTATAATTTTTAAATTACCTAATTTGGTATCTTTAATATTATCAAGCGTTGTATTTAATATACATAAAGCTCTTACGGCTTCTACATTTCCATAATCGCCTTTCCATAAAAACTTATTATTATGAACATATCCTCCTAATATATTATCCCCATAATCATATTGAGGAACCTAATCAAGATTTTTATCAGATAATACTACAACATCAATTATATCATCTTTTTGAAAAACTAAAATTCCGTATTGTGCCCATCCGTCATGCATAGTCCATTTATAATTAACACGGGTTACTCCCTTTTCATCCTGTTCCATATCCCCCTCAAAATATTTACTTAATTGTTGTTTTATATAAGTTTCGTTTTTTACTCCAAGAGGGGCAAAAGGATTTCTAATTTTATATATTTTTCTTAAAGAATCAACTACTGATGATACATATTCATCCTGACCTTCATTCAATTCTACTATATGATCTTTTACTAAATCTATTATTTCTGTATTTCTAGTTTTTTCTGTTTTATCTTTTATTATATGTTCTTTTCCTTCTATATATACTACATATCTATAATCATCATTATTAGGAAATTCAATTATTTTCAAAGGAACAGTAGAATCACCTGTCTATGGGGCCTTCTATATAAGATCTAAAGCAGATTTCATAATTCTGGTACTTTCTACCTATAAAGTAGGAAATATTAAATCCAACATTTTATCAGATTCTATAAACTGTCTAGCAGTTATACTTTCTACATTTTTAGAGGCCTCTATAAAGTGTTTTGCCTTATTATAACATTTTAAAGAAAGTTCTCCTTTATTTTCTCTATTTCTTTCTAATTCTATTAGAGACGGTGCATTTATTTGCCTTATAGAAGAACTATCAAAAGATCCGTCTTTATTCTTGTGAAACTCTATATGTAATGGAATATTATATACTATTGTATCTTTAACATCTATTCCATTATTCTACAACATTCTAATTAGAAGAGCTACTTCTTGTTTATATTTTAATTGTTTTTCAAAAGACCAATCTGCTCTATTCTAAGAGGAAACTTTATAATTATAAATTCGTAATTGACCTAAATCTGTTATTACAGCATAATCTATATGAGTAAAGAGTTTTTGGCTTTCATTATCTTTTAAATTGGATAATAAATTTATATTTCTAACACACATAGAATTAGGAAAAGATCCTTTTATATTTATATAATTATTATCCAATATATCAAATAACATTTCTAGGGTTTTATATCTTCCTCCTGTTTTTTCTTTTAAAACATCTGGCAAATCATTCATATCTAAAGCTTGTTTAATAAATTTTGCTTTTAATTCTGTTTTATCTCCTTCTACTCCAATATATTTACTTATAGCCATTCTATGGATAAAAGGAGAAATTGCCACTACTGCTTTTTTTGCTTCTAGATTTTGGTCTACTATTTCTGTTGCTTTTTCTAACGGAATATCTTTTTTAGTTAATTTATCGATTTCTTTTTCTCTATATTCTTCTAAATTAATTGGCTCCAAAACAGGGACTCCATTTATTGTTGCTAGTCCACTATAATCCAAGAAATAAGATAAAGACATTGCATCTCCTAACTCTTCCTAAGAATCTTCATCTATATAAGAATTAGAAGTCATTTTAGATCTTTTTGATACTTTAGATTTATTAGCCTCCTTTATTTTTTCCAAAGCAGATTTTTTAACCATCTGGGGATCATCATCTAAAGAATATATAAAATCCGTTCCGTTCCATTTTAAATTCTATAAAGCATTTTTTAATTCGGAAAGAGTATAAGTTCCCTTTTCTAATAAATCTCCTCTATATGTGTATGTACAATCCATAATTAACAATTTTCTTCTAATATTGGTTTTTTATCTTTATCTTTTTTACCCATTTGCTCTTTCATCCAGTTTATTTTTCTTCTGTCCACCTTTAAATTATCCAAACTAGTTTCTTCATTATCTCCAAACATTTTTTTATTATTCTACAAATAAGCTGCTATATCGTGATTAAAATTAACTAGTACCTCAAATAAAGACATTTTTTGTAAACTTTCTATACTTTCTGTAGTTAAAGAAAGTTCTTTATCTTCTTTCATATTTGGAGTAAAAAGTTTATAGGTTTCTATTAATTCTGGATTTAAAAAGTCATTAAGATTTCCTCTGTTTTTAAGGACAGATTCAGTAAATCTATCAACAAAAAACTCTTCTAATATAAGTTCCATTGGGTAATTTTGATGCTATTTTAAAAAGAGTTCTTTTTTGTTCTTATTTCCTTTATCCCATACCGTAGATAATAAAGTATTATATGAATCAGGATTTATTAACTTTAACATACCCAATATTAAATGAACATATTCATGGTACATATCAGAAGAAAGAGCTCTAGATACATTAATATATATTCTAGTTCCTTCTCCATTTCCTAAAATATCTTGAGAAGAGATAAAAGCCTTGGCCCTTTCATCTATTTGCATAGAATCCTCTTTTCCCTAATTATAATTTTCTATATCTTCTTGGGTAATGATTGAAATAGGTATATCAATACCTTTTTTCTTTAAAGATTCAGCAGCGGCTTTCCATAACTAAACTATAGGATAAGTTCGGTCTCCTTTTTTATATTCTTCTAATATTTTCTTATCTTTTATTGGAATAATATAAGCATTGCCTCCGCTAACTTTATGAATTAAATATTGTCTTAATCCTGCTTTATTTATATCATAAGCTATTCCTAATATAATATTTGCATTCTATTCTTTATGTTCTTCTTTATCATCAAGGCCTGTATAATTCTCATTACCTTCATATTTTACAAGTTTTGGATTAAATAATTGAGATATAAATAAAGCCACTTTTTTAGGAGAATCTAAATTATATAATACTGTTTCTATTTGATCGTCATTTAAATATTGTCTTAATTCATTTTCTTGACTTCTCATAAAAATTTTAAATTCATCCATTGTAGCATCGCCAAAAATAAAATTAGCCCATACAGTACCATAAATTTTTTTCTATATATTTCTTGGAACATTATAATCTATTACAGATATAATAGTTCCTTCTGGAATATATTTAGTTAGACGAACCCATCTTTCTCCTTCATCATCTGAATAAAAATTGCCATTATCATCCTAATTTCTCTAATTAAATCTGTATTGAGAATTACTACTTATAACCTAATTTCTATTGTCTATAAATAATTTTGCTTCTAATATCGAATTAAATTTTTGTGTCCACTAATTTTCAGTAGCATAATTTTCAAAAACAAAATAAGATCCTTTTATTTCCTATATAAACATATCTTTATAATAAGTATAATTAGGAAGATTTATGACATCATTAAATCCATACCCATAAGAAGATTGAAGTGTTGGAAAAAAAGATTTAAATACAAGATAATTTCCTTCTGACTTTGTTTTCTTAGCAAAATTCTAATCCCTATTTTTTAGAAATTCAAATAAAATTTCCCACCTAGTTCCAATATATTTTTTATTCTAATCACTTATATCTTTACTATCATCAAATTTGGGATTTAAATACCTAGATTGCTCTGCTTTAAAAAATGTCTAAAATAGATTTATAAAATTATTATCATCATTAATATCTTCATTAAAAAATGCTACAAAATTTTTATAAGAAAATTTACCTTTTTCGAAAAATAAATCCTTTACAGTTTTTTCTGACCATCCAAATATCTTCTAAAGATTTTCAATTATTTCTGAATCCTTAGGAAAAGAGTCTTTTAATAATCCATTATTCAGTATTATATTTACAAAATTTTTCTTAGATATTTTTCCAGTATCATATCTACTATACTAAATAGAATCATTTAATGCACTTAATATTGGATCTTTAAATGTAGCAACACTTTTATATCCATCTATTATATGAGAACACAGAGTATCTAAAGCTCTAAATAAAGATATAGTTTCTTCTACCTCTTCTCCATCAGGTGTTTTATATTTTACAGCCACTACATCTTTATTTTGTCTATATTTACTTCTTCTATTCTAGAAATCTATTAAGAGATTTATTTCATTTTTTATAGGCCCGGAATAAGAATTTTTTACTGCTTCTAATAATGCAGCATCTTCATTAGTTTCATCACTTCTAATATCATCTAATATTCCCTATTCTTCTATTTTAATTCTAGAAGTTAAATAGTTAGCTAAAACCCTTAAATGTTTTATATCAGAATCAATTAATATAATTTCTTCGCCCTTTGAATTATATGTAATACCATAAACAGGCTATCCATATTTTGGAGTATATTTACTAACTAACTAAATTTTATATTTAGATAAATCTGTTTTTGGAAATTTTATATTTGGAAATTTTAATTTTAATTCCTCCCCATTATAATTGGGAATTGCATAAGCAGTAATATTAGTTATTACTTTCTTTTTATCTACTTTACTTTCTTCAGAGCGGCTTAAATAAGCGTCTTGTCTAAGTTCAGAACTTTTTTCTCCTATTTTTAATTTACTTTCAATAGCTTCTTTTATTTGAGGCCATTGTTCACTTTGTAAAAGAAAATTCAATAGTTCTTCCTAGTTAGAAACTAAGGAATCAGGGGAGATATCAATTTTTATCTCCTCTGTTCCTATGTTTAAATAAATAGTACACTTCATATTGTTTTATACACAAATCTAACGATAATTAATTGTTCCATCTACCGATAATTTTCTCCATACAGAATTTAATAATGCAATATTATCTTCATTAGCTTCTTTTGTTACATTATTTAATGTTTCAGAAATCTGTATAACATAATTTCTATAATCACTTCCATACCCGTATCTATACTAATTCTATCTTCTTGTTTTTAAAATTTCAAAAGATTCTCCTGGATTTTCCACCATTAATACAGGTAATGGATCATAATCATTATAAGAACTCCATCTATAATATTCATATCCTCCCATAGGGTCGATAATTTTTATCACAGGTTCTTGGTTAGTATGTTCAGTAGAACGTTTTATCGGAGCACTTTCTATTAATATATCCTATAAAGAATAATTTTCCAAATATTTTGTTAATGATTTTTCTCTATCTTGTTTATTACTAGGAGTATCCAATTCTCCTAACCATTTATAGTATTTATATAGAAATGATTTATTTACAGACTATCTTCTATCATCATTAAGTAAGACATCCTAGAATATAGTAGTTAATCTTTCAGATCCAGCATGGTTAGCATTTACTATAAAATTATATATAATAAATAAATCAGCTATAGAAGGGCCTTTTTTAGTCAGCCTATAATTAAATAATTTATTTAATCCATCTTTATAATTTTGATATTTATTTCTGTCTTCCTAACTATTTTCTTTTTCCAACATGTCTATATTTAATTTATAGAATGGAACTTGCTTATCCTCAACACCTACTAATCCCTGTATAAAAGCATTATCTTTTACAGATATATTTTTATCAGAAGTATTAGATATTATAGGTATAGTTCCTCCTTTTAATCCTGGAATTATATATTTTTCAAAAACCATCTTAAAAGTGCACAAATCATGAGCATTTTTTATTACAAATGGTTTAGAACTTGTCCATTTTTCTTCGAGGAAAGACGGACTTAATACCGTCCAGTTCTTTTCCATATATAACTCTGGTTCCTATTCCTGTAGAAAATCTGATATTAACATTTTATCAATAATTCCCTAAAACTTATATTCATAATCAAATGGAGTGCGAGGGAAATATTTTCTCAATTCTTTAGAATATCTCTATAATAATCTACTTTTAATAGGTATTTCATTAATAACAAAAACAGCATATCCAGCAACTTTAAACATTGAGCTAAAATGTGGAGTATGATTGAATATATAAAAAGGATTTAAAGTTATTTTTAAAGGATTATAAAACTATTCAGTCTTCTTTCTATAATTTTCTGAAATAAGCCAATCTAATGTTGTGAAATTTCCATCTATAATATCTGAAAAATAGTTTTCAAATTCTTCTACCTCCATTCCATTTCCATATAAATCCTAAATAACTGCTTCATCCCATTCCCCTTCTTTATTTTTTAATTTAGGTTCAATTTTTGTTATTAAATTCTTTAAAGAATTTTGCCAAGAAACTAAATCTTTATTTACTGCTTTTACACCTTGATTTATTCCTAAGCCTCTTCCTAAAGCTGAAAATTCATCCGCCCCATTAAGAACCTTCTCAAAGGTATCCAAATCATTTAAATATTGTGTAATAATAGGTATAGAGAAACCTTTTTCATTTCTAATTAGATTATCTAATTCCTCATTAAATCTTGCCTTTATTGTTGGATGTACTCCCCTAAGACTTGGCACTTTATTCTTTTCTGGATCAATTTTGTTATTTAAATATTTCCTAATATATGTTATTATATAATTAGCACTTATATTCTAATTGTTTATTATATTAGGATCAGTTATTTTATCTATTAAAGATATTAAAGGAGAGAACATAAAAGCAGCAATATCCTTTACATCAAATCCAAGGGTCATTAAATATAAATGGCATTTTGCTAATTTAGTTCCAGCATTAATTGCACCTAATATTAACTCTTTAGCATTATCGGTTGCAGCAGAGATAACCTAAGAAATTACTCCATCAACAGGAATATCAGGTTTTAAATATTCTCCTTTAACTGTTTTTAATAATCTATCCCTTAATTCTTCATTTAAGTCAAAATCAGGTAAAAATTGTATATTGGATTCTTTTTCTATATTACCTGACCATCTTCCTTCTATTCCTTTTAAGTTCAAATTAAATTTAACTTGATTAAAATCAACTCCCTATTCTAAAGCCTCTAAAACTGCATATCTCCAAATATACTGACCTTTTTGTCCATTAGCTGATATACCTGTTACCGCTTTTCCTACCATATTGATCCTCTATAATATAGCCATCATAGCAGGATTAAAAGGACTTAATTTCTCTAATTCCTTTGCTTTTGGTGCTTTTTTCAAAGTCCCTCTTAATTCCTCTATAGCTACTGGAGAATAAGAAGGAATTAAATTTCCTATTTTTGAACTTATCTTTTGAATACCAGTAGATATAAAATTCTTTAATATCTTATCTCTAATATTAAGAGATTGATCATAATTATCATGTTTTTGTATATCTCCTAATATTGCTTTAGCATCTTCTTCTGGAATACTCTAAGAAAATTTTATATTTGTTTTCTTTGATTTGTATAAATCTTTTAGTATTCTTCCTATAACTTTTAATCTACTTATTCTATCATTAATTTCATTAGAAGTGGTAAGGCTCTTATAACCAATACCTTCAGTTACGATAAAACTATCTTCGTCTTTAATATTTTCATCATTAGTAAATCCAACATTTTTTGCTAAAGGAAGATATTCATCACTAGCATTTAATGTATCAATAGAAGTATAATCAAATAAATTACTCCATCCTATAAATATACCATTGTCATCAAATTCAAATCCCATCATATAAGACTTATCAATATCATAGTCAGATCCCTATAAAAAGGCCTACCAGTGAGAAACCGCACACTAGTTAGTACTTGAACCATTAAATCCTATACACTCCATCTTCATAAAAGATTGAAGGTTTTGTGCTGGAATACGAGAAGATGTAAAAAATTTAGATTTCATAAAAGAAGTATGACGTTTCTTAGATATTTCTTTCATGTATAATTTATTCCAATAACTTAATTTAGAAGGCTCGTGGCCTCTTTTTAATTTATTTACTTCATTTACTAAATTATTTAATACATCTGCATCATCAATTTTTAAGGTAGCTTTAATAACTCTTTTTACATTATATATTGATGGATATAAAATTTTAGTTTTTATTTCTTTTACTAAATCATCACTTATTTCGTTCCCAAAAATCTTTCTTACTTCCTCATCAGTAAAAGGCTTTCCAGCATTAAATCTTATATACTCTTCTTTTCTTTTTCCAAAGTCTATTGTAAATACAAACTATTTAATATTCTTTAAATAATTAAATAATTCCTAATTTCCCTCCTTTTCTGCCTATTTTATTAAATTATCAAGTATTTTAACTACAAGAGGACAGTTTTCTCTTTTAAGATTATAAGCAGGCTAAATTAAAGCATATTTATCCGATTTAAAAATAGAATTTATTAAATTAGATATTTCTTTCCTAATTAAATATTGTTCGTTAGTAATTCTTTCTGGAAGTAAACATCTTGAAAGATTATCTCTATCAATGCAAAATTTAGTAAAAATAGAAGATCCATTTGAAGGAATTATATTATATTTATTTAAGAATATAATCTATTCACATATAGTTCCATCACTTGCAAAATAAAAAGTTCTCTTTTTAGATATTACTTTTCCTTCTTTATCTAAGAAATTCTTCCCATCATAAGTAACACCTTCAGCAACAATTCCTCTTCCTACTTCATATAATGGAATATTATTTCTATCCATTACATATATTCTATGTTTTATATTTCCAATCTAAGTTGGGTTCCCATTTTCGTCTTTTATATCTTGCCTATAAAGACTAGATTGTTTCCATACTTTCTTTTTTTGGCTATATAAATCTGAATTGGAACTTGGAGATAAAGATATATAAACATCCTTTTTCCCATTTAAACTAAGTAATTGAAAATCAAAATCATATTTTTCTGCGTCTATTTTATTATCAATATAATTATCAAAATAATCAGGATTAGATTCTATATCGTACATACTATCATAGGTAGATAAACCAAACTAAGAAGCATATACATTGGACATTATAACTTCTGCTGATTTATATTTCATATCAGTTACCTTATATAAATTGCCATTTCTATCCTAATATTGTCCCTGATCTAATAATCTCAAAAATTCTGGAATAATTACCTTTTGATAATGTGCTATAGATATTTGAGCAGCCTATGAATTCTTAGCTTGTTTTCCAAGCTAATAAAGTTCAATATAAGGCCATGTATCAAATATATTTCTATTGACAATTTTCCCGGAAGGGGTTTCATAAGAAAAATGTATTCTAGCTGGAGCCAAATCCCTAGGTTTATTTCTTACTATAGAAGTTTCTAATATTGAAATTTCTGCATTAGGAGATAGTTCTATTTTATTCCCGTTTTCATCATATATATCAGCTTTCTTTAAAATTAAATCTTTAACAAAATCTTCAGTATTCATTTTAAATTCATAATACTGAGGTATTGTTTTAAGATTTACTTCTACCTATAGGTTATTATTTACAAATGGCATTCCTCCCTCTATATATTCATGTTTGAATTTTATTCTTACTCTACTTAACGGATCATAATTCCTTAATATTTCTTGTTTTTTAGAAGGTGTCCATAATTTGCTGTCTTTCCAAGATATTATATTATCATCTGGAGCTACTTCTTTTAAATAGGAGTCTACTAAAGTTTTATTATATAAAATCTAATCCGTTAAATAAGGAGGCCTTTTTTGAGGATTAAGTCTAAAATAATTTCTTGCTTCTTTTAAAACATCTGGATATTGTAACTTTTTTCCATTTATTTCATATATCTAGTATATTCCATAAGAAGGTACCATTACCTAACCTATTCCAGGATATTTTCTTTTTATAGCTTTACTATTTAATATAGAAGCAACAGTAGAAAGAATTTGACCATATACGTTATGATCACTAAATGGAATTTTAAAAGTGTCGTTAAGGTGGTTTTCGTTTAGATTAAAGTTCTTTTTTATATTTCTCAATATACTTTCTAATAATCCTGCTCTTCCACCATTTTCACTAAAATTATTTATGATAGTATTTCCAACAACTCTGTATAAATCAGCAAAATCCCCTTTTTCTATTGCTCCTTTTAGAGCATCTAATTCTACCTAAGCCGCTTTTAATGTTTGTTCACCAATGGCCTCATATAATTCCTATACTTCTTCGTGATAATATCCACCGGAATCTAAAGCAGATATAACTTGAGACATTTCTGTTACTTCCGCTTCATCTGCTTCATGGTCAGAATCCTATTGAGGACCGTATTTCTAAGTGCTTGCTTTAGTAGTTTTTAATTCCTTATTAGGGTCTAATAAATCTCTAAAAGAATTAACATTAGAATATCCATTTTTCATCGCAGATTTATAAACAATACAATCAATTAATTTATACTTTAAAGGCTGATAATAATAAGTTTGATTTACTGGAGGTCTTTTGCCATTTTCTTTCTAATAACGAGCATTTTCTTCTGTAGGCACACAAACATTATTCATAAAATTGACAACTATATAATTAGAACTTTCTGAATATTCTAAATTTCCATCCACTAAAGATTCACAGTACATTCCTCCCATTGCTTGCCATAGCCTATAAAGAGAATTAATAGTATCAAGACCTTCTAACTTTTTAGTAGATCTTATATGTCCCTTTTCATTACTAAAATAATGATATACTGTTCTTATTTCATTAAAATTGCCATCACCAGAAGCATCTACTTCTTTTTCTTTTGTATAATAAGTACCATCTTCATCTCTTCCAAAATCTATAATTTCATAATGTTTATCATCAAGCATGTAGAATAGCTGTTTTCCCATTAATATATTCTTTCCAAAAGTTTTATTTCCAATAACAGCTGACCAACCTTTTTTTGATAAATCTATTTCATCATCCGCCCATCTTTTATCGGCCATTTTCTTGAAAGCCATTCCCAAAGAATAATCACTTGCTTCTGACCTTCTCATTAATTCATTAGTTATTGTATTAACAGCATATTTTACTAATTTTCTTCCTCCATATTTTGGTATATCAATATCCCATAAAGGTTTTTTTACTTCATAACCAACCGCATTATCGCCTAAAGAATAATTTTCTAATATAGATGTAAAGGCAGTCATATGAGCAGATCCATCGTGAGCATCTATAGTTTTGCCTTTAGACCAACCATTTTTTCCTATAAAATCAAAAACAGGTGCTTTATCATCTTCGACAACAGCTATTGTATATTCCGAAACTATTCCATTTATTTCTCCTTGTCTATATCTATCCATTGTTCCTGGATTTGCCACTGTTCTTTTTGACTGAGCTAATATACCTAATGCTTGTATTCTAGAAGAAAGATTTTCATATTCTAATTTTACTTTAGACAATAAGTCTTCTGGAAATTTTTCTCCCAATGTTTCTAAAGGAGCGTTTGCTATTGTCCTTAGGTCAGATATGGTAACTATGACGTTTTCTACATCATCTGTTGCAAGTTTTCCGTTTAATATATTTATTGCTCCTTTTATAAGCCCTTTCTAAGTAGGATCAAAATTTTCTAATATATTAATATTAGAAAAAGTTTTAATAGCATGAAAAGCCTCTGTTCCCATTATTTGATGTCTTAAATTCTCATTTACAAGAGCATTAAAATAGACATACATTTGTATAGCAGGATTATATTCTATATGTTCTCCTTCATTTAATTCAATTGGATTATTTAATATATAATTATCAACATTTCCTTCGGAATCGGTTTTTTTAGCTAGAATAAGAACCCCGTCGGTTGTTACCCAATCTTTTACCCCGTTTTTACCTAATATAGTTTCTAAAATTCCCGAATAAGAATCGTTGTTTACCTTTAATAAGGTATAATATTGCATTAAAGAATTTACATATTCTCTTGTTTGATTTCTTAAATATTGGGCTATTGAATTTTCATCATTGAATACATGTAAACCCATTCTAACTACCGTTTCATTTATTGTACAATATCCTCCTCTAAATGGCCTATAATGTAATTCTTCATAAACTTCTACTCCTTTACTATTAGCCTATTCTATAAAATCCCTATAATTTAATTCTTTTAATTTCTATTCGGCTTTAAATAAAATATCTTCTATTTTCTCTCTATTTTTTTTAAATTTATCAAGAGTAAAATACCCTTCTTTACTGTCGCCTTCATTTAAAGAGTCATAAAAACCAAATATTCTATTATAATCATAAGCTATATTATATACTAAATTTTTATAATAATTACCTAATGTATTAGATATAGCTTCTACATAGTCTCCTTCTTTTTTTGTTGCCCATTCTTTTACTTTATTCTGTACTTCTCCTTCTTTTGAATTAAAAATATCAATCCCAAGTTTTTCCAAAGCTATTCTAAAATTTATAAATCTTTTTTTGTCAGAATAACATACAGGTTGTGCCAAAAATTGTCCTTCTTTTAATGGAAGCAAAAACTTGTGAAGGAAATTATGCTGCAATAATTCAGAATCTGTAAAATCTGATACCTATTTAGATTCCCCATACTTATTAAATTCTGAATCCATAGTTATATTCAAAACAGCATTTATAGCCCCTTCTTTAGTAAATAATAAGTTATTTGTTACACAGCTATAATCAGTTTCTGCTTTTCCTACATAAGCTGTTCTAAGAGTTTCCAACCAAATATCCATAAAAGCTTTTGAATGATTTGGCTATTTATCACCATTTCCATTGGTAGTTGTAGGTTTATTATATTTGTCTCCTAATTTATTTTTTGCGTCTGAATAATCATCAAAAATAGTATCACCTTCTGACAGAGAAGTGCCTATCATTACCCTTCCTTCATTTGGAATTTCTAAAAATATTTTTCTATTATCTAAATCACTAGATAATAATTTTCTCATAGGCCTATCAGCATCAGTCCAAAATCTGCTATCTTTAAACCAATCATCAAAATATTCTACATTTTCTTGACTTTCGTTTATCCTATATTCATTATACCTACTATTTATATCAGCAGCTCCTAATACCCTAGCTGCAGCCATTACAAACCTATTTAATGGAGAAAACCTATCGTCCTATGTACTTCTTAATACTTTTTCTTTAGAATCTTTAATTAATAAATCAAGTATTTTATAATCTTGTAATAATTCTAATTGGAGTTCTGTGTCTATAAAATTTAAAAGATTAAGAAACATGCCTACTTTTACAGTACTTTCATGACTTAAATTATGTAAAAAGCTCTCTGTTCCAATAAATTTATTTTTTCCTCTTATTCCATCTACAAATTCTTCTATGTCTACAGAAGTTTCAATTCCATTATCTTCATGTATAATATGAATTGATTGTGTAGCATTTCTTTCTTCAAATTGGAATGTAGGTTCTATAGTTTTTATTTCTAAACGATAAGACTTATCTGGAAAATATATTTTAATAATTTTTTCTTGTTCTAGGGTAGGCTATTCATAAGAAATAAAATAGCCATTCGTTGAATAAATTTGATGCTATGCTCTACTTTTTAATTCAAAAACTTCATTTCTAGTTTTCGATTTCTTAATATCCTATACGGTAATATTTCCGTTATCAGAAACTCTTGTATCCAAATAATTAACAGGACTAGTTGAAGTAAAAGTTGCTATTATAGAAGAACAAATACCATAAACATCTGTATTAATTACAGAACTATTTTCTTTATTTTCTATTTGCCAAATTCCTACCTACTATTTCCCGTTTCCAAAATGACCGTACATAAATCTATAGACGTCTTTAAATACTTGAAAATCGGAATCAATTAATCTATCTTGTTTTAGATCAATTCCTTTACTAATTAAGCCTCTTCTAACTCTATTTGGGTCATTATCAAAAATTCCACGTGTATTTCCTACCCTAACTGGTAATTTTCCGTTTATTAATAATATTCTAAATATATTATATAAGGCTTCTGGTTGGTTTCCATTAGCCAAATCATAAAATGCGTTTTTTAATGCTATTTCCCAAGTGCTATTTCCAAGTATGTTAACAGTTGATCTTAACCTTGAAAGAGCAGCAACATAATCTTTTAATTTTAAGTATCCCCCATTTTCGCGAGGGATACTTTCTATTATTCTTTTTGAAAATTTTCCAGTCTATTTTAAAGCATCAGAAATTGTGTTAGTCCAATCTCCTTTTAAAGCATTTTTTACTTTTAATTGATATTTATATTTAGTAACGGTTTCTCCTCTTCTATTTTGTTCTTTGACTATAGGAGAAGAATATTTTTTATTTCCTTGTATAAACCCTATATCACTTTTTATAATATCGTCAAAATGCTCTAACATTAAATAAGCATTTATTGCTTCCAATAAATTTGAATCAGACGTTTTTCCGGTTATTGCATTTAAAAAATCTTCATTTAATTTCTCAAAGTAGCCATTCTCATTTTCTTCTTTAAGTTCACTTATATATTGTGCAAATAAAGACATTAATTTAGGAAAATGAAGAGAGTTATATGTGTAATTAACATCATATTTACTTAAAGCAAGTGGTTTTATTTTCCCTGTTTCTGAATCAAAATGGTTTTTCTTTAGAAAATCCTGTTTAGTTATAAGAAAGTCATGGATAATCCTGGTAAGTTTATTTATATAATAACATAATCCTTCGTTTAAATCTCTTTCATTTCTAATAAGCCTAGAAGATTCTATATTAGGTCCTCTTTGTACTACACATAAATCAAAAATTTTATGAAAAGCATCATCCTTGAAAAAGGAAATTAATACATCATTATTTCCAAAATAGTCTTCATAATCATCCTTTATTTCTCTTTCTTCTTCGTCTTCTTCTTGAGTTAAATTAACTTCCTTTTTTTCTTCTTTTTGAACAGGTTTTATATTTTCTGTTTTAGAATCACTAAATTCTCTTTCTATATATTTCTTTACTTTTTCTTTTTCATCGTCTAAAATATTTATTTTATCTACGCTACTTATAAGAGATTCTTTTAAATTATTTATAGAAGTATCAAATTCTTCCTAATCATACATTGTTTCTCCTGAATCATTAGGAATATTTTCTAATGGAATGCCCATCTTCTATTTTAAAAATTTTTTTAATTCTCCATATTTTAAATAAGATCTGTCTTTTAAAAATTTTGTTAATTGTCTTTTTATTAAAACATCATCCTTCTAAAATAAACTTTTAACTTCACAAGAATTACCTAACATTTTTATTATATTTAGCAGTTTAATAGTTTATTAACTAATTTATCTAAAAATTCTTCTTTATATTTTTCTTCTTCCCCTTCATTGAGTTTATCAGAAAGGTTTTGTAAAAGTGATTTTATTATATTTTCTTTTCCTTCCTTAATAGATTCTATTAAATATTCTTTTTTGGATAATATTTTTCCATTCCTTTCTTGATCACTTAGGACATCTAAAGCTTTTAATCCCTCATCTATAAGATCTCCTGTTTCTTCCTCATCAAAACCTTCATTATCAAAAAGATAACTTTTAATAGCATTATCTAAACCCTCTTCTGTAAGTTCATTATTAGTTGGGTCTACAGTTGCTCCTTTTATTTCAACTTCTCCTCTATCATTTATTAATACTTTAAAATCTCCCCCACTATTAGTTAAAAAGTGTATTTCTTCTCCTCTTAATTCAAAATGTCCATTCCCTTTTTCTTTGATAGAAGAGACTTCTTTTAAAACAGTCCATTTATAATTATCTTTTCCTTCTTTATTTATATTTATAGGAATATTTCCTATAAGAGAGTTGTGGTTTTCAAGGGGTTTTGTAGAAATATCATTTATTATACTTCTTATATTATCACCAACAAGATTCTTGTATATATCAAAAGGTCCCCAACCCACTTCTGAAGCCTCTTTTAAAGTTTCTTCTATGGTTTCTTCATCTACTATTTCTAACTTAAATAGTTCATTATTAAATAAGAAATGTGTTATTTCTTTTTTCTTTTCCTCTTCTTTTACTTCAATTCTAGAAGTGTCTTCCTAATAATCATCAAAAGATATTTCTATAACAGAAGATCTAGGAACTTTATCGGTCAAGTAATATTGTATCTAAGTTGCTGATTTCTAATATCCTAAACCATTTCGTGTCTTCTTAGATAATAAAGTGTCTACTAACATTCCTTGCCAAAATAAAGATTTTCTCATATGAGGAGGTCTTTTTCCTTTCACAAAGTCGTTAACAGTTCCACCTATTGAAACAGAACCATGTAAGGCTAGATTTATCATATTTATAAATCTTCTGTCATTAGCTTCTGTGCCATCATCACTCAAATAAATTCCAGGCTAAGAATCATATTCTCCATCAGTAGAGTAAGCAGATAAATCATATAAAGGTCTTAATCTAGGTTTTCCTTCTAATACTTCTAGTATAGAACCAAAAGACATTGTCATTTCATTATCTTTTCCCTTATTTAATATAATTCTGTCTTCTATTATATCGTCATTTTCTTTGAATTTAGTTGCATTAATAGCAGTAGCTACTTTAACCAATAATAAAGGAAGTACTTTTAATCGATCAACTCCTTCTAAAGATATTGAAACGTCTTTATCTAAAGTGAAAGTTAAAGTTCCGCCCTTTCTTTCTTTAGCATTATTTAATAGATTTATCCAATTTTTTTCATCAGTAGCATAATCTATTAAATCCTATTCTTTTATAGAATCTATAACTTCTTTTGGGAAAACTTTATAAATTAACTAATTAAATAGCTCTTCTACCATTCCTAGGTTTTGATTAGCTACTATAGGATTTATATAAGCATATCCTTCTTCATATTCTTTATGCCCATAAGTTTTAGTAATTGAATCTCTTATATATACACCATGTTTAGATTCATAACCAAGTCTAAACTGAGGATTTTTAGAAGAACCATTAAAGTCTATTACAGATTTTACATCTTCTAAATCTTCTTTAGTCAGTTCAAAATTTTTATAATTTAAACTTGAATATGTTTCAGATTCTCTTACTTCTTTTGAAAATTTATTTAAATCTATTGATTCTAGTTCTTTTAACCATGTTTCATAACTTTGTCCCTCTTCATGTTTTAAATCCCATATAAAATGAAGTTTAGATTCTATTTCAGCTCTTCTTTGAGCTTCTCTTAATATCTGTTCTTCATTATCAGATTTCAATAATCTTCCAAAGTATTCTAATAATTCTTTTTTATATGCCCTTAAATTTGATCTAAAATTCCAAAAAGCAGTAAACATTCTTATAGATTGAGGAAGAGCTTCAAAAGGGAATGTATAAGTATCACCATGTTTTGTTTCAAAAGCATAATTATATCCTTTATTATATAAAGATTCAAAACTAACACCTGCATGATCTAATGTTATTTTAGATACAAATGGATGCCAAGGAGATGTCTCATCTGTATAAGCATCAAGTAATTCATCTTCTTTTAAAGTTCTTACACTAGAAACTAAAATGAAAGGTTTGCCCCTTCCTTCAGACTCTTCTCCTGTTCTTTCTTTTACCCATGTATATACAGGACTTGTTACATAATTTTCTGTTCTGGCATTATAAGCAGAAACAAAATCAGATGATTCTGGAGTAGAATTAACTTCTCTTAATCTAACTCTAGTTCTTTTATATTTTCCTTTAGAATCTTTTTTAACAGTTCCGTCCTTATTTAATAATTTAGCATCCGCTAATTGAGTTTTTTCTAAGAAATTAGGTTTATTAATTCTTTTGCTTCCAACTCTCCATAGCATTGCTAAATTTTCCCTGTATTCATCTGCAAATCTTCCTTTGTCTATATCGTCTATTTTCTTTTTAAGTTTCCTTATTTCTTCTTCAATCTTTTTTACTCTTTCTTCAGATTCTTCACCTTCTTTTTCTTTCTCTAATTTCTCTATTTTTTGTTCAGCTTGTTTTGATAAAATATCAAAAGAATTAGTAGCTTTACTATCAGGTAAAACAGATAGGGTAATAGTATATACAGCACCATTATTTAATTTTAATTTCATCTAGACATCATTTATAGATTTTACTTCCCAATAAGAATCTTTTAATCCCTATTCTTGAGTAACAAAATGATGTATACTAGGATCTAAATCCTCATGTACTGCATAATACTCTGCATTTTTCAAAATATCTATTATATCATCTTCGCCTATAGCAAAGTTTTCTTTTACTACATTGTTATAATCGTCTAAAAATCTCCTATACTGTACTATAAATTGTATAGGATCTTTTTCCCACACATTAGATAAAATAAGAGATTTAAATTCCCAGAATAATCTAGCATAGTCTTTTTTAGTAGAATTATCAGAAATTTCTTTCTTTCCTTCTACCATCATTATTGCTAGGTCTCTTTTATTTGGGCCGTCGGTAAGTCTCCAAACAGCACTTCCATCCGGAAGTTCCTCTCTTTCAGTACCTAAGAAATTAAAATTAGAATAAGAATGTATAGGATAAGAATAATTGAAATCTTCTAAATCTTTTGTTTCAGCTTCCCTAATATCTTTATTATCCTATGGGACTAAACCTGTTCCTTCTAATTCTTTTGGATCAACGGGAACATCTATTGGCTTATCTTCACTTATAGGAACCTCTTTTTCTTTCTTTTTTTCTTCTTCTATTTTTATTGAATCTTCACTATCAACATCAGTTAAATTTAAAGAATTCAACCATTCTAATTCAGATTTCTAAAATGCCTCAATAGCTTCTGTATTTAATATTACAGAATCAGTGCTATTATCTTCTTGTTTTGGATTTCCTATTACAGAAGTAAGTTTGTTATTTTTTATAATAGTTCCTTTTCTACTTCTTGTTATAATTGTATAAAGATTCCTCATGAAATTCAGAGTCTAGAAAGGACTAGTAAAATCCCTTTTCCATCCTATGTCTACTACTAAATAATCGCATTCTTTTCCCTGAACCTGTTCTATAGACAAGGCTTCTTTTACCTTTCCAGCTGCCTTTAGTTTTTTAAATAAATCAGAAGATTCATCACCAACAAATAATATATCTCCTTCTAATGAATCTACATCCATATCCTTTGAAGAATCGATAATCATATCTCCTGTAAATTCTTTTCCATTTTTATAGTACTAAAGTCTAAATTCTTTTAATTTCTGTATAGTTTGTTTATTATTAGTTTCTGTTTCTTCTGATCCTTCTGATGCCCTTAATATATCCATCATCTGTGATAATTTAGTCTAATTATAATATTTCCACTTATTTGCGTCCCTTAAAGAAAATCCTAATTTAGGAACTCTAACCATAAAAGTAGATTCTCTAGTTAAACTAAATCCTGGATCTGTATTCTAATTCTAATTTTCATCTCCAGAAAATATTAATTCTACATCATTAAAAGCTGCCCATTTGCTTAATATTTGAAGTTCTGCATTAGAAAATAATGTGATTTCATCAATAATTAATCTTTTAGGGGCATCGGGTGTTGTAGATACATTTATTTTTGATATATCAACAGAACGAATTTCTTTATACCCAGAAGGTTCATTTATTTTTAATTTTTCTTTATATTTATCATACTGTTCTACTAATATTTTTTTAAGTAGTTCTTCCTTATCAAATTCTTTTACTTTTATTCCCTTTTTAGTAGCAATTTCAGATAGATTACCAATCTAAGAATCAGTAGGCCCACTTATCCAATCTCCTTCTTCCATAACAGCCTTATCTACTACAGAAGTTTTTCCAGAACCTCCTATTCCTGGAATAAATATAGCATTTGATAATAATACTGTATCCTTATTATCGAAATATTCCGAAAAATATGTTAATGCTTTATTAAAGAGGGGCTTATTAGCTTGATGAGCCATTAATAATCTAATAGCATGTTTTTGAAAAGATAAAGGAGCTAAATTTTTATTTTCTTCTATAAAAGATTTATATTTAGAATAAAAAGAATCTGGACTTAAAGATATTACTGATAATAAATAGAAAAATTTATCATATTCAGTAAAGTTTTCTAAAGAAATATTTGCATCTAAAAGAGACGATTTCTATGTAGCTATTTTAGCTTTATCAAAATTAGAAAGAATTAATTCCAATAGAGTAGTAAGAGTTAGTTCTTTATTTTTTAAAGCTTTTCTTGCATTATTATATAATAATTTTTCTATCTGATAAACAGCAGTTTTTGGATTAGAATCGTCTATTTCATCAATTCCATCTAATAAATTAACAGAACCTAAAGTTAAACTAGATTTTAAAGAACGTAAAAATTTTAATTTAGTATTTTCAAAATTTTGCTCAAATTCTTTATACATTTTAACTTTATTAATTCTATTATTTCTAGATTTTTTTAGCCATCCATTTATTTCTTGATAGTAGTTTTCTAGACTCTATACTAATACATTACCAGTATTAGTATTTATTTCTAATAATTCTTCTGCCTTTTCTCCCAACATATCTTTATGGGTTCTTATCCATTCATTCAATGCCTTATTGGCAGGTAATTCATGTAGGAAGTTTGTGTCTAGAGATGCCTATTTAATTACAGAACGAGCTATCTATAATACTTTTAAAGTATTCTCTAAAGCCTTTATTTGTTCATCATTTAATATATAATCTTCTACAGATTCTAATGTTTCAAAATCTTTATATATGTCTCGCAATACATTTTCTATATCAGCAAAATTAACACCAATAATAGGAGCAATAGCTTTTAAAACTTTTAGTGTAGGATTACTATCAAAGTTTAATTTTTCTTTCAGTCTTTTTACTGCCTTATAAAAAGCATTCTAATTAATAGAAGTAATAATAGAATCTATAAATCTATCAGCTATTTTATTAAGGTCCTAACTTTCTTCTTCCTATAACTAGGATGAATAATGTAATACTTTTTCTGGATTTATATATGCAACTCCTTCTGAAGTAATTATATCGTTGTATTCTGTACTTAATTCAGAAAAAACAGCGGCTTTTTCATCAAGGGTTGTTACGGTTTCCCCTTCATGAGAATCGCTAACTAATGTTATAGCATAATCAGAAGGATTATTAATAAGATATTGAAGTCTTATAAAATCATATAGATTTTTAACAAAAGGAGTATCTTCTTCAATAAATATTCCAGATTTACTTTTTTCTCCTGTTCCTATTAAATCATTTAATTCTCCTACAAAATCTTCAAAAGAAATAAAAGAATCAAATTTTTTCTTATCATTAAAATTAATAAAATCTATTCCACCTTTTGTTATAAATCGAGCTAAAGATTTAAAAGTATAGTATCCAGAACCTGCGTTATAAGGAGCGTCTTTATCAAAATCTGCCATTTTACTATCTCCTTCTTCATCTAATCCAAAATAATCATCAAGTTCATTCTAAACATAAGTTGAAATAATGGAATGTACTCTATCCTTTAATTCACCTACATTAGATAAATCGTCTTTTAAATCTTTAAGTATTTCTTCTATTTGATTAAAGATAGATGTTAGTTCTTGTGGAAAATTATTAGAAGATTTTTTTAATACTGAAGCAATTATATCCTTTTTTCTCCAATTTAAGATTTGAATAATTCTTCTAAAAGTGTTAGAATCAATTATAGAATTTTCATCCAACATCTTGTTAACCTATTCAAGTATAATTCTATCTTTCTTTATTTTAATAAGGCTTTTTCTTATTTTTTTTCTTTTATTGTATTCCTCTTCAGTTTCCCCTTCTTTCTAAGAATCTCTAAATTCAAAATCTTCGTCAATACCTTGTTTTTCCCAAATTGGAACTTCAATATCTTTTCCTTCATTAGTTACTGTTTCTCCTTCTATGTAAGATACAACATTTCCTGGATGAACATAAGAAGTAATACCTCTAGAATTATTTCCAAATTCCAATATATAGTGGCCTAATTTTGGAACTTTACTTCCCCTTGTAGTTATTTCGCCGTCTGCCATTGTTCCAGAACTTACTGCATTTTGATAAGCATCAGACCACATAGCTGCTCTCCATTTTCCAGAAGATTCATCAAAAACTTGTACACTGGCAGAATCATTTGTAGTGTATACTTTTATATGTTTACCTTTTTCTATCAGCAATCTAGTTGCCATATTAAAGTCATATCCCTATTTTCCTTCTGAGAAAAAGACATTATCACTCCATCCATGAAGCCCAGCATCGATTCCTCCTGTATTATTATGGTGAGATTTAATTCTTCGAGTCATCCCATCTTCAGTAATAATATATTCAGAACCCTATTCAGTATAAAATTTTTTAGAAACTTTTGCTCCCTTTGGGCTAGTTATATCATTTAAATTTTCTCCATTAAATGTATTAGGAGATGTTCCAGGTCTAGTAAGAACTGCTTTTTCATAACTACTTCCATCACCGACTTCCATTGTATTTCCAGGAATCCCTTCCCAAAGATCTTGTAAAACTTTTGGAACTTCTACAGGGGTTGTTGTAGTTTTTGTTTTAAGTTTCCTAGTATCTACTTTTATAAATCCTAACTGCCCAAACCAATTATTTAATCCAACTACTCCTCCAGGAGATAACTCTCCCCATGTAGATAATTTATCCCCTTTAGGGATTACTAAAGCAGCTGCCTAAAATAATCTCTTTTTTTGTTCATCAGTTAATGGAGATACTTCTGTATCGTTATCTTTTGTAGTTTTAAAATGGATAGACCAATATCCATCTTCAAGGTCTTTTACTATTTCAAATTTTCTGTCTGGGTCTTCTCTTAATTGTAAATAGAAAGCTTTATTAGTTTTTGAAGGATCTGATTTCCAAGGCTTATCAAAAGTTTCTCCTTTTATTATATTAATGCCCGATAAAAGAATATTTATTTCATCATCAGTAAATTCTTCTACTTGCTAATCCCACAACTACTTAACTTTTGGCAAATTAGGGAATAATTCTTCCATTTTTTCTAAATGTTTTCCCCAAACTTCTACATCTCCATCATTTAAAGTTTCTAATTCTTTTTTAGATCTAGTTTGAACCTCTTTATATAATTCAAAAGCCTAATCTAATTCAATTTGTCTTTTTTCTTTTTTATATTTGTCGTATAAGGAATCAACTATTCCTTTAAATTTATCGATTAATTCATAATAATTAACCCCAAATCTTTGCCTAGTAAAAGCATTTTTTGTCATAGTTAAAAATGCTCCACTTATTTCTGGATTTATAGCAAAAGCTGTTTTCTCTAAATAATAAAGAGATCCAGAAGAGAAAAATTCTTCCTTTCTTTTATTTAATTCTTCTTTCTTTGCTTCTAATTTTTCTTTTTGCTCGACATACTAAGGATCATCATCTCTCTTTTCTTTATCCTTCGTCTGTTCTTGTAAATCCTATAAAGCGGTTTCATTTGCAACTATTGTATCAGTTAAATCCTCAAATTCTTTAAAATAGCCTGCTATATAAGAAGCATCTTTAATAGAACCTCTTTCTACATCCTACTCTAATTTATCATTCAAAGCGGCCATTTTATAGTCAGATAAAACCATTCTATCAAATAATTCATCATCAGTTAAATTTAATTGATTTCCTTTTATAATGTTATCCATCTATAATATAGATGATTTCATCATATCATAAACAAATTCATTTTGAGATTTATTATTTTGATCAGCTGTAATAAAAGTTTTTGTTTCGTTACCTTCTGGATCAACACTAGTGGTAGTATTTACAGATAAATTAGTATCACCTAATTGTCCTTTATCACGCAATTTACCTAATTCTTCTAATATTTCATTGGTTTTTCCCTACCTTATTGCATTCATTAATTCTCTATGGTATTGTACATCTACAGTCGATTTTGGATTTTTTATAGCATCTACTCCATAAAATAATCCTCCACCAATAGCTCCACCAAAGAAAGACATTAAATATCTGTCTTTGGCGTTTTCCCAAGCACCTACATCTTTTTGAGATACTAAACCAAATTGTCCTGCCAATTCATATAAAGATTTAACAGTATCAGAAACCAATTCTTCTGATACTTCTTCTAAACCTTCTCCCAAAGCTTTTCCAAAAAATCCTGCAGAATGTTCTTTTAAACTTTGTAAATAATTATCCTTAAAGGAACTAACTGCTTTTTTAGCAGAATTCTTTCCTTTCTATACTAAATTTAGTAAATTCTTTTTACTTGCTTCTTCTTTAATAGTAGAAATCCCGGCCTTTTGAGCCATTCTTTCCATTATTGGTGTAACATCTTTTTCAACAGATTCTTTTAAGCTTTTTCTAAAAGCTTTTTGTGCAGCCAATTCTGGAGTATCATCAAAAAACATTTCTCCTAAACCTGTTTTATCTACAAAATACATTCCCAAAGTACTTCCTAATGCAACAGCAGCTGCTTCCATTTTAGTTGCACCATGTTCTAACATAGATTCATATACATCTGTATTAGATACTAAAGCCATATAAGCAAGAGATAAATTTGCTCCTGTTTCATAACTTTTAGAAATAGCTTTTTCAGCGGCTGGCATTACTTTTTCTAAAGCCGCTGCTCCAACAGCAGTATTTTTCCACTTGCCAGATGCCATTAAATCTGCTACACCTTTACTGGAATCTGCTCCTGTATATTTTATAGCGGCTGTTATAGAATCCATCTTTCCTTCAAAGGCCTCTCCAAGCTTTCCTTCTTTCGCCTATTGTATTATTCTATTAGCCTATTTTTCATATTCAGCCATTGCTTTACTTTCAGCAGAAGCAAGAGATCCTTTTATGCCTTTTCCTGTATTAGTTACCCAATTAGCTATTTGCTTTTGCTGTCCCCACTATAAAGCAACATCAGAAACCAACCCAGCAAAGTTTTCAAAAGAAAAAGCATTCTATCTTCCTTTTTCAGAAGTAGACGTAGAAAGTCTTTTACCAAATGCCGCAAGTGTATTAACAAACTGTGAATCTTCTTCCTATCCCATTAAAGAGGTAAATACACCATCTAGCATTGGCAATGTTTTAGCCAATTCTTTAGCTATCATTAATCCGCTATAAGCAGCAGAAATCTCTGCTCCTCCTAATACCATAGGAGCTAATGCCACTAAATTCTTTGCTATAATTCCAGCAGTACTTTTTTCAATATCATCAGAATCAAAAAAGTCGTATTTATTTATAGCAGAATCTTCTTTAGTAAGAACATCAAAAGCACTTAATACTTCTTTTCCTACTATTGACCTTCCTCCTAAAGTTTCATAATAATATTCTCCCTAAGGATTTAATTTCTTTTCTCCTTTAAGGTGTTTAACAGTCTATCCAGTTATAGGATCTGTTTCTTCTTCATCTTTGTCATAAGTGGCCAATACCAAAGAATCAGCAAAAGGATTTAATACGTTCGTTATATATCTAATAGGGTTGGTAAATAAAGAATAGTCTTCTGGAGAATGTTCTATAAATTTACCTTCTTTATAATCCCATATTTTTTGTCTTTGTGCTAACTCAGCTTCGGTTTTAGTTCTAGGCCCTTCCATATTAAACCCAGAAATACCTAAAGAAGTATGATTTGGGTTGTCTGTTTCTATTAAATCTAAACCAGGATTTTTGACACGAGAAGTTGGTTTCTGGAAAGTATCCCAGAAACCATATTCATAATTGTCAACTTTCTAAGAAGAAGAAAAATCAGAAAATTTATATGCTTGTTGTTGATAAAAAGCATCAAATTTATCTGGAGAAAAGTTACCTTCATTGTCTTTAAAAATATCTTGATTTTTGATATATTCAGAATTTTTATAATAATCAGCATCTTTTAACTGAGTATTATCCAAAGTCATTCCTAAAACTTCTTTAAAATCCTGGCTTTCAAAAGTTGGATTATTTATTCCAGCAACTATCCAATCGTTTTCTTTTAATTGTTTATTCATTATAATACTCCTGTTTTAACCGTGCCAGCTTGAGACCTTTTATTAAATATCTAATAAGAGTGTTCTAAAGCTCTAGCATCAGCTGTTTTTACTTTAACTCCTCCAGCATTTTGGGCTGCAAGTGCATTATTTATAAGAGGTATAAATATAGAAGCTTTATATACTTCATCATATCCAAATTCTAACCAATGATTGTTAACATCAAACTCATAATTAGATTTATTCTTATCAGTACTAAATGTTTCGTTCATCATTCTTTCAACATCTTCTAATTCATCCTCATCCGTTATTTTATCTATATATTTACTATCCTTACTAATTACTCTATCAGAAGTGTATCCCTATACTACTAGGAATTGTCCTACTCTATTTTTATTAGGCATTCCATCTTCTCCTACTAATTCATCTAAATGAGCTTCTTTTAATTTTTCAGCAAATAGCTTTTGATACTATTCAGAGTTTTTACCAATTCCATTTTGTTGAGCAATTTGGTCGGTTTTATTTATAGCATCTTGGAAATCTTCTATGATACTAAAATCGACTTGTTTAGTTCCATTTACTATTCTAAACGGAAGAGTAGTAATTGCCTTATCTTCATTATTAAGATATAATATATCTTTAAATTTATTGGGATTTACTGCTTGGTCACCAAATGTAATACCTCTATTTCCGTCTAAAACTCCTTGGAAACCGCTCTTCGTTAACATATCAGCTAAACTCATATTCCCTTCTACTTCTGGTAGGGCTGAATATTTAGTAGCATTTACTCTTAAAGCAGCTCTATAACCGTTTCCATTTTCTTGGTCTCCCCCTGGTCTTATAACCAATGTTCCAGGATGACCGCCCTGTTCTGCTATCATTTGTGCAACAGGAGATAATTCCATTCCTCCTATTCCTCCAGACTCTCCTCTAGGGCCATTAGTAGCTGTAGCATCATAAGATATACTAGTTTTTTGAGAAATGTCTTCATTAGCCATATACATCTATTTAATTAATTCTACAGGTTTTCCTCCAGAATAAAGTTTTAATAAAGTTACTTCATTAGGAGAAAGTTGAGACATAACATAAGTTATGGCCGCTTTAATTTGTTCTTTCTATGTTTTTGTAGCATTTTTTATTTTATATATGCCATCTTCACTTTGTTCTGTTAAAAGTTGAAATCCTTTTTGTATTTTTAATACTTCTTCTTTCGTATGTAAAGACTCATTCTCTATTTCAGTAGTTCCTACTTTTATAGGAATTTCTTTTATTTTTTTATTAATAGCTTCCATACTTGTAGCATTTCCTACAATGTTAGTAAGCTACATATTATTAGCGTAAGTTGGATAATATTCTCTAAGATTAGCTACTTGTTGATTAGTTAAAGGGTTTACTTTGTCTTTATTTTTTTCATATTCTTCATAAGACATATAACTAATAACTCCTTCTTCATTTTGAACTACCATTCTTCCGCTAGAGTTAATAGCAAATTCATTTAATCCTCCTTTTTCATCTGCTTGCTTTTTAGCAGCATCTAACTAATCTTTATTATATTTGGCCATATTAGCTTGTCTAATTGCTTGAAGAGCTCTTACTTCTAAATCATCAGTATTTATTCCTCCTCCAGTTAAATTAGATAAACTATCTAACCTTAATTGTTTTTCTAAACTAGTAGTAATTGCCTATACATCACTAGGAAGCCCTTCTAATTTAGTTAATAAATGTTTTAATACTTCGTCTAATTTTTCAGCCTATTCTTTTCCTTGATTTCCTGTCCCAGCTCCAGAAGAAGAAGAAATAGAATTACCTAACTAAGATGAAACACCCTATGTCTGGGAGGTATCTCTTCCTGCATAAGGAAGGGGTGTGTATACCCAAAAAGGGGCTATTCCTCCGCTTTGATATTTTAAAGGTAATCTTTTATATTTAGGCCTGTCATTTAATTTTTGTGCTTCTAAAGATAGCTTTGACATTTTTTCAAAATGTTCTACAGCATCTCTGGCACTTTTATAAAGTAATTCGGCATTTTTAGCATTATTATCTTTAATAGTAGTTCTAGTAGTTGTTTTCTATTTAGATGATACTCTAGATCCATTTGCCGAAATTTTTATTTTTCCGCCTCTTTTAAAATAATAATTATTTAACTAAATATCATTTAATAACTTTAAAGTATCATCTTGTCTACGTCTTGTTACATAACTATTAAATTTAGATAAAGCCTTATATAATTCTCTGTACTTTTCTTTCTCTTCTTCTGTAAGAGGCTCGTTTTTATTTATTAATTCCTATAATTCTAATCTTGCATCATTTGCTGTCCATCGTTTTCCGTCATATGTAAAATCTACTTCTCTTGTTTTTGTAGGATTATCTGGATCAGCTTCATAGTATTTTATATACCCATTATTAAGTATATCTTGATATTCGTTATTTATATTATATTGTCTGTTTTGAACACTTAAAGATTTTAATAATTCTTCTCTTTCTCTTGCTCTTAATTCTAATCCTTTAAAGAAATTTTCAATACTAGTTCCTTCAGATGCTAATTTTTGTGCTAATAAGTTATGTCTTGCATTCTCAGCTGCAACAAGAGATTTCGTATTCTAATTAGCAACATCTGTAGCTCTAGCAATATTATTGTCTTCATGTGTTGCAGATTCAGCCCTGGTTTCTCTAATTCTCTAATTGTCCGCTAAATCCCCTTGTGCTTCATATTCAGCTCCCTATCTTTGTGCTTCCATTACTTGAGCCATTTGGGAGTCCATATTAGAAGTAACAGGTCTAGATCCCATATATCTTAACCTAGAAGCCCTATTATAAAACTATTGTTTAGTAGCTTCATCTCCTTCTACTCTTCTATGGGTATTAAAAGTCTTTATTAAAGCAGGGTTAATTCCTTTTAAAGCTTCATTATATATTCTATTATCAGACCATAGATTATGAGCAAGTCTAATTCCATCTAATGCATCACTCCATTTAAATCTCTATCTAAATTTATTTAAAAAATCATTAAATCCAGGACTTCTTGGACCAGGTTGTCTTTCTGGCATCCCATTCTAATCAGTCGGTTGTTCTTCTGGCTATCCTTCTGGCTATCCTTCTGGCTGTTCTCCTTCTGGTTTCTATCCGCTTCCAGGGCCTGTTAATTGATAATCCCTCCAATAAATAGTATTATCGTCATTCCAACCTTCTTTTACAGGGTTTTCTGATACGGTATAATTACCTATAACACTTGGATCAACCCAATGCTGATTTCCCTATTCATCATTATAAAAATATCTTTTACCTTCATTTAAGAATACATTATGTCTAGCCCCTAAAATATTATCATATCTAATATGGTCTATATAATCCTTTAAATTGGTATAAGTTTTTTGAGTAGGCCTTCCATAAGTATCGGCAACTTTTGTTGTCCAAGAGGTTCTTAAATTTCCATTAGGATCAAAGAATCTCTATTGATTATTGTCAGGCAGAAGTCTATCTACAGCTTCCGCCCACTTTTTTCCTATATCAGTGAAATTACCGTTTTCATCCAATAATTTATTTCCAAAATCTCTATAATACTAATGTGATTCTATATCCTAAGTAGTTCTCTAAGTGTTTCCTACAGTAGCCCTGTATCTATTTCCCAACCCTTCTATGTTAGAAACCCAAGGATCTCTATAATCACTTGCGTTTACTAACCTTTCAGTATTCATAGAATACTGGTATTTATTAGGGTCATAATCTATTAATCCGTTATACCAAGGCATATTATTTATTATTTATTAAAAAGTCTGTTAAATAATTATCTAAATTTCTATATATTTTACCTCCATATTTAAATATTCCATGGCTTTCCATTAATCTTTTCATTAACTCGTCTCTATTTTTATTGAAATAAATTCTATTTATATAATCCTTTTCAACTGGATTAGATATTATAACTTCTCCAGACCTTCCATTAAGACTAGGTATAGTATTAGACAATACCCAATCTGAATTAGAGTTTTTCATTAATAATATTTGTCCTTCTGTCCAGTCCTTTCCAGCAGCAGGAAAACTCATAATACCATCATGTTGTAATATTAATTTAGGGCTGGCCATTCTTCCTACAGGTGTTACATAAGGCTTTCTTCCTTTAGGTGTCATATAAGGCTTCTTGTAGGCTCTTAATCCTTTAGGTGTCATATAAGGCTTCTTGTAGGCCCTTAATCCAGCAGGAGTTTCTCTTCCAAATAGTCTTCCTCTCTGTATTGCCCCTCTAAATGCCCTTGGAACATTTTCACTATTTTCTATCTAACTATTTACTCTTTGATATACTCTTCTATTATGATTTTTAGGTGATAAGAAACCTCTATTAGCATCAGCTATTTCATTTACTTGTGCCTCTGTAAGAGGTGCATTAGTATATATAGAACCTGTTCTTTCTACGTCTATTTTAGGGCTTCCTAAATTTCTTCTTGCATTATACCAATGAGGTTCTCCTAATATTATATCGTCTGGCTCTGCTCCTGCTTTATGAAGAGCCGCTTTTACTTGTTCATTCTCGGATAAAATTCTTCTTTGTTCCTTTATTGATTTTATTCTTAAATTTTTCCATATAGGAGCATCTGGAGCATCTTTTAATTCAACATTTAATTCTTTTATTTCATTTCCTACCTTAACTTTAAATTTTACTCTTCCTAATTGTTTTAATCCTCTGGCTGCATTTATAGCACCTACAGCTTTAGCAGATTTTACACCTTTCATTGCTTGTATACCTACTAAAATCTAGCCTAACTGTTTCCAATCTCCAAAAGTAAAATCTTCTCCACTATTTATTTTGGATACTAAATTTGCTCCACCCATACCTATAAGAACTCCTGCAAGTGTTTTTCCTCCCCATTTTATCAAATTAGTAAGAGTTTTCACTGCTCTTGCTCCTAAAGCAAAGTCTCCAATAATAGGAATAGCTCCAATCGCTCCTAATGTATAATCACCTAAAGTAGACCAAAATCCTGCTCCTTCTTTAGTGTGTGCATTAGCATAATGTCTTGCTCCCGCTGCTCCTAAACCTAAAGCAGCTGCAGAAAAAGGCTCAGGGTCTATAATAGAAACAACATCAGCAGCTAAAGAACCTACCATTCCCCAAAAATACTCAGGATTCTTTTTAATTACTTCTGAAAGACTGTATTCATCAATATTTTTTTCTGGCTGGTCTTCTGCTACAGGTAACTAAACTTCTAATCCAGAAACAGGTTGTTCTGTTTGTTGTTCTGTTTGTTGTTCTGGATTTTGCTGTCCCGCCTGTTGTTGAGCTGGCTATCCTGCCTATTGCTGAGCTTGAGACTATTGTTGTTCATAATTCTATCTGCCTTCAGCAGTCAATGTATCTGTTTCTAAAAAATGTTTCCAATTTATACCTGCTGCATTTAAAGCTTGTTTTATTTCGTCTAAATTTCCTAATTGTAAAGCATGTAAAGCATTTTCTAATTTCTCTTTATGTTCATCGGCATCTTTAAATGCAGAGCCTTCATAATTCTATTCAGGCAATTCTCTTATATATTCTTCTATTAGTTTTCCTAATGCTTGCTTTCTATTTTCAATTCCTCTATAATGTGTATTAGGATCTACTTTATCCATATCATCCCAATCACTTATATTTGGATTTTCTTGTCCTCCAAATACTTTCTTTATAAAAAATTTATCAAAATCACTTGGAGTATATTTAGGTAATCCTTCTAATCTTTTCTTTTCTTCCTTTTCCTCTTTTTTTCTTTTCTCTTCTTCACTATAGGAGTTTTCTTCTAGTTTTCTGTTTATATAATAAGCAGCATCACCGTAAGCTTCTCTTAATTTCTTTGCTAATGCATGATTATCTATCTGTTCCCCTTCGTATGTAGTATTTCGTACTCCGTTTATTACCTACATACCTGTTATTCCCCTGCTCATTAAGTCCTAATAAGCTGTTCTAAATCTTTCCTATTCTTTCTTACTCCAATTCTATGAAGCAATATAATCTTCCACTTCAGCGGCTGCTTTTTCATTAAATGTATTAGCATCTACTACTCTGTCATATCCAAAGTGCAAAGTGGTCCCACCCTATTGTAATTTTTTAATTTGTGCCATATAATATAGTAATTAATACAATAAAAGGAGCACACTAAAATAATGTACTCCTTCTTTATATAGTTCTTATACATTAAACCTACAGTAAGGAGCTTTGCAAATTTAATATATAATATAATTATTATCTAAAAAGAGCCTTTTTAAAAAGGCTCTAAAAGAGTAAAAATTAATATTTTACCCTTCTTACAAGGCGACCACCTCTTCTATAAACAGGTTCGCCTTCAGGTGCTTCCTCTGGTGCTCCCTCTGGTGCTGGTCCACCTGGACCTCCTTGAGCTAATTGCACAAGTGCTTGACATACAGCCATAGCTGTTTGGCAGTCTTGTGATTGAACTGCTTGAGCAGCTGCCTGGATTAATTGCATCATTGGGTCTTGTCCACCGCCCTGTTCTGGCATTGGGCCACCTTCTTGAAATCTATAAACTCCACTAGGAGTATAATTTCTAATGTTAATATTCATAAGTATTAATACTTTAATTTATTATTTTAACGACTTTGTTTGTCAGCATCTAATATAATTATATTAAAAACCATAAACCACGTTCATAAATATAATATATTCTTATATTGTAAAAAATGCAAATTTATAAAAATTTTTAAACGGGGGCATTTACATATTCAGGTTCTCTTTCGTCTTGTTTTTTTAACACTTTGAATATGTATTTTCCCAATGCTTTATAATCTTTATCTTCTTGAGATAAGTTTGCTTTTATAGCCTTCTTCAAAAGTATTTTAGTTTCTCTTCTTGAAACTATTCTTTCTCCACCTTTTAACTCCATTTGAGTACTTCCATCAGGAGCCAATACTTTCATTGTTATTTTATCAGTAGTATCTCCTTCATCTATATCAACTTCATCACCTACCTAAACTCCAGAATTTTGATTTAACTCTAAAACGTAAGCTACATCTTTTTCTGTAATAGGGGTCTCATCCATCGGTTTTCCTTTTGCTATAGATATCACTTCTAAATCATCATTTATAAAGATAATATCTAAAGGTATTTTAGTATTATGCATCCAGAAAGAGACGTCTTCAGGAGGATCATATGGAAATAACATTCCTTCATCGTCAGGTAATTCGTCAACAGTAGACAATCCTCTTTCCTTTTGCTCTTCTGTTTTTGCTATAAATACCTTATACTTTTTATTACGAACTATTACAATTCCTATATTTGATTTTTTCATTATCCCCAAGGTTTTAATGGATTTCTATTATCTCTTTCTCTTTGTTGTTCTAAAACAGGTAACATTATCCTATTCACCCAATTACGAGGGCTTGTTGGAACATAAGGAACTTTTGGCTTTTCTCTTCTTTGTTGTTCTTCCATTTGTCTTATTCTCCTATCCCTACCTACATTATATATCCTTCTATCCTATTCTCTTCTTCTTCTTTGTATTTCCCTAGTATAAGGCCTGTCTTTTAATCTTTCATTTCTTACTGCTGTCGTAGACAGTAAATTACCTGCTCTATGCTAAGTGGATTCTCTTGCAACATTTGACATATCTTCCATAAATTTTAATGAATCTAATGAATTGCCAAATCTTCTTGCATATTCTCTTCCTACATCATCAAATCCTTTTACTACAAGTTTCTTGGTTTCAGGATCCTCAAAGCCATGAGCCGTATGCTCAAATGCTCCAGGCATGTCATATAAATCTCCCTATGAAAAAGGATGCTTTGCTAAGTCTTCAGCGGCATCTCTATAAGAACTATAACCATAATAATTTGGAACAATATGCCCAAAGAATTCATTATTAAATTCACTTAATCTCATGGCTTTTTTATTTATGTCTGTTGTATTTCTAGGAAAACCGTATTCTGTATAGTCTCTATCAGAACCTAAAAATATTATTCCAGGAAGAGTATGAGGCCTTTGTCGTCCATCATCATAAGTATGCCCCAATGGATATAATTCTCTTCTTCCTCCAGATACAACAATTCTAGGTTTTATGGTATCCATCAAGTTTAATACCCTTTGTGTATTATATTTATTTTCAACCATATCTTTATATATGGCATTTCCTAGATTTCTATCTTCAAAATAATTTGAAAATTTAGACTAATTGGGGTCTTCTACTATATATTCTTCTATTATTTCCTCATCAGGTCTTTTTCTAGTATTATAGTCCCAATATAAATGTGATAAACTAATTGGAATCATTTTTCCTACATTAATTTAATTAGCCCTGTTCTATCTTCCGTATTATTCATTATCTCTTTTGTAAGCATTCTTCCACATTGTATAGCTATTTCATCCTTTTTAGAATTAGAAGCATCTTCAAATTCCTTTTTTAATTTTTCTATTTTGTCTGTTACTTCTTTTCTAAAAATTATTTCATTACATTCTATTTCTGCCTATTGTTTTCCTTCTGTATCAACAACAGGTATTCCTTTCTATGTTAATTCTTTTGAATTTTCCATATGATGTTTCCTGGCATGTAAAGCCCCTTCAGGAATAACATTTAAAGAACCTCCCTTTTTAAAGCTCTATGATCCTGTCATAAAATCATAATCACTTGAATTTATAGCTCCACCTTCTTTAAAAGAGGTCTATCTTCCATTTTGGTTTACTACTCCTACTCCATCGCCATTTAAAAATATATCTCTTCCTTTTCTGTCTTTTCCTATAGGTTTTCTTCCTTGTTTTTGGTCCTCATCTATGGAATCTACTTCTATATATTCTCCTTCTATAAAATCTTTTCCTTTTAAAGGGATTTTAATTTTCTTTAAAGAGCCTCCTTTTTTATACCTTTTAGGAGATTTCAAATCTCTATAATACTCATCAACTGGGACATTAAATATAAAGGACAGAACTTCAGGAGAATACATATGGAGTAAATCTCTCATATTATCTCCATATTTATTTTCATCTGTATCTTTTAAATTAATGAAAAATTCAGGAGAATATTGTTGTCCTTTAGACATATATTTAGCGGCAGCTATTCTTGCAACTAATTCTTCTGGCTAATAATATCTATCTGGATTTTGTTTTATAAAAGATATGTCTGCTCCTAATTTTTTAAGCCTTTCATCACTTAAATTCTCCCAATAGTCTTTTAATTGTTCCATTACTTTTTTAGAAGGAAAAGCATGGAATCTTTCATGTACTAAAAATTCATTAGGTGTTCCTTTATATGTTCCTGGTAAATAAATTATTCCGTCATCATAATAAGGATAAGGGTCTTTAGTATATACTATTTTTGCATTTTGTGGAGAATTTATTACTATTCCTCCTTCTTGATGTTTAATAATCCCTCCGTTTTTATATTCATTGTAATGTCTGATAAATACAGGATTTTCTTCTTCAACCGCATTATATTGAGGTTCGTTAATAGTGTAACCTTCTACTGCCCTTTCTATCTTATCACTCCAAGGTTTATAAGTTTTATATTTTTCTGTAAATAATTTAGCTTCTTCTGGAGACATTATTAAAATATCTCCCATTTGTTCTGCTCTATCAGCGGCTTTTCTCCAATCATCAATATAAAACAAATTTCCATTTTCGTCTTCTTGAACTTGTGGGAATACAACAGCCCCTCTATCATCAGTGAAATAGCCTAATATATGAGAAGAAACTCCTTTACCATCAGGACTTTGTATAACTCTTATTTCAGGTTCATTAAGTCTTTGAATAAATCTAGGATTCTATTCCATAGCATAATCAATTAGTTCACTTAATGGCCTAACTCTTGGTTTAGAAGATGCAGTCCTTACTCTGTTTCTTAAATTTTGAATATAATTTATAGGTTCAATTTTAATACCCTATTGTCCTCTTTGAATTTGATTTAATCCACCTTGTATATCCTAAGCATATCTTCCAGTATTTACAGAAGCCATTTGTGATCCTTTTATTTCTCCTAGTTCAGCTAAATCTCCCATATCAATTAATTTTTCCCAAGCTTCATTAGCAAATGCTAATCTATTTCTTGCTTTTTTATAAGCCCCACGAGAAAATGTTCCATAGGTTTTTCCCGCTTCATTTATAGCTTTATCTAATTTAGATTCTAGGTTTCCATAACTACCTAATAATCCTGCTGTTTTTTCTTTATTTTGCCAACTATAATTATCGAATGTTCCAGTCTTTTTTGCTCCTGCCATATTAAGCCATTTAACAGGGGCAGGAGCCCAGGCTGAACCTAAGATAGCATCTTGGACTGTCATGCCATCAGTTGATCCAAATAAATTTGATAGTCCTTTATTTAAAGCCATGCCTCCTGATATTACTGAACCAACTGGGCCGATAGCATTAACTCCAGCCTGAACAGCATCATAAGCTAAGTCCATATTTTTAGTAATGCTACCATATTTCCCTTGGTATTCTTTAGAAGGGCCATTCATTGCTTGCAAACCTGCACCTACTGCTCCCATTCCAAAAGAAGATATTCCAGCAGCACTACCAAAAATATTACCTACTCCAGCCATTCCATTGTTTACAAAAGCCGAACCTACTTGACCTAAACCGCTAGAAACTGCTCCTCCAGCAAATTTAGAAAACTTAGAATGGTTTCCCCAAGATTCTATTCCTTGACCTAATAATCCTGCACCTATTCCAACTGCACTAGTAGCACCAGATTTTAAACCATTAGTAAGTGAATTTTGTAAACTCTGTTGTAAACCTCCTTGAAGAAGTCCTCCAGCAATTCCTGATATTATATTTCCTCCTGTAGAATTACCAAAAATATAGGGAGCTAAAGCATTTGCTGTGGACATCCAACTTGCATAATTATTAGTATTCATATTAGAAACGGCAGCAGCAACATTAGTTCCACTATTAGCTTGTGGCTAAGCTCCTCCTATAGGACCAGAAGGATTCTCATATTTTAGTACTTTTCTCATGAATTACTTACTGTATAAAATGTTAATACACTGTGGATTAATGCCAAATCGTTTCCACTATATCTTACTTTTATTTTTATCCATTTATCTCTTATTTTTGTTTCTTTTCTAGCCGTCCAGTTTCCTGTTCCTAAATGAATTACATCTTCTAATTTCCTTTCTTCTTCATCAAATCCCTATAATACTGTATTAGGTAAATATTCCTTATCAGTATAATCTATTTGTTCTTTATAACTTTCAGGTAAATCTTTCTTACTTATAGTACTTACATCAATATCTTCAGGAATATATTGTAAAACCAAAGGAGGTTTATCATTCTCTGTCCAGGTTTCGTTCTTCTACATATAGGTTATAGAAGGTATCTATACTCTCCAAGTTCCTTCTTTATAATGAGAATTTCCTCTTATTCTTCCCTCTTTATTTATAGGAGAGTTTTTAATATGAGTAACAAGATTAAATTGATTCTCATCTTGAGACCAAACTATTTCAGTTCCAGATAGATTTTGGTAATCTACACCATTAGAGAACATTAATTGATATGTATGGTATATATCATCAAATTTGTCTATTCTATTATAATATAAAGGGAATATAGTAGATTTCTAATAATACTATCCATTTTTCATTTTTTGTGCTTCCCTCTAATTAAATATAGAACCGTTATATGCAACAATATCAGTGTACTTATTATTATAAAGAATATCTGAACCTAAATTCTAAAATAATTCTTTTGTTGCTTCTTGTCTGAAATATTCTAAAGGTTTTCCAGAAGAGAAATCATAATTATCTCCATTTATTTCAAAATGGAAAGATTCAGGCTCAGTTTTGTTGCTTATAATTCGGAAATCTTCCCATATCTTTTGTAAAGAAAGTTGGTCATTTACAACAAATTCAAATTCAAATGGATGAACTTTTCCGTACCATTTGGTAGGATATATAGTTTCCTGAATATCAATAATTCCTGCTTTTCCATGTTTCCAGAAATCTGTATTTAAAGAAGCACATTCTATTATTTTATTTCCATCTTTATCTAATATATAATTTCCTTGTCCATCTTTTTCATATTCTGGATATGGATTATTAAATACTTCTTCAGAAGTTACAGCTATTGTTTCTGATTTATTTGTTATAGTAACTGTTTTAGTCTAACCTTTATAATCACTATAGGTTATTTCTCCATTTACAGAAATTTTTAATGTCTATATAGGCTTCTTTTTAAAATCCGCTTCTTCTCCAGTGTATATTAAATAATGTTCATCATCTTTTTCTATTATTACAAAATTCTTATCGTTTCTATGCAAATCTTTTTCAAAACTAAACTGGAACTTCTATCCATATGTTTTATCCGTTTTAGAAAATCCTATATTTAAAGATTCAAAATCATCATATCTTAATTTAGTATAATATTTACTTCTCTTCTCTTCTCCTTCATACTAGTAAGTAATCTCTTCTGATTCTTTAATTATTGGAATATCTAATGTTATTCCACTACTTTCTGGATTCCAATAATTACTTTTCCAAAGTAATGCCATATATTTAGAAGTATCTCTATCAAATGAAAAATACTAATTATCAATATTGGCAGAATAAGAAGGAACCCAAGAATAGAAAGATATGAATTGGTTTATATATTCATTAAAACATAAACTCCATACATTTTCTTCTTCTGGTTTTTCTTTTCTATCGTCATAGAATGTAAACATTACATCTTTTTTATTATTATTGTAATGTGTCTTTACATTTCTAAGACCTATAGTTGGCTAAGTTTCTCTTTCTGATAAAGTTATGTTATCAACTAAGAATTTATTAACTTTAAAGTCAGATAATATTGTTATACCAGAGCCATTAACTGCCCATATTTTTTTGCTAACAGTATCAACACCATAAACAACACCTGTATCTGATTTTAATACACTTTCTGGCCATTGAGAGCCGACTGAATCTGATATAATATTTAATTCGTCTGGAAGGACTTTATTAGAATTAATAAATATTTGTCCTCCTGCTCCTTCTCCAGCAAAAGCTCTTTCATTAATTGCAGCTATTCCTATTCCATGCTCAAAAACAACTAATAAATTTCCATTCATTTCTACAAGAGCTGTTATACCACCATATTCAGAAGAATAATCTTGCGAGTAAGTGTTTAATGAATACCTATAATTATTTTTATAAGAATCTTGTATAGCTATTGCTGAGTATTGTATTCTATTTGAGAAAGTATCTTTTATATAATTAATATTATGTAACTCAAAATAGTTTTTGAATCCTAATGTATTTCTAAAACCATCATTATACAAATAAGAATCCTATAATTTATTTTCTCCTTTTGCTCCCAATTTAGTTCTTGGCCAAAAACTTCTAGGAGATCCCATTATAGCCTCTTCTGATACATAAGAATGGTCTACAGACCTTAAAGCATAATTGGTTGCTGATTTTACTCTTATAGTAATCCAACTTCCCATCTAAACAGCATTTAAATCACCGACAGCAATATTAGCCCATTTAGATTGGTTACTAACTGTATAATTATCTCTCCAAGTTTTTTTATCTATTATAACATCATTACTTGGAAGAGAAGGGTCATTAAAATTCCTAAATACTCTATAAGTAAAAGTATTTAAATAACAATCTCCTCTAAAACACTTTAATATTCTTTCATTATCTACTAAAGTAATACTTTCAAAATTATATCTATCAGAAATTGCAAAAAAGGAATCACTTGAGTTCATTCTGTCTAAATATTCCTATTGAGAGCCTCCTTCAATCCATGTTGCAGGATATATATTATAAGTAATTCCAGTTTCTAATTCTGAATCACTATTTATAGCTAAATAAGGAGAATACTATCCCCTGACTAAATTAGAAGCCTTATCTACATTCTTAGAAGATTTTTTATCTCCCATTTTCATAACACCATTATCATATTCTACATATTCAAATCTAAATGCTTCTTGTGTTTCCCCAATAGTAGATTTATATATATCTTCTCCGATAGCAGCTATAGGAATATCTTCTGTAACAGCAACTATTTTTACTTCTTTTAAATTTCCGCTAACATCATTTGTATAATTTTCCCATCTATAATGTCTTCCTGATTTAGTTAAATCTTTTGATCCAAAAGCAGGCTATATTTTAAATGAAGATCCATTAAAAAACTAATTATAATAAGGCTAATTTAATAGAAAATCTGGACATATTCCAGCATAAGCCGTCTTACTTAAATTTTCGCCAGGTTTATCAAATTCATATAACCTATCATCATAATCCTAAACTAAATATCTATCATTATCACAAAAACGTTCCACAACATACTTATACCCTCCATCTTTTGCATCTGTTTCATAAGAATCTCTATACTTAATAACAGGAGCTTTTAATACATTATCCATAGGTAATAAATACATCTGGGCTAAAATATTAGGAACACATTTCTATCTTACAAAGAATAGCCCTCTTATTCCTAATAATCTTAGATAGTCAGATACTTCTTTTGGTATATTAAAAGTTATGCTGAATACTTTTTCTTCTTCATCCTATTCCTTTGCATCTAAATAACAAACACCTCTTGCATTAGAAAATTTCCAATTTGTTATTTCTGGTGTCCATCCATCATCATCTACTCTGATATAATTTCTAGAAGGAGGCGCACCTTCTACAGATTCTTTAAAAAATTCTGGATAATTTACATCAATTTCTGATTTATTTAATGTACCTCCTAATGTATTATAAACATTTGATAAATTTCCATTATTGTATATAAATACTACTCCAAATCTATAGTATTCTTTATTAAAATACCCAACATTATTATAAATATTATAGGAATTATAATATTCCCAAGAATCTTCTGTTCTAGAAATGTCTACATATTTATTACTAACATTACCTATAAGATTTGATTTTATATCGTAGGTTAATTTTGGGTAAATTCTTAAAGCTAAATCAGAAAGTTCTCTGTAGTTATCAGTATTTTTTACTATGTTCCCAAAAAATAATATATTTTTACACTATGCTTGTGCCAATAAATGATTAGGATTAAATCTGGAGATATTTAGTAAATTTGGATCTAATTCCTCTGTTTCTTCATTTCCAGTAACTTGAATTACTAATCTATCAGAATTTACTGGAAATCTTTTATATAACTTTCTAAGAGAATAAACTCTATTTTGACCATAATCTGCAAAAATTCTTATATAATATACTTTTAAATAAGCATATCCTTTATCAAGATTATTTAATCTCAATTTTATTCCTTTATCAGTCGCTTGATTTTTTATTCCTCCATCCATTGATAAAGGATCACAATCAGTTCCTATAAACACAGGAATAGGTCCAGATTCTGCAATAAAATCACTTTCATTATCATCGGCATCACAATATGTAAAATAAAATACATATTCTCCTACAGGTAAAGTTCCTTTTATAAATCCCAAATATGAAATAGCTGGATTTGTAGAAAACTGGTAATATAAAGAAGTATCTTTATCAAAATTATCTTCTTCATAAATATTAGTATCGTTTTCTCCAATTCTATCTACTATCTCATATGTATTAAATTCTCTTGTACTGAATCTAGAATTTATAAGTCTTGGTAAATTTTTATCGTCATTTAATATAAGATTTACAGAACCATCATAAGAAGGCTGTACTTCTATATTAACAGGATGATTTAAATCAAAATTAAATTTAGGTGTATCTAAATCTATTAAAGAACCTGCATAATATTTAATATGATCTCCATCGTATTCTTTAATTCCCTCTATAGGAGTTATTCCATCTTCTGCATAAAAATTATCGTTCTTCTTTATTATATAATTTCCCTTTTGGTCTTTATAATAGATTTCTTGTATAATGCCGTTTCCCCCTTCTATTATTTTTGCTTTATATAAAAGCTGTCCATTTAATGTATTTAAAACGGCATTATCTGGAATATTATTTTCATCTATGTTGTGGGATACTTGTAAATTATGAAATGGATTATATTCATAAGCCATATATCCCTTATTTCTTTGTGAATATAAATAAGTATTTATTTGTGCCATAATTATACGCTTTCCCAATTATTTGTGTCTTCAACATCTTTAAATACTGGATATTCCATTTTCATTTTAGGAAAAGCTTCAATAGCTTTGGCTTTTAAATTTGCATATTCAGCTTCTTTGGATAGCCAAGCTATATACTAACAAGGATATTTTAAACTGCTTTTTTCTACTTTATTTGCTTCTACTAAAATTTTATTACTTTCTGTATTTATATCAAAATATTCGCTAAGTTCAGCACTTTGTTCTAAGCCTCCAGTAGAATTTACTAAATAAATTGCTCCATTCTTTAAAGGCCTTCCATAAACATCACTAGTTGCTCCAGTTGAAACATCCATAACAATATTTGTGGCATTTAATAAATTCTAAGACTCGCTTACTAATCCTGATACTTTATTAGAAGACCAGTATGATATAGGCTATTCTGACAATTTCTATTCAAATTTAGTAGGTAATTTAAAAATAGCTAATTCTTTCCTTATATAAGTCTGATTTTCTCCTAGTAAATTTTTAATACCATTTTCCAGTAAATTATTATAAGAACTTATTACATTGTTTGCATTTGAACCTTCGAAGATATACTCCAAATAAGCTCTTATTATAAGCTTTACTTCATAAGCAGAATCAATATAAGTATATCCTCCTTCTCCTCCTGTATCTCCTCCTGTTATATGCAACTCTACATTTTTTGGTTTTCCAAAAGTAAATACAAAATTATTCATATAATGTTTAAAGATATTATGGTTTTCGTCAGCATCAGCTTCTCCAATAGATTCTGATAATGGAGTATTATACATGAATAACTATCCATCACTTATCTTTTGTGAATCAGATTTATTATCCCATATATTTTTTAATGCTGTATTTTGGAATCCAACTTTTGTATTTCTCCACATTTTTGGAAATAGAGCATATTCTCCTTCTTTATTGGTTTTCCACCAAATTCTGCAGAATTGAGAACTGTTTGATAATATAGCTAATTCATCGTTCCAATCTTTTACAGCCGTTCCTAAATAATCAGCATTTATCATCCCAACTAAAGAATAATATTGATTTTTACTTTCCCATATATTCTATATACTTTTTATTCCAAATTCTTCCTAACTACCTAAATCTATAACCCTGTTTTTTCGAGAACTGTTTTTTGCATTGAAATAGTCATATTCATCCTATGGATCTATCCAATCCTAGTTGTCTTTATATGAAGAACTATTAAAAGTCATTACAAAAGAATCTTCGTTTTCTCTAAACGGATCCCATTTTCCTTCATGGTCTTCTGGTCTTGGAATATTCCATTTTTCAGTCGCAAATGTTGTTCCTTGTCTAACTTTCCTATTTCCTTCTCCAGGTTCATAGTATCTGCCAACTTCTTTATTTGCTACAACACCTATTCCTTTATGTTTTCCATATGACTTTAATAAATATCCATATAAACGATTGTCATACATACTAAATCCTTTTTCTAAGTAATCATATATAGATTCAAATGCTGTTGCTACATATACATTCTCTGTAGATGGACTATAGACAATACATTTATCATATAAATCTATATTTCCGCTTATAGCTCCTGTGTCAGGATTAAAATTTAAGTTTCCAAAACATAACTAAAATTCATCATCGGGTATGAATTTTGAATCCACATATTCCCCATAAGGTTCATTATTTTCATTAACGTCTCCCAAATGAAAAGTTGTCCATGCTTCTCCTTCTTTGTTCTTTCCAACTTTTTTCTGCTCACCTTTCCATTCCATCTATATTTCTATATAACCTTTTGTTGCTATTAATTCCTGGCTATTTTGGTCTTCCGTTTCCCCTGGAGTTGCAGGAAGAACTTCATCAGGAACATCTTCTGGGTTTAATTCTCTATCGTTTCCTTTAGTTCCTCCTGTTGATGTTCCCCCTCCTGTTCCACCTATACGTATAGCAGTTTCTTCATCAACTGTTCGGAAATATTGATTTTTAACAGTTCCAGAATTAGCTTGAAGTCTTCTTTTAGAACTAGAAACCTCTTTTTCTTTTTCAAAAGTAGGTTTAATAGTTGCCCCACTAGTTATATTTTCTATTTCTATTTCTTTTGGATAATAACTTTTATCATCAACTTCTATATTATAATCAAGACGTAGATTAATATTATGCGATTTTACATAACCATATCTTAAAATATCTTCTGATATAGAAGATATTCCTCCATATTGTTTTTCAGAACTTGTACCAAAATCTTTATATTTAGTATTTCCATTAAATAATATATTTAATTTTTCATAATATATTTTTGCTTCTCCAGTATAATAATTTTCTTCATAAGAAGTTTCTACACTATCGCTTTCTTCTGGGATAGACGCATATTTAATAGTTCCTTGTGTTTGTATTGCTGTTATTGTTTCTCCTGAGGTTATTTCTGGAACGTCGTCTTGATACCCTATTCCCTATATAATTCCATCCTAAATAGGAGGCCTTGCCTATAATCCAAAATTTTCAATATTTAAAATCTCTTCCGTTTGTTCAATATTTTCTTCAGGACATCTATAATAAGTCACTCCTAAATAATTTATAGTTTCCAAAGAAGAAGAACAGGAAGGTTGGATTTTAGAATAAATTTTATCTCCTATTTTAACATAATTTATTTGTTCTTTTATATCAACCGCTACATATTTTATTATAGTATGGTCATTCATTTTTTCAAATCTTACATAATCTTTTTCTTTTATAGAATATAATTGTCCTTGTAGTTCCGTTACATCATCATCTATAACAAGGTCTCCCTATTGATTTGTAGTTGTTTTATAATATTTTTTATTTTCGTATGTAACAGTTACTGGCCAATCATTTATTTCTTCATTATTTCCATATCCTGGATAATTCTCATTTGTATAAGGGAGTAAATAATAATTCTAAAAAGGCTCTAAATAAAGAGTCATATCTGTATCATCTACTTTTACATCAATAGAACTAAGGGGATCACGAGGCTTTAATTTAGTTCCTTGAGCCTCTTCTTCTTCTTTTTTAAAGTCAGCATCAAGTGAAGGAAATATATCTCCATTGTCATTTTTTGGTTTTCCATAATCTTTTATGAATTCATCACTGTTAGCATAATAACAATTATTAAATAATGGTGTAGTTAAAACAAATCTATATTCATCTTCTATATAAGATTTTGGCATAACATATATTCCTTTTATTTTGACATCACTATTCCCGTCTTTAATAATTACTAAATTTTTATTTGCTTTTAAATTAATGATTTCCATAGATTTTCCATCATATTCATCTTCTCCTATTTTATATTTAAAAGCTTTTTCTGAATTTATTAGTATATTATAATCATCCTAGGTACTGTTATCCCTTTCTAAAGTTATTTCATTAACAACAAGTGATTTCTTTTGGTCTTCAATATGTGCGTTTCCGCTATCATATTTTATCAATAATGGTTTTTCAGTAGTAAAGAAAGAAGGTTCAATTACCTTTCTGCCCTCTTCTTCCTTTTCTTCAAAAGTTTCCCATTCTTCTAAGGAAGGCTATAAACTGCTTTCTCCAAATTCTACATCATGAGATATTTTTACTAAATATAAAGTTCTAGAACTTAAACTGTTTTCAGAATCCGTATCAATATCAAAAGTTTCTGTAAATACTCCATTATAACTTTCTCTGTCTTCTACATAATAAGTCATTACAGGATCTGTATTTCCTCTATTACCTATATCTATAATATCATAAAATTCAAATTTAACATTTTTTATTTTAGAATTATACATAGGATATGATTCCCAGCCATAAGTTAATGTAATAGAATCATCAGAATTGTAATATCTCCAATTATTTAATTGGAATATACCTGTACCTATTTTATTTAAATCTATACTTCCAGTAACTTCTAAATTAGTCATTCCTCCAAATGTCATTCCAGGAAGTAAGGTATAATCTATAATAGTTGAACTTGGATCTTCTAGTTTTATTTTATGTTTATTTTGGATGCTATATAATTTTGTAAATTTATTATAGGAAATATTAGTATTTTCTTCTTTATCAGTAAGGCCTTTATTACCATCTATCTTATAAAAGGTTATTGGACCATAATTATCTTTTGAATATTCTGGATCTCCTTCCTGTCCTTCATTCTATATAAGACAATCGTTTATATATCCATATTCCTAATAACTATCTCCCTAATTTGAATTGCCAAAAAATCCATCAGGAAAATTATAAGTATAATATGAATATATACATAAAGAATATGTGTCTCCACTTTTATATCCGCTTATAGCATAATTAAAAGATTGTATGGTATTCAACTGCATTTTAAGATATAAAGGCCCAACAAGTTTTTTCCCGTAAGTGTTTACAGGTAATGCTTGTCTTTCTGCTATAAGTGCTTTATCGCCCTTTGTTTTATCGCTACTAGGTTTAGGTTTCTTTCCTCCTATAAAATATCCTTTATTAAAAATATCAATAGAAGAGTCCTCCTCCTTATCATCAATTATAGAAGTCCCATCAAACCTTTTTAAGGAAGGGGTTATATCAACAAATTCATTTTGGGAATTTAAAATTCCTATTGAAAAAGTAATAATATTATTTTTTAATAAATTTGCTTTTTCTCCTTCTCCTTTTATATTATTGTAATTGGATAAAAATTTAGATATTGTATCTTTTATATAAGAGGTCTCCTAATTCTCATCCTCATAAAAAGAGAATTTATCTCCAGCCCTTATTATATTTATATCCTCTAATAAATTTAAATCTTTTTCACAATTTACTAAAGGAACTAATATTATATCAGTTTTTAATGTAGTGGCTTCATCAATATCTGTTATTTCATTTTCAATATTAAAGTCTTCACCTTCACTGTTCGGTTCATTAAAAAAATAATTTATATCAATATTCCCACTTTTTAATCCGTCATATTCAGGCCCAAGCTTTCTTTCTGGAGAAGGAAATGAACCTAACTATCCCCTATTAGTTATAGGATTATATGCAGCTACATATATAACGCCTCCATATTCTTTCATTCCTATTGGAACATATCCAGAAGGCAAAAAAGCATTGTCTACTCTTGCGTTGCCCATATCATTTTGAAGAACATTTTCATTGCCATTCATTGTTAATAGTGTGGCATTAAGGGCATAGGAAAGAGTAGACTAACCTTGCTATAGGGGACTTGTATCCATTTGCAGGCCTCCATTAAAAGAATTTTGTGCGAATTGTTGTGCCATACTTATAAGTATTTATATTTATTATAAGATGTAAGCAAGTCATACATCTTTAAAGGATCTCTTACTATAATTAACTCTGCTTCTTTAGTAGACAGAGTTTCATAATATCGTGTATATTTAAAGGATTGGTAAGGCCATTTTATTCTGAATATATATTGTTTCCCTCTTTCTGAAACTTTACATTCTTCTAATATCCTAAACATAAAAACTTTTTTAAACAGAATGTTTTTCTTTCTAGCTGTTTTGATTTGTTTTAAATATTCTTCAAACTATTTTTTTGTAAGGGCAAAATAGTAATAACCGTCCCATTGTATTCCTCTTCTTTTATACATGAAGCGTATCTTTCTTGCTAATTTATTAGCATAATAACTAAAATTACGCAGCCCATTCTTCATTAGTTTTCCGATAAAACATTTAAATCTATTATCAGAAATGCTCACATCGCTGCCGTAACTATTACATAAATATATCATACTCCATCCATAATTCACAATTTTCTTTAAATCGTCCATTTTAACTTGTGGATATAATGAATGAAGCCTTTCAAAATAATCTTTAGTTTTAGTGAGTTTCATTAACAGTATTGTTTTCCTTTATTAGTGTTTTCTATTATTTTATTTTTTAATTCTCCACTAACATATACTTTGGTTTCTTTCCATCTTCCTTCTACAGAATTGCCTCTTAATTGTAAAATAATATTATTACCAGTAAAATCCGATTCTAAAAAATCTACTCCTTTAAAAGCACCATTTTTTCTGGCTTTAACAAAATCATCTCCAGAAACTCTTTTCATAAACATATAGGCTTTCTTAGCTTTAACAGGCAATTCAAACTGTGCATTATCATCAATAATATCGTTTAATACCATATAAACGCTATCTTTGATTATTTTCTTTATCAAAGACTTTTTCTAAGATTTATTTAGCCCTTTTAATCCTTTTAATTTATCATAAGGAAATTTAATCAACATCTAATCTAAATTAAAAGCATGTCCAGTAGATAAGTTTTTCATCTTAATGGTTTATATGATTTTCCATACGCAGCTCTATCCCAAGAGCCTTTAACTTCTAATATATTATTCATATCATTTTGATTAAGTCTTTGTATTCTAGCCTAATCACATAATCTATTCCATTCTGCTTTTAATAGATTAGCTACTTGTATTACTTGTGCATTATTAGTAATAATACCTTCTTTAAATTTCTAAGTATAAGCCACATAGCAAGCTATTGCTGCTGCTTCTTTATCAGTAATTTCTGGAAGACCTTCATCATCCATAAATATTCCTTTATATAGAATTTTTATAGGCCCATAATTATGGCTAAAATATAATGTATTGCCTATCTATTCATATTTTGCCATTTTCCCACTCATATAAAAAGGAGATTTAAATGCTTTCTCTCTTTCTATAGCATTTTCAACAAAATGTGATACAGGTTCTCCATTATCAGAATAATTAGTTGTGTGTTCCCAGTCTTCAAATCCATAAGTAACGGCTTCTACTTCTATAGCATTACAAGGTAAATCGACTGTTAAAGACTCGTCTAAAGTAGTACAAAATCTATATAATTTTACATTTTTGTTTCCTATTAAATTCCAGGCAACTAGTCCAATTTCTTCAAAGTCCTCTGTTTGTAAATCTAATCCATACAAACTATTTGTCAAAAATTGAGCATAATGAAAATTTTGTAATTCCATAATTAACCTTTATTATATTCTTGATTATTAGCTTTTATTGGAGTAGCTAACTATCTATAATATTGTATTTTCTTTTTTGTAAGTTTTTCTTGGATAATACTATTTATAAAGGACATATTATCAGTAGATAAACCTTCGCCATCTTCTCCGCCTTCGCAAGGACAAGAATAACCTTCTAACTAACGAGGATCTTTAAAAACAGCCGTTATAGAAACCTGCTCTACATAAAGAGTTCCAAATAAATAACAGTCGTACATTCCATTAGAATTGGGAGAACAGTCTATATAAACCCAAGGCTTATTTTTTCCTCTTTTTCTATATTTCTAATAATTAGGAGAAATATCTAAAGCTGAAGAATAAACAAGAAAAGAATTTTGTCTATCTGTGCTTCCTATATATTTTATTGCCCTATTTAGTCCCATATCAGATAAAATCTAAGGTATTTCAAAATGGGCTATTGGAGTTCCACATACTTCTTTATTGCAAGGACAATTATCCATTTGTTTGCAATCTACTGGAATACAATTTATAGATAGATATAAATCCTATCCTAATGATATCCCTTTTAATGTATATTCTTTAATGATTGCCAATCGTTCATTAACTATCTCATCTTCTAACTATTCCATTGACATGGACATATTTTGGTGTAATCCCCTTAGTCCAGAAACTACATCATTACGAATGGCATCTGCTAATTTTCTAATTGGTGTCCACATATTACTATAAAATTAAAAAACTGGAATGGGCGAGAGCCCACCCCAGCTATTATGTTTTAATATTTAACTAGAGAATTACGATTTATCAGTTTCCTGTTCCTGTTCCACTATCATCTCCAGAAACTACGTCATTTCCTTCTTCTGTTCCTTCAGAATCTCCAGAAGTTTCAGGAACGGTCTTTATTGTTACGCCTAAACCAGTCAAAGCGGTTTCAAAAGCATCCTTTACACTATCGTCAACATAGAATACATGAGTAGTATAAGATTGAACTCCCATACCAACTGCTTCTCCTGCAATACCTACTCTAACTCCAGATTTTTGATGGATAGTATATTGAGTATATTGTCCGCCTCTTGCTGGTGCTTCATCTTCTAGAGGAGCATCCCATCTAGTGTTATAAGTAGTAGGTATTCTAAGATTGTGAATCATCCAAGCATAATTACCAAATGCTTCAACATTAGGAGTGATTTCTACTTGATTATCTCCCAATTCTTCGTCTTCTTGAAGAACAACACCTTCAGCAATAACTTCAAATTCGCCAAGATTAGAGCAACAAGCAACTGTCATTCCGCCTTCAGCATTATACTTTTCGAGATTTGCAGTTCTGATAATTTGATAGTCATACTTTCCAGTGAACTTTATTACTCCTTCACCTTCGTTTGTTACAACTAAAAGATCTTCATCAGTATAAAGTAAAGCATACTTCTTTGCGATGGCTATAATTCTTTTAACTATTTCATTGGAATCTTTAAGTGCGTTGTTTTCTATATCAGATGCTTTAACAGGGAATTCTATATAGAGAGGCTTTCCTTTATATACTAAATTATTAGCATAGAAAGAATCTTGGCTGGACATTGCAAGACCAATATAGAATACAAATCTATAAGTGCCTGCTTCTGTTATAAAGTCATCTAAAACAAAAGTTACTTCTGCTGGAGAGCCAGCTGCATATTCTCTCTTATAAACAGCTTCTATGTTTTTATCTGTAAACTTAAAGTGCTTTTTAATCACTAATATTTTATCATCTCCTTTTTGAGACGATACGAAAATGTTCTGACCGTTATAGGTATCAGAATTGATAATGGTTTGTCTTGTAAATTCAAACATAATTTTTTAATTAATTTTTAGCATTTTATTGCTGTGCTTCTTGCTATTGCTGAGCTGGATTAGCAATAGACTGTGTAACTATTGGATGTGATTGTAGCCTAGGATCTGCACTGTTCTCCATGACTAAGTGTACCAACTCATTTATTATCTCTTGACAGACATAATCTGGAAACTCCATCATCTAAGAAGTATCTTCTGTCAAGTCTAATTGCTCCTGAGTAAGACGAATCCACTGAGGGGCTTTAATATAGTCTACGTAAACGCTATCTAGAGTAAATAGACTGTTGTCTTTGCCATAACGAATTTCTAATCTTACATTAGAATTATTTCCATAACGGACTTCTCCTGCTCTTTCTACTTTATCATATACATTTGTAGTATTATCAGTTTTAGTGGCCGCTCTTTTCTACTAATATCCAGATTCATTAATGTTTCTTACATTATACTGATATGTACTATAAACATACTGTTCTAATGTATCTTCAAAATCATATACTGTTTGCTAAGTAGATGTATTTATAACTCCTACAACCCTTTCTCCAATAACTACATTTTTTATGTATATATTTGTTGTGGAACCTTCTTCTACTTCATAAGTGTCATATGATAGTAAAACAGTTCCTTCGTCGTCTAATACTGAATATTTTGGTTGCTCTTTAAATTGAAAAGTTCTAGATATTCCGTTTTTTGGAGATATGTAATCGTTTTTGTCATCAATATAAGTATCACCATATAAACTACTTTTAGTAGAGCTTTTTAAATGGGTAATATCAATATTTCCGGGATCAGTCGGTACATTTATTTTATCGTTAGGAACACGACCAAAACCTCCTTGTACATTGATTTTTCCTCCGTTTTCTAAATCAGTATTTACATTATGGATATAATAGTAAGGTCTTTTATATGTAGGTCTCATATAAAAGTTATTTATAATTTGAGACCACAAATCGGCAGTCAATCTAGTTGCCCCGAATTGCACATATGTTCCTGCATCATAACATTTAAAAGGTTTATTCACTTTAAAGTTACATATGCAATTTAATATATGTAGATAGTCCTTTGGTAAATTAAATTCATATATAGCTCCCCACATAGCATCTGCTGCTGTTACATTGTTAACTGGTTTATCGTTATTTGCTTTTAGAACGCAAGAAGACTTTAATACCCTTAAATCATCAGTTGTCTGTTGATTTATATCATAAATATTATACCTTTTGTTTGTATATTGGTTTATGGCTTTGTTAAAAAGATAATTAAAATCTTCAAGCAGCAAACTAGGGGCTTGAACTTTATTTAACTCTATTAATACGCCTTCATAGACTTGTCTGGCAGTCATTTAAAATACTTTTAAATAATTAATCTTCCATTAATTCTGGATAAGTATCTCTTTTTATTAAGTCTAGAAGATTTTTATGTTTAGGATCTTTTAAATATAATATGGCAGCTTCGTCAGTAGCTCCCAAAACAACATTGTCTGAGTATATATATAATTTATTTTTAAAATTAATAATATGTTTTTCTCGAGCATCTACAAATAAAAGTCTTATAGATAAATCTCCTCCAGTATAAAGATTAATAATTTTATCTGGGTCTTTTTCAGCCAGTTGAATCAAATAATCAGTAATATCGGCATCTGGCATATTGGTCATATTCTTACCTAAAAGTCTGGCCATTTTAACCCTGCCATCATATCCTCTTGAATCAGTATAGATAAATTGACAAGCATCAAATATTTTCTTTTTCTTGGATACTCTTCTTACTGCTTCTTCTCCTGGTCTTTCAACATAAAGTTCCGCAATTCCAAATCGTGGCTAATGAGAACTCCATCCCATAGTACCATCAATTAGAAGATTGCCATTTGAATCTTTTGCATATCTATCTGGAGCAATTAATTTACAATGTTTAATAGCTTCCCAAATAGCTCTTTCTCTTGTGTCATCTAAATTGAAAGTAGTGCCATCTACAATAGTAAATACATCAGACTCTTTTATAAATTCATCTGGATCTTTTTTCTTATCTTCTTCTGATAAAATCAAGTCATTATGTGAATCTACCTTTTTAACACAATCTGCATATCTTCCTGTTCTAGGATCTTTAGAAGGCTGAATTTTATATTCAATTCCTACTTTTCCGTTTACGCTTCTTAATACAATTTTATTTGACTGTTCTATATCTAACTTTGTTGTTTGTGAGTCATTTACTTTCTTTGCCATATTAATTCATTAATCATTTTATATATTATAATATGTAGAGGAGATTGAACTCCTCTACATTATCTATCTTAAAGTTTTTTATTAAAGTTCTCTTAAGATATAAGAACGATAAGGATTGAACACTGCAATACCAGAGTAACCCCAGTTAATCAACTTGCTACCAGCAACTGGGCTAGAAACTACTCCAGAACTTAAACCGTTTTCACCACCAACACCAAGATACTTGTTGGAAATGAAGTCGCCACCCTTCAAAGTAAAGAGAGCGATAGGAGGTTGAGAAGAAGTCTTATCCGCAGTAAGGTCTAATGCAAGACCATATCCCTTGTCATAACCAAATTCTCTAGAGAATGTTCTATCTACAGTAAAGCTGATGCTATTTCCTGCATAAGTATAAGTATCATAAGTAGCACCGACCTTTACGTAGTCATTAGCCTTTTGAGACCATAAGAATGTGCCATCAGTATGATAATCAGCAAGATATTTACCAAGAACACTTTGTACATCATTCCAAAGCTTTTCGTTGCAGATGAATAAATAGTGATTACCAGTAGGGTTATCAGCTTTTTGATTCAATGCAGCAAGAGCAGTATGGAATACTTCAAGAGTTAACTTATTATAAGCATACTTAGAAGCATACTTTTCAACTTGCGGAATCAAACCCTCACCTATATAAATAGGTCTATTGGTGTCTGGGTCTACAATAGTCGGTTTGCCATTAGCATCAATATTACCTTTATTGAATAACAAACCTTGGTTTCTAACTAACAAGAAGTTTTCGAGCAAGTTCTTTTGAACTTTATCCATACGATAAAGAGTTTCGCTCAAATCTCCTTGATTCTTTCCTTCACTAATCTTAATGAAGGTATCTTCATGTGCAGCATATAAAGCAGAATAAGAAGCATCAACACGGTGAGTAGTAATATAGCCTCTGTGCTTTTCTACATTAGATTGCCATTTGCAATAGCCTTCTTCGTGAAGCTCTGGCATAGCAACACTAATGAAACGAGTCTTCATTCCTGGTTGACAAGCACTTAAATCAAGTTCAGTGTCATAGTTATTATCAATAAGTCTTACTGTTACACACCAGTAATTATCAGCTTTTCTGATAGGTCTTGCAACAACTTGACACATTTGACCGCTTTCTTCAATCTTAAAGATGTCATACTTTTCATAGTATCTCTCTTTAAATGCCATTTCGATTTCCGCTCCATTTGCTCCAGTAGATTCTGGAACTGCTGCAAATTCAACTCTCTTGATGTAGTTAGTTTCTACTTCCCATTCAAACATCATAGAATCTATTGATTGATACTTACTTTTGCTCTTTTGATCTTGATAGAAAATGTTTTTCAAAGATTCAGTTAAATAAGTAGCAGTCAGATTTGGATAAAGTCTAGAAACAACACCAAGTCTTTCTGGTTTTGTACCCAAATATTTGTAAAAATCCTCATAGGTTCGGGTATCACCCATGGTAGGAATATTGCTAGTAAATGATGCAATTCTCATATTTTCTATTTAACACTTTTATATATAATGTCAATCTAAATCTTCTATTGATTTGATTGGCTGTCTATAACTATTATGTCCGGCAGAAGGTTGTCTTTGTATTACAACATTTGAAGGATTTTCTTTCTATCCATCTGCCAATCCTTGGTAGTAACGTGCTTCTGAAACACGCTTAATCTCATTAATAAAATAGTCAGAAATGTTATTTATAGCTTCCTCACCATTTAACATAAACCAAGCTGCTCTTATTGCTTGATTAGGGTCTTGGATAGCTTTATAGAAATAATTCATTCCATTTTGATCTTGTCCAAGCATAAATGCCGCTAATTCCTCCTTATCGGCGTCTTCCATATTGATGTCTAGATTTCCCAATCTATCAAATCCTTGGATAGCATTTACTACGTTATTTTGATAATTCATAAAAGCCTCCTGTTGCTGTTGTTCATAATCAGCCTAGGCCTGCATTTCTTCGTAGTCTTCTCTTTGCTTGTATTCGTTTCTAATACCATCTACCTGCTTCTTATAAAGATCTTCATCAAATTTAGCTGTATTTAAAGCCTATTCTATTTGAGCATCACTAAGTTCCCCAACTCTAGATTCTAGATCTAAAATATACAGTTCATCGTCTGATAAATCGTCTACTTTATAAGCAGGAACACTATTTTGATCTACATAAGAATTTATTGCCTGTTGTTGGACAGCTGTCAAATAATCCTGCGGTGTTAAACCGCTTTGTCTCATATTATTTAATAAAGCCACTTCTTGATCAGCCAATCCATACTTATCCTCTATAGCAGCTTCTTGTTGTCCAGTAGGCGTATTAAGAATATTAATCTATTCTTCCCTACTTAAACTGTCCCAATCTCTTTCTTCTATTTGTCCATATTCGTTTTCGAATTTAATTCTGGACGGATCTGAAATCCCCTTACTTCTTAAAAAATCAGTGGTAAAATCTTCGGTTTCAGAATTATCACTGGAATTATTTTCATAAGGCTCTTCCTGGCCACCATAATTAGATTCTGAATAAGAATTACTTTCTTCTTGTTCTTCTTGTTCAAAATCATCAATTTCATCAATTCCTATTGCCATATTTATATAATTTATATATTAGTATCTTAAATATACTTAAATGTTAAAAAATGTCAAAATTTTTTTTTAAATTTATTAAGAGATGTTAACATCTTCTGTTAAAAAATAACCTTCTTCATCTATAGTTCCTTCTATAGTAAAAGTTTTGGTTCCGGTTCCATTTCTTGCCTGTCCTTTAAATCTAGCTTTATTTTCGCTATTGTTTTTATATTCCGAATAATCAAATTTACAAGAATACTAAACATTATTATATGTATACTCAACTATAAAGTAATTATTTATTATTCTGTCTTCAGCTTCTTCTCCCAAAAATGTTTTTCCTGGGATATCTTCGTCTTCATCTTCTTCTCCTCCCTCTTGATACACTGTAAGTAAATTAGATATTTCAATATTTTGGCTTGATTCTATTTTATCAATCTATAATATTGATTTTCCTTCTTCTGTTTTTAAAGAAAAACTTCCAGAAAATTCCTATAACGAATTTACAATTAAATCTCCTCTATTAGAAACAGAAATACTTTCATTTATAGATTCTAACCCATTTATATTTTTAACGTTTAAAGAATCTATGTTTGGAAGATTTAATAATAAATTAATTAAACTTCCATTATCATCAGCTATATATAAAGCTTTTTTGTCTTCTATATAAACTATACCTTGTGAGACCTCTTGAGCATCTTCTAATGTGGGATAAATAAACCCAATGTTTTTTAATGCTTGATACTTCTAATCTAAAGAAGTTTCCTACTCTACTTTAAAAGAAACATAGTCGTTACTTATTTCCCCTTTTAATGTATAAGTTTCTCCATTATTAATAATGTATATACTCCCGTCATCGGCTATGTATATTCCATCTTCAGTTTCTTCACTTATATCATCTGTTTGTTTAATAAAGTAAGAGTCAGAACTTCCACCTATTTTTCCATCTTTAAATAAATTAAAGAATTGTTTTCCGACTCTTACTTTTATTTCTCCTTTTGTATTTAGAACTAAATCAGTATTTCCTTTTCCAATTTCTCCATAGGATCTACCAAACATCTAAAAATCATTCATAATATTAAATATTGTAAAGCTTTTAAAATAAATGCAATAATAGCACCTGTTCCTACAAATATAGTGTTTTCAAATATTTTACTCTTTTCTTTCTTATCTATCCATACTCCTATTAAAGCAAAAAATAGCAAAGATATAATTCCTGCCCATATTGAATACGAAAGACAATAAGTTGCAGACCATCCAGATAACAATAATCCAAATATCTTAAAAGCTTTCTTTTTTAGCCATTCTTTCATTATAAACTATTTAGGAATTTTTTCCATTCAGAACTTGTACTTCTTTCAGTAGTAGCTTTGCCTTCTTTACTATATATCTTAAAGTCATTCCATCCTATAATGCCTGGGCAGATTTTTCCAGATATATCATAATGTCTTACTACATTTTCCTTTGAGATGTTATACAAGTCCATTAAATATCTTACTAGTTTTTTGGCATTTTCTATTGAAGCTTCTGTAAAATACCATCCTGCGTGATTAGCCGCAGAAGCTGAAAATCCAGGTTTTAAATTAGAACAAATTTCTATACTTATAGTATTTTTATTTGTTGCTTTCCCATAAAGTTTGCCTCCATCAGAATAAGGATTTTTCTTATCCCCAACAGACCAAGTGTAATAGTTTCTCAAATCAGGATTAATTTGAACTATAGTTGCATCATCAACTGCAAAGTCTGCACTTGCATTTCTTTTAAGAAATACATTTCTAACTCCCATAGCACTTCCAGGTTTAGAAGAACCTCCAGCAGTATAATGGATAGCTATGTATTTTATAGGACGATTAGGGCTTCTTGTTATATGAACATTAATAAAACCTTTAGTTATCTTTATAGTATTATCATCTTTAAACATTTTTGCCCAAGTCAACGACCCTACTATTCCATCTGAAACCAATCCATTTTCAGACTGAAAAGTTTTTACAGCCTCCTCTGTCTTAGGCCCAAAGATACCATCAACTGTAATACCTAAAGCCTGTTGTATCTTTTTTACATTATCATTTTTGTCTCCTTTTTTAATTAAATCCATTTTATGTTATGCTAGTTGTGCCTGCACATCCAGGCATTCATTATAAAGATCTGTTTTATTATATCTATCTAAAAGGCCATAAACGGCTTCAGTTTCTTTTTAAATTTAAGCAAATATTTTTTAATCTGCAAAAATTACACATAATTTTTTATTTAAATGAACACAAAAGCAATAAGTATTAATATAGAATTAACTTTCATAATCTCTTATATCAATCCCATAAAGTTCTTTATAGAGATCTAATAAATCTGAGACTTCACTATTCAATTTTAAATAATATTTCCCAAAACGTATTATAACCGAATACCTATATATAGTTTGAGAACCTTGATAATAAACTTGAACAGGCTCCATCCCTGTATAATATGCAAGAACATAAGTATTGTCACTACTACCAGCTACCGTAGGTATTAAAATGGCAATTTTTGTTTTATTTTCAATAAAAGGTCTAGTTAATGTAGCAACCCATGAACCTCCTTGAATTTCTCCATCTGATTGTATGGAAGAAGCACTTATAGAAGACCTTAAATCAACTAATGTATAATTAACTGCCCTTGTACAATCCAAAGCACCAGTTTCGGCATTTATACTTAATCCACTACCAACTTTTACTACACCATAGTCTTCAGTAGTTGCTTTTCTTTCTAAAAGAAATTTTCCATGTACTTGCGAATCTGTTGAATAACCCAAAGAAAGATGAGTCCATTCATCATCATTAATATCGCTCATTCTTTGCGTTTTAACAAGTCCCATTCCATCAGATATTTCACTAGAATTTAAACCGCTTTCTATAACACTTATAGTCCCATCATCAGAAACTGTTATATTATCTCCTATTTTAACATTACCTAACTTTGTTTTTGATGCGATTAGAGTTCCATCTTCTTTAATGTTATCTATTTTATTATTAACACCTTTTAATTCTTTATCCAGTGTTTCTCCGTTGCCCATTATTTCACTGGTATGGGCTACCATATGTTTTCCTTCCATAATAAATAATTAATTATAATCCAAGTTCTGTTCTTGTTAAGCCATAAGCTTCAAAACCATTAGTTAAATCTACGTTAGTATATGATAAAATTATATATGGAGTTTCAAAATATATTGTTAATTCAATATTATATAAATTTCCACCGACATATTCTAAGTGGAAAGTATAATGCCTAGCTCCTATTAATTGCCACTCTGTTAGATAAGGAAATGTACTTGTATCATAAGATATTATATTTCTAGCTAATAATCCTCCAAAGTTTTTATTTTTCTTAAAGAAGTTTTCTATTGCTGTTTGATCTTCAGGAATTACAGTATGATTATTAAAGTCAGGTTGTATAACTAATGTACTTACATTTGATAAATAATCAAGTTTAATTTTATCTTCAGGAGACATAGCACCACCAGTAGTAGTAGTTGCGTACTTTGCAGCTATTTTATTTTCTGTATATGTACCAAATTCAAGTGTATAATCAGATAACTCAGGTGTAGTTATTGCACCATTTTTAGTAGTAATTACATTAGAAATCTTTACATATTGGCCTCCTACTTCTGGTTGTTCTGCTTCCTTCCATATATACTGTGAATTATCACTTGTTGATATATACAATTTCTGTTTTTCTCCAATACGTGGGAAATTCTCTATAGAATCATATTCAACAACAAATTCTTCTGGACAACATCTTGGCAGCCATTCCTCATCAGGTTCATAATCAGGCGGTCTTCTCCAAGGCTTTTCTGTACAACCACAATTTTTTTTCTTAGCCATTTTGATTGGTATTAATACTATTTTCTTTTTTAACTATTCCTTTCTTATTTTTTTCTAAGGTTTTTAAAGTTTCTTCTACTTCATTGGGTTCTACCCCCAATTTACTGGCTATTTCTCCAGTAAGATATTTCTTTAAAAGTCTTAAAAAAGTCATCTATGGATATAATATAAGCATCGAAGCACAGGATGACCATAATTCTATTAAAACTATTATTGCCCCTATAATACTTGCTGATATAACTTCCCCTATCATTTTATCTAATCCTACAAAAGCACTTAAGGTGCAACCATAAATAGCTAATTTTACTATTGTTAATCTGGCTAATTCTGATAGTGTAAATTTTCCTTGTTTTACACTTACAGCAATTCCCCATGCAGCATCCATAATAGTTATAAAAACTACTAAAAAACATATAAAGACGTGTCCCGCAAAATAATCAGCTATAAAGGTTCCTAAAACAGTTAACCACCCTGTAAATGTGCTTAATGAAGTTGTAAGTTTTGCCCCAACTTTTGATAGAAAAGGCAACATAATTCCTTTCAATTAAAATATAATGTGTATTATAAATTTTTTATAAATCTAACTATTGCAAACTAAAATTATTATTGCCTTATCTTATATAATGTTTTTAATATCTCAATAAAACTCTTCATCTTCATCAGCAAGATTCTCTATTGCTTCTCTTCGTTTAAACCATTCCTCGTATTCTTCATCACTCGCATCCCGCCAGTTCTCTTCTTTATCTCCTCTTCCAAGCATTACTTCCTTGCAATAGAGTCTTTCTATATCATTCATTTCATAGGCTTGAGTAAGCCACATACCTTCTTTCGCTATCATATATATTATTTAGTTAAAGTTATTCCTTTGCTTGTGATATTATCTCTCTCTGCTTGAGTCAGTGCATTATAACTTGCTGTAGACAATTTCACAGTTATATTCTGTGCAGGAGCAGAGTTGGTGTATAGACTTGCATACAATGTGTCATGTCCTGCTGATGTAGTTCCCCATTTAACCAAAGCAGAAAAATCATAACTTGTAAGACTGCTCTTGCCAAGATTGTTGATTGTCAATTCTTCAAGTTCATCACAACCTTGAAAGATGCCAGTAATATCAGTTACAACATCAAAGTCCAAACTCTCCACCCTTTTGAGCGAAGAACAATTCCTTGCAAAATATCTGAAAGTAGTATTCTTTGAAGAGTCAAGAGCAGGTATCTCAACCAAAGTCCTACAATAGTCAACCATACTTTGCATATTAGTTGTGTCTTCCGAGTTAATTATGTTAGGCATAGTAACCATCTTTACACACCCATAGAACATCTCTTGCATGGTGGTGCAACTTGATGCGTCAATCTCATCAGGGAAATTCTCAAGGGATATACAATTTTTGAACATTCTTCCCATATTAACCACATCCTCAAATCCATCCAAAGTCCCAATTTCCACCAACGAATAGCAGTTGCTAAACATATACCTGCAATCACTTAATTTAGTTATATTACCCACTTTGGTCAACGAATAACAATCCTGAAATGTTTGATAGCCAGTTGTAGGCAAATTCCCAACTTGTTTTAACGAATAGCAGGCTCTAAAAGTATTTAAATTAAATTTCAACCCAGTGTTCCATTCAATATCAGGAATTGTGATAAGATTCCAACACCCATAGAATACATGAGATGGCGACCCCGTAAACCCACTCCAATCCATAACTGGTAGGTACACAAGATTCTTGTCACCATTATCTGCGTCTGGCACACCATTAAATGTTCTTCCCGCTTGTCCTTTCAAAGGTAGTGCATAAGCCACGCCATCATTATCAATAGGAAGAGTAGCACCTTTGGATAATATGTCATAGCCAAGCAAACTTATACTCGCCATTCCTACAGCACTCTCCACACTATTGGTTTCAATTATTGTTCCATTATTGTCAACGTCTATAAGCCCCTTGTCAAATTTACCTTTCAACACAAAAGCCTCATCAGCAGTATCAAATGTGTGAACAAATACTTTGTCTATCTTATAATGTATATAAGTGTTTGTTGGCAAATTGCTGACCGTAAGCCTTAAACTAACGGAAACATTGGTAACATTAGTTAGAATAACCTGTGTAATCCAAGTAGGAACACCAATGGTGGAACTTACAGTTGTTGTTGATATAGTTGTTGAAACTTGAGTATGTGCATTATTATTGGATGGTATTGCATAATAGGCATTAGATGGGACAGACACAACGTCATTATAAGTATTCACCCTCAATGCCACAAGTACATATCTGTTGTCCGTTGCAATTTGGTAATAATAAGGCATTGTGAAAGTGAAATTAACCGCTGATGTTGTGCATTCCACCTCTTGTTCCTCAATAAGTGTAGGAGCAACCTCATTATAATAATCTTGCACAACAACCGCAGAGTTTTTCTTGTTGTCCATCATTTGATAAGCAAGATACCCATGAGCATTGTCATATATGTAATTATCCCTATGTAAAGTGTCTTGTATATAAAGATACCCGTCACAAGGACTTGTGTACACTCCATAGAGTCTTCTTTGCTCGTTGAGTGCCACAATCTCATAATCTGTATTTGTGTATATGAGTGAATATTTTGTAGGGGAGAATATGTCCAACAACAACTTGTCGCCCTCTTTCACGTCAATCCTAACAAGCCTACTCCCAAGTCTTGCATATTGGTAGGCATTGATATTATTAACCTTTAAGCCTGAATTGTAAGAACTATATTCCTCATTAACTATGATAGGACACAAATCCCCAATCTCAAGAACTCTATTGCCCGCATTGTTGCAATAACCGAGTGTATCAGTTGCATTGTTGGCAATAACACTTTCCTCACTCCACCCCTCTATTAATCTACAAGTGGCTTTAGACAAGTCAATAGGCTTATGTTGTACCCATTTGTACACATTCATGCTGACTCCAGGCACTCTAATTCTTGTGGAATCTGAATTTGACCATATAAATTGTACAGCCATGCTTTTTACCCCCGTAGGAATGGTAATCTCGGCAGAATAGTCATAGTCAGCTGAACCGCCATAAGCATCCCCACTTACAAAATGGTTTGCCAAGCCTTGTATAATTGATTGCCAAGTGTTCCCATCCATATCAGCCTTATTGGTGGAAGAGTCTATAATATTAGCCATGTGCATCTCTTCAACTGTAGAATCATAGAGTGCATATGCGTGTCTATCAGATATACTTAACAATCCCTCTACTTTCCATTTTTCCCCCGCTTTAACATCAAACAAAAAGACCATAACATCTCTTGTCGGATATAGAGAACCCTCATTATATCCCCCACTTACAGCAGTTCTTCTTATTAAGTAATTGACGTTAGTTGACGCCTTTAACCCACCATATTCCCTCAACATATCTGCCCAATAGTAAGACTCGTCGCCCAATATATCCACGACATCTTCAGTAAGCACCTCAATAGCCTCCTGCACATTCCCAGCACCTAATTGAGTGATTGAGTCATCATAAGTGATAGATAATGCATCCGTGCTTATATTGTCTAATGCCTCTTGTACCTCCTCGTTTATTGTTTCTTGGTCTTTACCTACGTTGTCATCAACAACTTGGTCAGCAGACACTACCTTTTGGTCTTCTGCCATAGACCTAAATGTTCCATATATATTTATATTCGCCATAGTACTATCATTTTTTATGTTGTTGTTACTGAAAAATACATCGTGTGTGGGATTATCTTGTTAGTACTACGATAGCAATAGAAATCCCCCACTTGTATAGGACTATTCATAGGCACTTGAACCGCATTGCTTATTACCTTTGCAATCGTTCCACTTGTACATATCCACAAGTAATTAGTGCTTGGGATAACAATACTATAATCGCCAGTGTCATCCGTCACGTTACGATATTGCAAGTTAGTAAGGTTTTCAATATCACTTTGGCTTGACAATGTAGCACCACCAATACCAATATACAAGTTACCTATTACAGGCACAACAGGAGGCGGTGTGTCACCACCACTGCCACCACTGCCACCTGAAAACGAGGTAGGCAATTGCAATTGATGTAATGTCAATTCTCCAATTATATACGTTCCATACCTACCACGTTGAAACTTATAGTTAGTAGGCTCATAACCCTCCAAACAAGCACAATACGTTTCTTTTAACGTGTAGTAAGACTTAATCCACAATGCTCCATTTGTCATGTAATCAACAAAGGCATCGTGTTGCACCGCCACGTCTATCGTATTGATGGCATACCTTTCCGATACAATGAACGTAACCTTTATGTCGGTATTCTTCGTGATAACCACAGGATTATCATTCAAATCAAATGTGGTTATCATAAAGTCCTCTTCTTGTGTGTCATTCCATTGTTCATTGTATATGTTAACTGGTTCACCCCTTGACATCAATCCGTCAATCTTTAAGATACGCACACCATCAAACTTGCTCGTTATATCCGTGTACGTTTCCGACCCACGTTTAACATAATATTTACTACGTAAATTATACATACCACATATTATCTTTAGTTTAGTTTTAAATTAGACTATAACCTTAATTCCTTACTAAATTCCTTAACCTTTTCCGACAAACAATACTTTCCCTTTTCAACATTACAATTATCCGAATACTTGTATATCACAACGTCCGTGTCCTCATCACAATTGTCTATCACAACTTTACTTTCGTCAAACAAATACACCCTCAATGAATTGTATCCGTCACAACATATCGTTACGTTTGATTTGTTGCTTATATATATCGTGGGACACTTTGTTTCCGCTACATTGATAGTTATGCCATTGCAATACATGAAATGACTAACATCCACGTCCAATGGCATAACATCCGACTTGTAATCCACATACAACTTGTACGAATAACCATGCACACCATCACAATCAAACAACGTTGTGTCGTTTATATAATCCTTGTACTCTTCCAACAAGTACTCTTTGCTTAAACCGTCACCCTTGTAACAATAAGTGGCAAAGAACGGAATTGCTTGTTGTATCATAGCCAATTCCACTAACCTTGACTTGTTACCATTTGCACCCCTCCAATAGTTTTTGTATTCTTCACACAAACCATTCGTAAGTGCGTTCTTGTAAAACATAAACATATCTTTGTCCATCATCATAATCTTACAATATAAAAGGTTTTAAGCAATCATTTCAACACGTACTGCGTTGCCACTTGGATTTGACCAACCAGTCAATAGCATTTGTATCGCCATCTGTACTTGATAACTTTGTTGCAAAGATAATAAAATTTGTGCATTTGTAGCATTTTGTAGTTCAAAATCATACATGGTCAACACATCTCTTATTTGTGTCAACAAATCTGATTGTAGATATACTTGTTGCGATACGGAGTTCATATAAGCCTCTAACGCACCAGCGGTGTCCTCCGTTATACCTTGTATCCCTTGTTGTAATGCACTTAATTCCTTATCCGAATTTTCCCCAAATGTAAAGTTTTCTTGTATTTTGTCATATAATAGTCCAGCAATCTTTTCCCCCTCGCTTTTTTGACCTATCATATAATCTATACTTGCTTGTGTGGCATCCAAACTTGCTTGGTCTAATCTTTCATTTATTCCATTGATAACCTCGTTTTGTGCTTGAATTTGGGTATTTTTCCAGTCCTCAATATCTTGTTGGGATATTTGGTTATTATAATATTTTGTCCATTCCATACCCGAATAATCTTTTCCCTCAAAATGTTGTTCGGTTAATATTCTCTTAATATCTTTATCGGACATCCCCTTAATTTGGTCTATTTTTTGTTGTGCATCGGCTTTTTCTTTGGCAATATCTTCGGTATAAGATTTTTCTATATTTTCTACCCCTTTTAATACATTGTCCCACCATTTTTGCATAACGGAACTAACAATAAATTTCATAATCATATTGTCTATCATTTCGTCCCATTTTTCAGAAAAAACTTTCATTGCGTCCTCACCATCCCTAAATGCATCAATCATTGATTGAACTAATTCCTCTGCAAAACTACCTGCGTCTGAAATACCTAATAAATTATTGCTTATTTCCTTTGATAGATTGTTAAGTTCATTTTCCAAATCAATCACTTGCCCTTGTAAATCTATAATTTTTTCTTTATCCCTATCTTTTTTTCTACGGGATTGTTCAAGTTTCAGTTGTCGTTTTGTTTCAACTAATTGTAATTGCTTGTTTGCTATAATCGCTTGTCTTGCACCAACCTCTAACGCACCATAAGAATCGTCTGCTTGTTGCTCAAGGTTTTTAAGAGTATTTTCTAATCTTTTAACTGCACGTTCACTTTGTGCTATTTTCTTATCAATTTTTGCGTTGTTATAATTAGCAATAAAATTAAGGGATGCAATTAACCCTGCAATAGCCATACCAATCACCGCTACCCAACCTAACGATGTTTCAGCAATTTCCGCTATTGTAATAACCAATCCCAATGCCTCTGCGACTTGTTTAAAACCATTTGCCAATTCGTTTATCGCCATACCTTGTGCGGAATCGTCAGCAAAACCAAACATATCACCGACATTTTCTAATGCACTTGCCATATTATTCAAAACAGTTTGTGCATTTTTAGTAGCATTAACAAAGGCTTTGGTGTTCCCCCTATTATTTGTTTGTGCGTCCGAATACTCGCCTTGTGCAATACGTAATTTATATAATAATTGTTTATATTTTGTAAATAGGTCAAGAATTGATATGGTTTCATCACCAAGAGTTACAAAACTATTGGAAAGACTTTGATTGATAGCCTCTGCTGACATTCCACTTTCGGTTGCTGAATCAATCCATGCTTGTGTAGACGTAAAGAAATCTTCTATATTATTATAGCCTAAATCTTTATTAGCATCATTCTCAAACAAAGTGTTTAATTGTTCAACCTCTTTTTTAATGTCCTTTATATTTTTTTTCGCTTCTTTTAATGCTTTTGTGGAGTCCCATAAAGTTAGGAACGATTTAAACATGGTTTCAAATGGACTGCGACCCTCTAATTCTTCACGTATTTTTTTATAAGCACTCATCCATGCCTTTACACTTTCAGGACTATCTTCTATTTTATCCTTAACCTTGTCCATCTCACTTAAAAGATGTTCTAATGAAAGTGTTCCAATTCTATCCATATCCTCAAAAATAGTCACATACTCATCACTCTTTTTAAAGTTTTCCCAATATTCTTTTGAAATTCTTTCATCCGATTTATTGGAAATGGACATCGCAATCACACTTGCTTTCCCTTTCTTGTTATTAGGTAATTTACTAATAACTTTGGTCATTAAATATCCTAATTCGTCACTTAAACGATTAATCTCTTCGGGGTCTTGTGAAATCTTTATGGCTCTTGCCAAGTCCATCGCTTTTATTCTTTCGTCATTTGTACCATATTGCATCACCACACTCCTCATTTCTTCCGCAGTATCACGTTTTATTTGCATTAATTTATCGTCAAATTCCCCATATTTCTTTATTAATTCATCCCATAATTTCTTCGTGTTCTTAAATTCATCTTTATATAATTTCATTATTTCTTCGTGCTTTGCCTTGAATGCTTGATACACTGGACTATCCTTACCTAAAAACTCACCGATATTCTTTACACTTTCTTCAAGTCTAACGTCAACCTCAAAAGGTAACATATAGCCACCTGACAAAATTGTGGCTTCAGGTAACTCAAATGAAAGTTCCGCTAATTTAGTAGCCTCATTTATATGACTAAAATCAGCCTTTAATCTATTAAGAAGATTTAAAGTTTCTTGAAATTCCGAGTTTATATCTTTTACATAATCATTTAATGTTTGTGGTGCTTGTAACGCAAAACCACTTGCATCTTCAAACCCCATTAGTTTCGCAATGTTATCCATCAACTCTGGGTCTTCGTCATAAGCAATATAAAACTCATATTGTTCGGAATCCATTTTTAATTTTCTTTCCAAAGACGAACTTATATTTTCAGCGACCTCTGCCATTGATGATGTAATTAGTTTTAGCATTTCCTTTTCCACCTCTTTAAAGTCCTCTGGAATCGCCTTATTGCTTTTCTTTAATTCATCTAATTGGCGATTAAAGAAATTATATAAAGATGAATAATCAATTAAGCCGTCTTTTGTAAAGAATTTGTCAACACCAATACTATCTAATTCTAAACCGTATTTGTTTAGAGTTTGATTTACTTTCTTAAAGGACTCACCAAATTCTTTTTCAAGAGTTTCCTTTATATTCTTAATTGGGATACCTTTACTGCGTAATTTGTCATATTCTTGTCGCAATGTTTCTATAAGACTTATTTCTTCCTTTAAAGTCTTTGCAAGTTCAGTTTCTGCATGGTGCTGCGCTCTTGCCGCTGCCGCCGCTTGTCTTCTTCTTTCTGCTGCCGCTTGCCTTGCGTTTTTTTGTGCTAACCTATTAGCCTTATCTCTTGCTATTTGGTCGGCTTTTTCCTTTTGTTCGTCCCATGCAATTTTATCTAAAAGTTCTTTTTGCTTAAGTAGATATTTCTTTTTATCTTCCCAACGTTTAATTTCAGCCGCATCATTTCTTCTTCTTGCTTCTGCAAGTCCCCTCTCCGTATCTTTTAAATCTTCATTAACCTTTTTTAATTTAGCATTATTTTTCCTTTGGTCTTCCAAGACATCACCCGAATCACCACCAAAGTCCAAAATAACAGGAATGGATATAGTCAACATATTAGCCAAATTTACAATTCTGACTACATCATTGTATGCGGATATATTATTTTGTTTAAACAACTCTAATATTTCATTTATTTTCGCCTTTCCCGCTTCAGTTGTCATATCAAATGCTTTTGTTCCATTCTCCGTAAACTCACGATACATATCTTGTACCATTGTATAATGAGAATTTTTCATCCAATCCACAAAATACTGATAAGATATTCTATTATTAGTCCATGTGTCTTGAAAAATCCTCTTCATTATAAGTCCTTGTTTTCTTGTTTCCTCGTTTGTACTTTGTGTCATTTTCATTATGACGGACATATAATGATTATACAACTGGTTGTTTAACTCTCTTTTAAATTCAAATGCTTGGGTAGCGGTCATCTTTTCCGACTCTGCTATGTTTTTCGCAACCTCGTCAGAGTAAACCATCATTTGAGTTAATTGTGATGTAAAATCATCCTCGTTAAAATTACCCCCCATGAAAGTGATTTTCCCAAATTGCAAATTTAATTGCTCCACAATGTCGGATGCGGTTGTTGAAACCTCATCTTTAAACTCATTGATTGCATCATGGAAAATAGCCTTATCTGCAGCATCAGCCATCCCTTGTTTGAGTTTTTCTTGAAAGTCTTTAAGTGCGTCCATATAGTCTTGTAGGTCACTTTTTAAACCCTCACCAAAAGACCCCCACAACCATGTGTCTTGATTCACGGTTATAGCCATGTCATTCAATTCTTGTAAAGCACCGATAGCCTCTTGTATTGAATGAGTTAATTGCAAACCTTTGCCAACACGTTCCGATATGTTGTCTATTTGCATTAATCTGTCAATATATATTTGAGATGTTGATGTAGACTGTTCTATTTGAGTTTTTATTTCGCCCCACGCATTTCTTGCTTTTGTCAAGTCAATATCGTTGTAACCTATTAATTCACCCTTATCATTTCTTTTATAAATTTCATCTTCAAGTTCTCTATAACTTTTCAAAAATTCCACAAGGGAGTTTGATGTTTCTTTGGCATTATTTCTTATTGACTCATTTAATTGTCTATTTTTCTCATCCACTCGATTAGCATGACCTAATAAGTCAAATATTGCCGTTAAAACAATACCAACCCAACCAAGTGCGGAGGTAAATACTGTTTTAATAGAATTTTTAATATTTGTAAATGTTGTCGTTATTTTTTTACCAAAAGTGGCAGTTGACGCAGTTGCCCAATTTAACGTGGTCGCCCATATCGTTATCATTTGGACAAACTTAACACCAATTAAAGCAAGACCAACAGATTTAATTACCCTTTCAATTGATTGCCAATTAGCAAATAATGTTTTT